GAGTATTTTTTTGACTACGGACTAGCCCCTTTGCTTTTACCGCACTTCTCCATTTTTTAGCATAGAGATTAGCACAAGATTTACATTGAGGAATAACAAGCCTATCGACATCTTTCTCAACCTTCAGAAGAGAACTAGGAAAGAAGTGTTCTTCAGAAGACTCTAACAATCTTTTACATTTGCCGCAAGTATAATGTGATCTCATTCTTCAATTCCATCTCAGTAGTGTAAGTGTTGCCATCTGGGGATCACGGAACCACCATGAGCATCCATAGTCAGCGTCCAGTGGATTTTGATTATAGGTTCTGCCCCAGTCTTTGTTATACTCACCAACATGGTGAGCCAACCAACGACCAAAGTCAATCTGAGCATCTACTGAGTAGATGCCATCTACTGAGTAGAGGCCAGTGGCATCTATTACCTGATCTAGCCTCAATGCTCGTAATTGTCTTTGATGTATCTTTGTCATTCTTCAACTCCAAAATGTTGTTTGATCAAATCAGCGTACCAGATTCTAATCCCAGTTTGATGATTCGTTCCTTCATTTTTATTTGCCTTCAGATATTTTAATTAAAACTTCATGTTCGATCTCACGCATTAGATTAAATCTATCTACATATCTCACAGAAGAAGGCAATATGTATGTTTTACCAAAAAGCCGAGTTTCAACATTATGTTTTGCCCAAATTTCATCTAGTTTTTCATTGGACAATACTTTCGTCAACACTTTCTTTGGTACCACTGTCGATACTTTCTGATTCATGACTAAATCTCCTAATAATGCAAGTCTAAAATGGTTCCTCAACAATGGCGGAGTAAACGGAACTTGATTGCGGCAATGATGCTGTCTAGTTGATCGTTGGTGAGATCGCCTTGCATGATAGCTTGATTGATTTCTGAAATAGTGGGCATCCAGCTCTCCTTTTTGTTTACTATGCCCATATTTTAGCAAAATAGGCATTTCTGGTCAACCAAACTAGGTTAGTGCCCACTAACCCGGTCAAAGATGCTTTGTTGTAAAAGAGCCACATCTTCGCGGTCTACGTAAAAATCAGTGCGAGGGTCCCAGTACTCGCCAGCCCGGGGATCATAGTACAAGACCTGTCCGTTGGGGTAGTGGAACGGGCCTTCCAGTCCTGGGCGTGAACCGTAGTTTTGATTGTGCTTGAAAACTGAGTAGGTCATGGTAAACTCCTAACTGTTGAACCCATATTGTAGCAAAATGGGCATTTCTGGTCAACCGCAATAAAACTTTTATATTTTGCGGCAGTGCAATACATAAATATCATTAAAAACACTAATATGGTTTCTACTAAGGAGAATATATGAAAAAAATATTAGAAAAAGTTTGGGAATTTTTAGTTGCGCTTGGCGAAGCTCATTATGCCGCTAAACTGGCTCGCAATGGTCGTGTGGAAGAAGCCAAAAGAGTATATCAAAATGATTGAAATACTAACATGGTGGCCTGTGACTGACGAAGAGTGGGAACAGCTTAACTATCCTGGTAAACGATAGGTTCCAGTAACCAACCCTGACCGGTAATGCCGTGCCTCCATTGATAGAATGGCCGGTCGATGTCTAACTTCCAACTACCGTTGATTCCTAGATAACTCGTTGGTCCCTGCAGACCACGTTCGGTGTCGTACACAGCCAAATGGTTCCAGGCTGGCACCAGCTCAAACCCATCTATACGCACACTGTCAATCTTGATGGCTGTTTCACGCCGTTGATCATATCGCTTGTCGATCAAGCCTATTTCGATTTGCAATGGTTCTCGCAAGGCCACTTCAAACTGATGTTCCACTGACTCAGTGAGCTGTAGGTACTCGATTACATCCTGATTTACACGCACACTGGCACCCGGATAGCCATTGTCTGTGATCACTGACAGTTGTATGATCACTGAAATTGTAGGTTCAGTATCCGGCAGATCGGAAAAGTTCTTCATATTCGGGCAAGTAGTCTAGCACACAGTTACGACGACTGTGTTCCATGGTTTTTAGATAGCTGATCAAATCAGGAAGTCTGTGGCTTTCGTCAGGTTGAGTTTCAAGATATTTCACATAGCTCAAAGCATCTTGCAGTACCTGCGCTGTGGATTGATTGGGGTCTCTGGTGTTGATCACAGGGATCTCTGCCACGGTGTTTTGTTTTTTGATCCAGGTTTGCAATCGATCAATGACAGTTTCACGATGCTCACGTGTCAACACAGTGGGCCGCATGAACGCAGGATCATTGAGAAAGTTACAGCTCTCTACAGCAATACCTTGTTGCATAGCAAACTCATAGATAGTATTAAGATGCAACACAGTGAGTATGGTTGGAGTGATGCGTATCTGCATAAGCCAATCCTGCTGGCGTGCCATATCAATCCAACGCTTCATCATGCGTTCTACCGTGGCAAGATTACTGCCATATCTTGCGTAGTCATTTACCGGGTGTAAACATTCCACACTCATACCAAGATTGACTTCTTTAAACTCGCACAATAACTTTACAATGTCTGAATCCCAGGTAGTGAGATTGGTAGTAAAACCAATACTGACCTGTTGGCATAGATTGTTGTCTACCAGAGCCTGCAATATTTTACGGAACGCAGGTGTGATCAAGGTCTCGCCGCCTATGAAATGTAGATAGGCCAACCTTGGAGTGCGTTCTAAGGTGGTAATAAACATGTCCATGCTGGCAGGATCGTCTACCCAGGCTTCAGGAGGAAGCTCTTTGATAAAACCTATGCGTTTGAACTCCGAAGCTAGACGACTGCTGGAATGCGGTTCACAGAACAAGCAGGCCGAGTTACAGAAGTTACCAAGGTCGATCTGCCAGTCCTGTGGCAGTTGATCTGTGGCGCCATCTCTGTCCTTACTATTTTTAAACTCTTGGAGCCAAGGCGAACTCAGCATGGTTTTGTCAAAATCTTGCACTGTAACTCCTATCTTGAGTAGTTGTCTTTGCCGACCAGACACTTTGCCGTGCTGTTCCATTTGATAACACTCGCTGCAGCCCACTGGCTGTTGGCCATCCAGCATCTGCTGACGTATTGTACTCATGCCATATTGGAACCAGTACACTGTACTGTGCGTGCGTATACTGGGCAGACCCTGTCGATCATGCTTCACGGCCCAGCGACAGTATTCATAGTTGCCTGAGTTGTTGATCCTGGTATGGAACCAAGGACTAGGGCAGAAACTGTCTTTGAGACTCATTACTCTCTATGCTCAATGATGCGGTCAACCAAGCCATACTCCAAGGCTTCCTGTGCAGACATAAAGGTATCTCTATCCATGTCACGTTCAAAGTCTTGATAGGTTTTGCCTGCGGTGTTGTGTCGGACATAGAGTTCAGTCAAGATATGCTTCATCTTAGTGATTTCTTTGTACTGGATTTCAATATCACTTTGCATTCCACGAGCACCGCCCGATGGTTGATGGATCATGTGGCGAGCATAGGGCAGGATCATGCGTTTGCCTGCGGCACCCGCATTGGCTAGAAAACTACCCATGGAGCAGGCCTGACCCATCACAATAGTCTGCACATCGCACTTGATAAACTGCATGGTATCATAGATGGCCATACCTGCTGTGATCACGCCGCCCGGTGAGTTGATGTAAAACGAAATGTCCTTGGCAGGATTTTCTGCTTCCAAAAACAGCATCTGGGCTACGATTAATGAAGCTGAATGTTCGTTGACATCTGTGTCCAGCATGATCACTCGATCTCGTAGCAATCGGCTGTAGATATCGTAACTGCGTTCGCCGCGGCTAGTTTGTTCTAGAACTATGGGCACTAGATTAGGCATTTTTTTCCTTTATGAAGTTGTAGATTTGGTCGGCATAATATGCTTGGCTCAACGGGCCAGGGTGTGTATCAGCCTCCGACACTGAGTCTAGTTTACATGATTGCCAGCTGTTTGTCAAGTTTATCCATTTTGTTTGATCAACTCGATCACAGGACGATTTTACTTTGTTCAGCAGTTGCTCTAACATTTTGTCATCAAACTCATCAACCTGCAGTAAAAACTCTAGAAAGCGATTTTTGGTTTGTAAAGGGATGTTCCAATCAACATACCAAAAATCTTGGTCCCACGGCAACATTCCATTGATGAAATAAATGTTTTCCTGTTGTTGTAATATCTCTATCATATCTATGAGATCAAAAAAGTGTTTCCAATCTTGATTGAGCAAAGTCAAAAGCCGCACAAAGTTTGAAATTTCTTGGGCATCGACGCCTGGTAAAGATTGTGCCAAATAAGTGTTGTTGTGGGAAAGAACTATTTTGGGATTGACAGGCGATGGCGACACTGTGATACGGTTTAAAGCTGTCCATTGCACCAGTTTTATATCTGCTGATGTGGTTCTAGCCTTTAATATTGATAGAAAAATATCATGATTACTGTCGGCTGTTTGTGCAAGATTAATTAGGTTTACCCCAAGTTTATGAGCAAGCATTTGCGACCATGTTTGCATTGGATTTCTAAATCCCCATCCTGAACTGAACGAACATCCTGTAACCAATAGAGTCATATGTTATAAGTATCCAGGATAAGTATAGCATACACAGAAAAGCATTGCAATGAGAGACCTACTAAATCTAGTCGATGAGTTTTCAGAAGCACGTGGACTCAGCGCCAGAAAACCTGGCGAAATCTATGCCCGTGTTGGCAGTGATGCCGAAGATGACCAAATAACCTTTCAAGCTCTGGATTTTTATCCAGATCGCGGATCCTACGAGTCCATGGATCAAATGATGGATGTGTTGGATCAACTAGAGACCCAAGCAGGCATAAAGTTTGAGCCTATAAATCAACCCAGCAACCGCACCAAAGCCTTTGGTGTGGCTGCCTTTGATACCGCAGTGGGTCGCAGATATCTAGTAAAGTTTGCCGCAGACATCAAGCCTGTGCGTACTCAAAACACTTTTTTCCAGACCAAAGACATTCCGGGTGGGTTCAGCCAAACTGATGTTCGCGGTTCAAAGGAAAAAGTTGGATACAAGCCCAGTGACGTGCTTGAAGATTTCAAAAGCCAGACACCTGCTTCAATTTTGGCTCAGATAGCCAAACGTTTCAGTGAAGACAGCGATGAGTACAATGCTGCTGTGATCATTGCCAATGCCAAACAGTTTCCTGTGTTGGTACCCGCAGGCAACATGAACTTCAAGGGCTTTCGTGACTACTTCTGTGAAATGCTACAGCCCTGTGTGCTGATCAATGGTGCACCGGTGAGTGGCAATGCGGCCAAGGCTGTCCAAGTGTTCATGGGCCAAAATGGATTCTCGGACTGTGTGGTCAGCTTCAACACCAATGTATCAGGCACGTTGTATGATTCGCTATTGGTCAATCCTAAAGGCAAGCAGATCAAACTGTCTAGCAAGGGTGCCAAAGGCGCCATGGCTTCAGTGATCAATCTGTTGAAATCCGCACGTGAACTGGAAGAAGCTGGTTTAGGCAACATCGTGGAACCTTACCAACAAATCATCGACGTACTAAAAATCATCGACAATGGCGATCACAACTCGGGTCCATTAAACTTGGCCATACAACAAGAAATGATCACGCCCGAAGAAGCACAGCAAGTGATGTTGCTGAAATCAGCGGCTGGGAAAAAAGGGTTTGATATCGATCAGACCAATCTCACAGACAACTTAAAAGCCATATACAAAGAACGCACAGCAGAAGATCCCAGCAAAGTAGTGCCACTGAACCACATGGTAGCTTCTATCGCTTACAAAGTCTGCAACAAGATCAACACCAGCACCAACTTCTCCGAAGCGGCTGCTGACATCCTCAACAACTCGGCCTTTGTACAGATGTACACTGATGCCGCACAAAAAGGAGATCAGTTTGTGATCAAAGGTTTTACCACTGTGTGGCCTTCAAAACTGTTTACTGATGTAACGCTGGAGGCAAAAAAAAGCTATAGTTCGACCACCAGCTCGGGCGGCAAGTTGGTATTCAACATCAACAAAGAACCCAAGGCTGTACCCAACACAGAACAAAGTTCTACCACAGATGCTCCGGGTCCAAGTCGTGCCGGGGAACTGGTTGATTATATTCCGCCGCGCAGTGATCTCAAGGCTGCAGATACAGCAAAGGCCGGCAATGATGCGGCCCTGGGTCGCAGACGTAGGAAAAGTTTTTAACGACTGATGTTGGCAATGTGATTGCAGATGCCCAGTTCCAGTGCTTCTTGGGCAGATAACCAAACATCATTGGGTGGTAACAGTTTGGTTTTTATAGTTTCTTCATATAGTCCAGTGGTTTCTCGATAATGATTGATCATGCGCTGTTGGGTCAGGCCAAACTCTTTGGTTATAGCAAACAGTTCGTGATGCTTGCCATCTGACCCCCACGAATACTGATGACTCAAGATTGAAGTATTGGGAGTCAGCACTCGCCGGCCTTGTGTGCCTGCTAAGAAAATCAACAAGCCACAGCTGGCTATCTGTCCCAAGCCCACTGTTTTGATAGGAATGTTACTGCTCTTCATGACATCTATTAGCGCAAAGGCTTCTTCTATATTTCCGCCACGCGAACAAATCATCAAGATCAGCTCTTTCTTTTTCTTCTGTTTGACGATGTAGTTTTCATGCAAGATCCACTCAATGATGGGCAACATGTTATTTTCATCGACGTCGCCCATAAAAGTATAGATACCACTCTTTTTGAGGTCGTCACCGGGAGAATATGTAATATCGTCTTTGTCTTGGATCATTGATGTCATAGTCTAGAAAAAGTGCTGTTGAATAAAGTATATATATTATAACATAAGTTTTGAACAGCTCACATACTTATGAGCAAATCCAAAATCGGCTCAGTTAATTCGGGCATTGAGTATGGCGCACAACCTCCATTTTTACTGTGTCCAGCACCGGTGTTGTAGGGGTTAGATTAAAGGACACACGAGCATCCAATGTCAAATATCCATTGATCTGTAACCCATCGTTGGTTGGCTGTAGTAATCGCTCGTTAGGCACATACCCGCTCATCACATTGTCCAGCTCGCTCCAGCGTTGGCATCCGCGCCAGACCCTGCGTCCTTGCCGATCATCAATGGTGATCAGCACAGCAGGACGACTTTCAATTAGATTCTGGTATATCAAGGTCAGGGTGATTGAATCATCAAAAGCTGCTGTACGACTCCATCCGTGTGTGCCCGGGCGAGCTTTGATTGTGACATAGCCTTGGTAGGAACACCGACGGGCATTGAGTCCAATACAGTCTCCTGCATTGGCATTCTGACTTACGGTAGCCAGGGCTTCGCGCAGATTTTCTAGATACGCATGTCTCCATTTCAACCGGAAACTGAGCTCTAGTTGTTGTTGCCGCTGATCGTTGTAGTAGACTCTGCTGGGCCCTTGCTCGATTTCAAAAACTCTGCGTGGGAAATCAGCCAAGACCATTTGTAACAATCGATCTCCTTGCTGTCGACTGTGTGTCAAAGTTTCGGCTTGCGCCTGTAATCGTTCTCCGTCAATATGCCCCGGAGTTCGATGATCTCCCAACAATCCATCCGAGAGTCGGCTACGTTTGACATACACATCCATGGTCATGACCACAAAACCGTTTTCTTGGGAGATATTTTTTACTTCGTAACGATCCACAAAGCCAGCCGCATACTGCACCACTTCACTGCGTTGCAGCCGTTGTCCTGATACTTCTCGCTCTGAGTTTACAACGGATCCCACTGCCTGATCCACTGCGCCACGAAGAGCTTGAGTTTTGGCTTCTTCGGTGGTTTGCCCATAGCCTTTGACTGTGACAAAGTAGTAGCGTTCGCTGTCTTTGAGAAACCAAGGAACCACTGTGAGAATCACACTGACCGGGTGCGGTTTCAACACCGACGCTGTGTAGGCCGATTGGGCTGTTGCATTGGCCGAGAACAGCAAGGCCAATGCCCATATCCACAGACGCATCACTGCATCATTTCACGCATGATCACGCGGCGCTGGGTGTTGTCTTTGCGATCCCAGCGAACGATGACCTGCACGTTGCGGCCATCATTGATCACTTTGCCTTGTTTGATCACAACACCACCCAAGATACCCGACCGTTGGATGCTCACAGTGGCACGGATGTTGGATGCAATATTGAGCGCATCGTTGCGTACCGCAGTGTTCTCCTGGCGATTGACTTCTCCTTCTTGGGCGGTTTCTGTGTCCGAAGTTTCAAAATCAGCATCACCTTTGCGATTGGTAGCAAAATTGTTGGTCTTGTTGTCTCTGGCTTTTTCCACGTTGCGAGCGATAGTATCTACCACTCGCTTGCTGGTGATATTCTCTGGATGCAAGAATGAACTCATTCGATCTTTGGCTAAAACATAGGCAGTTTCATAGGCCTGTTGCAAGGTATTTTGGCTGTTGCCCCACACCGCTGCATAGCCCACAGCTTCTACGGCCTGCAAGTCGCCTGTGAATGAATAAATCACTCGTACACCTTCGCGCTTGAAATCTGAAGCCGCACGTTGTTCAGAGATTGCTTGTTGTGTGCCCAGAGGTACAGCAGTACCTGAGCCCACGTCTGAGACCTTGGTTGAGCTACAGGCAGTGAGACCCAATGCCATGACCACGGCTAGATAGAGTGCTGTGTTTTTCATTTGTTTTTAATCCATTCTCCAACTTTAGAAAGATCTTGGCCAGCGCCGGAAACCGCGCCCCCAATCGTGCCACAGCCTGTCATACAGGTTACCAGTAATAGTACAACCAAGTGTTTCATAGTAACTCCTAAAAGATTGGTCATAAAAAAATCCTACTATGTGTGTATTATTACACAAGTAGGATTTTCTGGTCTAGCTACAGTTTAACCGTTTTTTAACCGATTTAATTGGTTTTGGTCTGTGCTGTGTATGCTTTCATGATGCCTTCACCAAACTTGGTGTAGTCAAACTTGGCGGCTTCTTGGGCGTGTTTCACAGTTTCTTGGATCACCGTGATACCTGCGTCGATGGTGGCTTTGACAGCTTTTTTAGTGTACTCAGTCTGGTTGTCGATGAACTGGTTCAGTGCGTCAGCGATTTTTTCGTCTGTGACGAAAGTCTTTACGAACTGCTTCTTACCTGTTTGTACTGCGTCGATTGTTGCGTCATATGTAAACATTGTTTTCTCCTTGATTAAGCTGGTTTACTAAACAAGACCCGCCCTATGCGGCATCTTGTGTGTTGCATTATTATATATGATACTTATGTTGCAATGCAACATAAATTATGCCCAGATTAAGGCATTTTGGTTATTTTAACCAAAGTGCTCTTTGTTGTTCAATTTCGCGGCGCCATGCTGTGGGATTGGTAAATCTTGTATCTAAATCCATTAGCGCATCTTCTCTGCGTTGTCGATTGTCATCTGTGGCCATGGCACGATTGAGTTCGGTAGTGTACCAATCAACTACCGCTTTGTCAGTGCCGCGTGGCAACATAACACCCCAATGGTTCTCGTGTACATATCCCGGCAATGCTTCTCGGGCAAGACTAACAGTTTTGATTTTTTCAATACGGTTAGAACCTGTCTGTGCCACAAACTTTACTTTGCCGTCCAAGTATAAACCATAGGCAATGGGAGCAGACAATAGTGCAAAAGGTAAATGTCCGCCAGCAACATCTAATGCGGCTTGGTTTCCGCTTTTGTACGGAACAGAGATTGCTTGATGATCACGAACTCCAATTAAGTTGAACAAATGCTCAGTTGGAATCTTACCGCTGGTTCCGATACCGATTTTAATCTGACGACTGTCTTTGCGGAAGTATTCAACAAACTCCTTCATGTTGTTTACCAGAACGCCAGGATGTGCTATCAAAACAAAAGGTGCTTTGCCGATGCTGATGACCGGTGTATAATCGTCCAGACTATAGCGCATGGCCTGTTTATTGTAGAGTTCGCTGATGATAAATGTAGCGTCTATAGAGATTACTTGTATGTGATGTCCATCATTGGGCATCTTAACAAACTCGTTGCTACCAAGTACAGTTTCAACTCCAGGGATGTGTTGGTTAATAAACTTTGCACGACCTTCGCGTTCTATCAAAGAAGCAGGAATACTAAAAGCACGTTCATTGCCCGACCCAGGGCCAATACCGTAGACTACTGTGATGGGTTTTGTAGGTTGCCACTGCGCCAGTGCAAGGACTGGCAACAGTGACAATATTAGCGTAAAGAAATGTTTTTTCATGGTCACCTATAACTAAAAATATTAGTTATAAGCGTTTTCCATGAGCTGGCGACTTTCTTCAAGCATGCCTGTTTTGCTACATGTGATAGCAAAAAGATCGCGACGCATTTCGTTAATGATAGAAACCACACGTTGTTGATTCTGTTCATCACGGCAGAGCTTTTCCAACTTCAAACGACCAATGTCGCTGTGGAACTTTTCGTCTTTGGCAATTTTAGCGTAAGTGCTGGCAATAAATGGATCTTCAATACATTGACTCATCATTGCCCAGTTACGTGCGGCACGGCCTTCGGCAACAAACTGATACAATGCCAACATTAGCTCATCTTCTTGAGCTTCGTATTTGGCAATAAGACTTGCACCTTTTTGATGCAGTTTGTCTTTGTGTGTAGCAATAGCGGCTTCCATGTCAATCTTGTGACCCAACAAATGCTCAACTACGTCACGCACCATGCGGAAGTGTTTGGCTTCGTCTAAGGCCTGCTTGGCCAGCATTTGAACTTCGTCTGGGTCAGCATCTTCGGGCATGTTGGCCACTTTGTTGCTGATTTCAACCATGTTCATACGCTCATTGACCATGCGACCAATAAAGTTATCCACCAACTCTTCTTGGCTTGGATTGCTGTCATAGTATGCTTTGATTTGTAGTTCAGAAGCGCGAAAAAGTGCTTCATTGTCTTGTCCAAGTTTATGGACAAATTCTCTTGCTGATAGCATTGTGTCTGTTTCCTCTAATCAAGTTAGTTTCAACAGATGTTGAACCCTTCAACACCTGTAGTGTTGATAAGATTATTAACTTCTCCCATCAGACGCTTTTATTTAGTAAAAAAATATCCAAAGTTAAATACAGCATGTTTTATCACTCTGGATACCCAAAATCCTGGAATACCCCTATACGACTCTATGCTATCTACGAGCACACTCACGACTGTTTTTTATATGTTCATTACGATAAGAACTTGGTTAAAAAAGTCAAAAGTTTGTTGTCTAGCAAAACAATGACCTGGTTGTATGAACTGCGACTACCGGCAGATCAGTCGTTGACCCAAACCATAACCAATGCCAACGCCACGGACTATACTCTGCAGTCTGACGCCGTTAGGCCTGATCCTGTGTTCTATTTACACACGAGCACCAGGATGGCAGCCACAATCAACTGCACAGTAAATATTCTTGGGGAAATATCTGGCCTAGAATACATGCCAAAGCTACATGATCCAGCACTGCAAACTCTACAGGAATGGACTCAGTTTGTTGCATGGGTAATCAATGAAATACAAAACGATGAAATCTTTGATGATGAATTGATCACGCGAGCACTAATAGCAGACATCAACAACAATAAATCGCAGATGTTAGACAATAACATGTATATGATTGCCAGTAAAATCTATAAAGTTCTTCTATTAGAACAAGACATCAAAGAAACCTGCTGTAAAATTGGGCAGATTGCATTGCAAGCTCAGAACGCAAATAGTGTTGACGTAGGTCTTAGACCCTACAAAAACATAGCCAAACTCCGACATGATTCTGCGCCGTGAATCTGTCCCTAATCCACTACCGTCATTTGGTTTCGGATCAGCTGAAGTCGTCCTGGCCCACTGCTCAACATGCCACAGATGTATGCATGGTCTCGGGCATGGAGATCACTGCCAAGCGTAACTGGCTATTGCCTATGAGAGGCATCAACAACTTACCGTTTGAACCGTCATTGGTTCTTGATAGAATACAAAATCACATACCAATTTCAGACTGCGAGCCTGACTACAGTACAACCTGGGCTAATGTCACGGATTCTTTGGCACCTGAACTCATTGCGCGTGCCAAGGCCAACAACAAAAAAATCATGTTGTCCTGGTCCGGTGGTGTGGATTCCACTGTTATTTTGATTGCCTTGTTGAAACATCTGTCTCACAGCGATCAAGATCTACTGACCATTGCCCTCACAAGATCTTCAATATTTGAAGCCAGTCAGATATATTTCAAATATGTGCATGGACAGTTTGCCATTGTGGACTTTGATCACTTTGTTGACAACTGCTCTCTAGACCAATATCAAAAATATATCCACGTCAACGGTGACCCTGCTGATCAACTGTGTATAGCTATAAACAGCACCAGTACGGCATTTTTGGAAGATACCAGCTGGGGTCGACGATCTTTCAGAGATATTGGCCAGCTAGAAACTCTGCTGACTGACACATTCAATCAAGACATTGCCAAATGGCTGGCACCCAAGTTGATTGAAAACATTGAATCAACCACAGCTCCTATTGAATCCTGTTATCAAGCTGTTTGGTGGATATCATTTAACTATTTGTTCAGCGGTAGTGCCTGCGCTACTTGGTGCCATACTTGGTGGCTCAAAGGCTTGCTGTTTGACCAATGGCTAGACCACCAGTTTTTTTGGTTTTGTGATTTGCGCTATCAACGCTGGGCCCTGGCCAACTGCGGTAGATATGATGTGCTGTTTGGGCCTAATATCAATCACTGGAAGTGGATGAGTAAACAATACATCGTAGACTACACCAAAGATCAGTTTTGGTTGAGATATAAAACAAAGATGTCGTCCAACAATAGACGTACACAACGATCCAACCCACCTTGGGTAGCATTGCATGGAAATCGTTTGCTGACATTGGAGCAAAATATTGACGAACTGAGTGAACTGTTGCCACAGTGCCTGCGTCAATCGTGACTATCTATTGACTTCTAGTGCAGATTTCCCTAGTTGTACACTGAGTGGTAGACTGGGATCTATCATGGTCATTATGACGTGATTTAACCAAGGTGGAGGCGATGCAAAAAACCCACGCCATTGTTCCGCTAACCAGATTATCACAGACACTGCCACGGTGATTGTAAGCATCCATAAAAAATGTTTTTTTGTCAGTTTCATTGCTTCCTATTTAGGCTGAGGTTTTGTCAGGCAGTGTAAATAACTAACACAACATATAGGAGAGTGTAATGTTAATGTTTCTAAAAAAGTTTTTTGGTGAAAGACCCACTGTATCGCCTTGCCCTGAAGCACCATACAAAATAGAAAATCCAGTGGTCATACCCGAAACCACTGTAGCTGCGGTACCTTTGACCACACAGCATGTGCAATCACCATCTGAAGAAGCCAAAGCTGCGGTCAAGAAAAAGCCAGCCGCTCGTAAGCCTGCTGGCAAAAAGAAACCCACTGCGCGAGCTAGAACTAAAAAATCATCCTAATCAATCCAATACTGTCAATGGTTGTTAGCAGGATATAGTTAGCCAACATGCCAAATGATTTCCTAGTGTAACTAGCCCAAGCATACATAGCACAACCACTAATCCAAATGGGATAAAGCACAAGCAAAGGAGGGTTGGGTACAGTGACTGCCATTGTAATAGCACAGCCAATGCTAATAGCCCAAGCCAACAACTCAACAACAAAACGAAAAGGATTAGAATGCCAATCATCTTGTATCCATTCTAGTGTGGGTCGAAATATATCAATCATAAAATCTCGATGGAGTTGACAAAACCATCGCGAGCAAGATTTTTGCCCTTGGCTTCGCACTGTATGTCAAACTGCGCACCAAAACTGCCCGCCCACTCGTTTACAGCTTGATTCCAATAGAAGTCTGAGTGGGCACGGAGTTGCTGTTTCTTATGACCTCGTGCAAGAAGTCCAGCAAGATCTGGGCGAACTCGGGTATCATGACCAACAAGAATATCTTCGCGACTAACACTGTAATGCATAGCAGGGCGACAACCACGCCAAGACTCAACCACACGCTGAACACGACTGTCTGTTGGGGAGATGTATTCTCCTGTTTTGACCCAATGATGATGAATGTCCAGCACAAGAGCCACGTTATCAGCCACAAGCAGAGTAAGGTCTAAGCCATTTGATATCTCGTCGTTTTCAATAGTTATGAGGTTGCGAGCCTCGGGCGATAGTTTGCCAAGACTGCGTAGGAACTTTTCAGGACCGCCTTTGCCTGACAAGTGTACATTGATCTTAAAACCATGATCATGCCATGAGCTGCCATAACCCATCCAACGAGCCATGTCCGCATGATATTCAAACTCCAAAATAGAGCGTTCCACAATGCCATCATTTTCAGAAGCCAGTACACAAAACTGCCCTGGATGGAAACTCAGTCGTACGCCCAGCTCTCTAGCACAAGCTCCCACAGGAGCAAAGATTTTTTCAAGATGTCGCTGGATGTCGGCCTGTTGCCACCAATCGATCCAGTTGGGTTCTGTATAGCCCTGTAGCATTTCTGAACCCAAGCGTACCATGCGGAGATGTTCGGGCAAAGCACCCACTCGTTCAACCATCATCAATGCGGCACGAGCATTGTGATTCATGATATCCCATTGACGCTGTTCAGCCTGATCTTTGTGCTCGCGGAGCCAGCGCATAGTAGTTGATCGGCCGTTGATATCACGGTCCTTGGCATTGACTTTCATGCCACCAGTTTCACTGGAGTCATTGAGCCATTTGCAACAGAAACCAAAACGAGTGTGTGTAGTCATAGTGTTATTGTACAGCTCTTTTTGTTTTGTTGTCAAGATTTACCTTGTTTGGACTAAATACCTATATCAAAAGGAGTCCAAATATGGCAATTTACAGCAGATCAACCTTTAACTACAGTGCTTCGCAAGCAATCAAAGATCAGATGACAGCTGGTATTGCTCCAATCATACAGCCTTATGTCACTGCTGGAGTTTGTTTAACTGATTTTACTCATACACCAGCACTACCAGATGGCAAATATCCACCAGCCACGGGTGAATATATGGCTCAACGAAGCTGGACAGATCTGGGTCAGGCACAGACTTGTATTGCGGCAGTCAATGCTTGGTTAGATGCCAATCCTGAATGTAAAGCCTACAACTACGGCCCAACAGTGGTACAAGTTTAACAGTTACTTCAACAACTGTATCACGCTGTCAAAACTATCTTTTGTTAGATTTGGCATCGTTATTTTTTTGGTCACAGCATTTGGATGATCTATCAGTATCCACTGTGTGTTTGGGTAAGTGCTTAGAGTGGCACGAAAGGCATTGATATAGTTCAATCGTTTGTGTGTTTCAAATTTGTCAGTGTATTCTTTATCAGACAAATCAAAACCCAATAACAACACCAAATCGTTGTGTTCGGCTACCAAATGCATAGCAATAATTTCTTCTGGCCTGTCTAGTTCACCCGGGAAGTCACCTTCATAAAGATTTACCTTGAGTGGTCTGCCTAATGCGGCATAGTTTTTTTTGGCAGTGTAAAAGTTGCAAACGGAATGAAATGCTCGTTGAATAAGTTCTTGTGCCTTGCCAGCATTGTCACACAATACATTATCGGTATTCCAGGCTCGCCAGGTTTTCCAGCTTCCCCAACTGGGTGCGATATCTTTGAGTTGTTCAGCTGTGGTATGTGTGCTGGCAAACTCTTCACCGATGACCCAACAAACTCTCATTTATTTGGCTCGCAGAGCTTGCCAACGGAAAGCACCAAGACATATCCAGGCAAAAACTCCCTCAGCAGTGGTGTTGACGTTGAACACTATGTCGCCTTTGGTACCGCTGTATCCTGGAGTTTCAGCTGACCAAGATATAGTGTTACGTCCAATGCGGAGTCGTTGCACGGTGGTCAACCCATCGCCATCTATCTCAATATGATTCTGACGATTGGTACCCAGTACCAACTGACCTTTACGACCAGTGCCAACAAAGGCTGTGTTCTTGCTGAGCTTGCCCATGCTTACATTGACTTCTTCATCCCATACACTCAGTGCTGAATCAGGATCTTCTGTGTTGATACCTACTCGTCCGCGAGTGACTGTGACAGTGTCTCGCAAACTCACGTTGCCATCTACTTGCAAACTTTCCAAGGCTCCCACTGACACAAGATTGCTGTGTTTGATGCCCGAACTTAATGCGCCACCAGACACCAATGGCCAACCGTCAACTGAAACGTCTTGCAGATTGATACCACGTCGAATGCTTGTCAGCATGGAGTCAGTGAGCTCTTTGGCAAAATCTTGTTTGATACGATCATAAGTTATGGCACCTACATGGTCACTGAGTTCTTGCCAGCTTTTGTTGTCCACAGCGATCTTTCCTTGCACACCGAAATTTCCTTTGACCAGTAAACTTCCGTTGAGTGTGGTGTTGCGTTCCACCGAAAGATCTTGAGTGACTGTTTCGCCTTCTATCACAACCACTCCGTCCATAACAGTGAGCTGTGTAGTAAGGGCACGATCTGCTATGCCTTGACTGGTGAAATTTTTAACCAGTTCATTTACAAGATGATCTTTGTTTTGTAACACTGCTTGAGCCAGTGCCTGATTGAGATCCACCTCTCGCAGCCTAGATCGTACTCGATCTTCTGTGCGTTGCGCTATCAAATTTTCTATCTTGGTTACCCACGCAGGATCTATGCTGAGAGCATCAATAGTTTGTTCTACAAACTTTTCCACGCCCAGATCCACTGCTTGCCGAATACGAGGTTGATCCACATAGTTGGCTAAATCAGGTACAAATCCATTGGCAAACATTTCACCAACTCGCTGTTCCACTGTGGCTACCAGGTCGGGCAAAGTGCCAATATTGCTGAATCGTGCCGTGATACGGTCTTGAACAAATCCTACGATTTGTTTTTCAAGGTCTTCTATCCAGGCTGTTTGGCTCACTGCCTGTTGCACCTGTTGCGCTACTGCGGTTCGTATTTCTTGTTCTACCAGCTGAGCTAGTTGTTGTGCGTCAAGCATGTTGTCTCCATAGATCCAAAGTAACACAGTGAAATCCTCCGCCTAGTGTGCGGCTGTGACTGAGCTTATGAGGTATAACAGTTATACCGTACCTTTCAATCTCTCTTCTCAAAACCGTCTGGTCTTGATCCATGATCACAGTGTTGGGGTCCACTACCAACATATTTAACGCAATCCACTTTGAAGCAAAGGGGTATTGATAAAACCCTTGTTCTTCAACATTATCCACATACAAAACCTCCCAGTTTTTCAATGCTTTGGGCAAGGTATCGGGGGTGACACGAGCCGCATTGACCAGAACCAGGCCTTCACGCAAGGGTGTTATTGTTGAATCAATATGTACTCCTGCATAGAAGTTACAAAGTTCTATGGTAACATTGGGAAACTGATCACACAACCATTCATAGGCTTTACGATTGCCTGATGCGCTTTCCAAATACAACCAGGTGTCTCCTAGTCTGCAGATATTGGCTGCATCTAAAATCATGCCTTCGTTCCTGGGCATGTGTAGATAGCGTTCACAAGCGTAAACTATGTTATAGTACGCAGCCAACTCCATGTCTCTGCAAGGATACAACATGGCTGGATCTACAATGCTAGTTCCTGCTACCAACAGTCGATCTCTTGGGCAATAGTTGTACATACCGCCTAACTTAACAAAGTTTATTTCTGTAGGACGATGTACTTCAACTCCTAAATCAGTGAGTTTGTGAGCCAACTCATCTAGTTCAGCTTCGGCTTGGTCAACAATCCAAGCAGGCACAGGACCAGCAGGTACAGGTGTTTCTTTCCACAGAGTTTTTTTACTTTCCAGCGCAAACACAGGATCTTGTGTAGGCCAGTTGGCATGTTTGGCACTGCCAACTACTATGCTTCGCAGTGGGTCCCACTCGTTATAGGAATGGATCTTCAATAGGTACTCCTGTGATTTGTAGTGTGTATCTGTCGGTCATTCCGTTGTTTGCTGCAAGATGTTTGACATCATTTTGCCAAATGTATACATCACCAGCAATCCATTTTGTCATTGGGTTGCCGTCAACTTCAAGATAGTGTCCACTTTGCCAATCCTCTAACATTACGATAGCCCGATATATTGAATCGTCGTCTGTGATGTTGTAGAGTTTCTTAAATCTTGCATAGGTGTCGGAGTGATTGGGCAAAACTGTTCCTGGAGGCATGCGATACACGGACCAAGAAAAATGCTGCCAGGGAAAGTGAAATCTAAACTGTGCAATCCAAGCTGGTTCGGGATTACGCATGTCATACATGTCGCCTGTGAATTTGGTTTGAGTATAACCTAGTTTTCTCCATAACTCCAAGCTGTCAGGATCATTAAATGGCTCGTTGGTATAGGGCAAGTCTCTATGATTCACCCACCAAGATTCAATCCAGGTCTTACTCCATTTAGTTTTTTCTTGTGTTACCATAATGAATAACGGTGTGATTTCCTGTTAGTCCTAGCTTGCGCCATGGGTCAACGATAACTGACCCTTGTGGAATGTCACAATAGAATGTATCGTCGCGTACATCGCCGGTATAACCATAGGTAATCTGGCGGTTATGTGCCATGAGCAACACGCAGGGTTGGTCAACACGATCTACCACATTGGTTTTGTCATCTGCCAAGGGATCAAGGTACACCACCTTGCGACCCATTTCTTCAATGTAATAACCAATCAGTGTAGAATAACTGCCAATACAGTAAGGAACATCAGGCTTGTAGGCTTTGCCATGAATCACTATAGGCAAGTCCTGCCCAACAATATAACTGTCAGCTTGGTCTACCAGAAACTTGGCAAGGTTTTTGGCCTGTACTTCACGTGCGGCCATGATAGTGTCAAACAAATCATAGCCAATGTCGTATTCTTCTGCCAGCCAACGTAGAGCAATGTTGTCTCTGGGGTGGCAAGCACCTGCGTCACCCATGCCTGCTGTCATGTACTTGGGTCCCATGATGCGCATGGTTGATTGTGCTAGAGCGTCTGTTACAACGTCCACATTGATGTTGCCAATCTTCAATGCAAAGTCCTGGATCATGTTTACCAAACCAACCTTGGCTGAAATGAATGTGTTGTAGAAAATCTTGATAGCTTCGCATTCGTCCCAGGTGCCTGTGACATAGCGAGGATTGTTTTTCATTAACGGACGATACAAGTCAATGAGATCGCGCATTTCACTAGGGTTACCTGTTTCTGTGCCAATCATAACCATTTCTGGATTGGCCATGTCCCATTTCACCGAACCCATGGCGATCAAATAGGGATTGTATAAAAACTGATGTTTAGAATCCAACAACGTGGCAAAATGTCTACGTGTAGTACCTGGTAGCACAGTAGAAATCAATACCACTCGTTTGGGCTCCTTGGCATAGGTGTTGACATAGCCAATGGCTTGTTTTACGGCGTCGTGTCCAAAGTCGCGAGGCTCCATGTGTGAGCTGGGGACTGATCCATCATAGCCTTCGGCATGTGGTGTGGGTACTGCAATAAACAACCAGTCACTGTTGTCTAGTACTTCTTCTACTGTGGTGCAAACTTTCACTGTGTCACTGTATCGTGGATATATATCGTATCCGTAAACCGTGTAGCGTTCTGCAAAGACTTCTGCACAGTCCAAACCCAGTTTACCCAAACCAATAAAACCTATTTTCATTGTATCCTCCATATGTCGGTTCCTACAGATAATTTATATGATTTTATCCACCAGGCTACAGAAAAGCGGTACTGGATGCTACGATTTTACCCTTGGGGTAGTAGGCGTTTGTTGGACTGCGGTGACTATCAGTCCAGTCTAGAACATCTAAAAGGTCCCAACGGAATACCCAATCCTGTGGTCAATCAACTGTTGTCTGAACTTCTTACTGAACTGCCTTACGAAAGACAAGTACGCATCTTTCAACCCATTTTGTTTTGCCACGACCAGGAACCCCTCAACTATAATTTGTATCAAGACCAAAGTTCTGAAATGACAGAATATTGCAATAGTTCAGCTTGGGATTCATCTTTTCCGCATCCTGATTTTAATTTAAGAAACACCATTGTTTGGAGTTGGCAACGAACTTGGACTTTATTGCACAGCGAACTTAATAGTCCTGAAGTTGAAAAATACGAACGCACTGGAAAATATGCAGGTGCTTATTGGTGGAGCCATGCTATGATTTCGCTTGACTGGTATCGGTATGCCAAACACGATCAAAGTTTACAATACAGTGATATAGACAAACTGTTTTTAATATATGCTCGTGACTTCACAGGTACCAGAACTTATAGAAAAGATTTTTTAAATCAAATCACGGCCATCAAATCTCACTGTCAAATAGGATCAGTTGGTACGCATCATCAAGTAACGTCGGCCAGCAGTGCAGCATATTGCAGTGAAGATTTCAACTGTACTGGTATCAGTGTAGTGCTAGAAACACTGTGTGATGATCCTCGTATCTATTTAACAGAAAAGACCTTGAGACCCATTGCCTGCGGGCACCCATTTATTCTTGCGGCCGGTCCTGGCAGCCTAGCATTGGTTCAAAAATACGGATTTGAAACTTTTAGTCCTTGGGTCAACGAAAGCTACGACACCATTGTTGACAGTCAACAACGCCTGGCTGCTATTGTAGCAGAAATGCAGAGATTGTCCAGTCTCAGTGCAGAACAACAGAAGTGGGTATTAGAATCCTGTCGTGCAGTGGCTGAAAGAAACAAGAAAAGATTTTTCCACTCTGACTTTTTTGATACCATTGTTGATGAACTGGTGGATAATGTCAACTCGGCGTGGCAAAGACATCAGGGCCAGTTAAGCCCTGATTTCTATTGGAAAACTCTACGCTGGAGACGTAGACATAAACCTGATTATTTTACTCCAGATAAAGTTGCTAACCTGCGAATGTTGTTACCGCTGGTTAGACAACTACGGCAATCACTTAAACAAAATCAAAGACATCAACACCGCCTGGACAATAAATCCAGCGCCAATGGTAATGATATTCAATGAATCTTTAAGTATCACTGCACGACCAAACAGTAACAACAGTCCAGACCACATCAATAAAATAATGTCTACACTGGGTGTGCGATCACTGAGTCCAGTGAGTATGGCCAATAGCGTGGGCACTGTGGTGCAGTGGATCAAGATCACTGCCAACCAACCCAGTGTTTCAGCTGATACTGTATGCAGGCTTTCTCGGATCCATTGATTGAAGTTGGTTGTTACCCGATCAATAAAATTAAAAAATCGACTCATTGCTTGGATTCCTTTTTCTTGTAGAATAAATGATTACCAAACTTGGCCACGTATTGCATATTGGGCCAGGCAGGGTTTACATAATCAGCATGAAAATAAAGAGCATCTTTCAAACTGGGCAAACGAAATCCTTCTAACAGCACTTTCTTGGCCACTTCCATGCTTTCATCCCATAGTGCAGGATGCACAGGGCGCACTTTGTGTGTGGATTCGCAGTACCATGAAAACTGGCAAACTACCTTTTCGTAGATGACGTTCTTTTGGTATACCACACCGCAGACGTCTTTGCCAAAACGTCCATCCTCCACGCGGTTCATGGTTACCTGGGCCACACCTACCTTGCCTTCAAAAGGCTGATTGGCGCTTTCCCAGTAAATGTTGCGGGCCAAGCATTCCAACTGTTTGAAACGGTCCGCTGTAGATACGAAGCCTTGACGCCATAAGGCTGCTTCGTTATCAGATGCAAGTGCATTCAGACGCAAATTTGTGACTGTGATCAAGATCGATGCAACGATCATTAGGCCGATCACACGGGGCAGACTTACAAAAAGTTTGACCATGCCAACTTGGTGCGTTTCTGACTTTGATGTTGTCTCTGTCATAACTTCCTCCTTGTTTACAGGTTATTTTTACCGTAGTAATATGTACATCACATACAACCACAGATAACTCGGTATATTTCCAAAAGAGCTATATTTACAAAAAACACTCCAAAAGAAACAAACACAAGCTATATTTTATCCTATTTTGAGATAGAAGTCAAATTATTTTTTGCCAATACTCAATGGCAGCCAGATCAAGGTAAATATTTCAAAGGATCCCCACAGAGAATCAAAGAAGCTAAAATGGACTTTTCAAACTCGTGACCAAGGTTGGTTTTCCAATTGCGGCGGCATGCGCTGGCGGCTACTTCATTTTTCTAACATGGCAGGAGTGATGAGTTGGGTGCAGGGTCTTTTGGGCATAATCACTGCTCTGGTAAGTTGTCTGTTATAATTAAGATTGTCTTTGTCATTGTATTTTGAACCTTACATAGTCAACAATCCGTTGTGCCATATCTTGTTCACAAAACTTGTCCATGCCTTTGAACCCTGGACTTGAATTTGCCTCACAGATTTTGTAACCGTCTCGATCAAATAACAGATCAACTCCGGCAATTTGCAGTCCTAAAACTCTTGCTGTTTCTCTGGCCAAGTAATCAATTTCTTCGTTTATTTCAAATAATTCAGCAGAGCCGCCTTGACTGATGTTGGCACGGAAGTCACCATCAACACCTTTCCGCTTCATAGCAACAACACACTTGCCGCCAATTACCCATACACGAAGATCCGTGCCTGGTTGTGCGTCTACAAACTCTTGAATGATAAGTGTTTTCTTTAGAGCAATGCTTGACAACAATTCCATTAGACCATCGAATATTTTGCGGCTTTCGCATAGATAAACAGTTTTGCCTCTGCTTCCACTTGTGGCTTTTACCACACATGGGAACCCAATTTCTTTTTCAATTAAATCAACATCGACATCACCATTGACCAAAACAGTCTTGGGAATTGATAGTCCTGCTTGTGCTAGTGCTTGACTGGTAGCCAGTTTGTCTGCCACTGTTCCAACACTGGCACTGTCGTTAATTACAGGAACACTCAATCGTTCAAATTGGCGCATCAGTGCCAAAGTGAAATAAGCACTACCCGATCCTGTCCTACTTAGAATTAAATCTGGTAAATCAATACGTTCACCTCTGTAACGTATACTTTTACCACTTCCACGACTGACAATAATATCAAAATATTTTGGTTCAAGAATTTTGGCTTCTATTTCATTACTAGAAAAGCATTCTAACAATCTTTTATTTTCGTAATTTTCTATACCGGATGCATGATGCAATATCCAAACTTTTTTCATTACTCATCCTTTTCTCGAGTCCAAGTTACGATTTCCCAACGGCCATTCCAATGTTCTACAAGTGCTGTCATTGACTCAACCCAGTCGCCGTCGTTCATGTAGACTACACCATCTATTTCTTTGATTTCTGCGTGATGTATGTGCCCGCAGATCACTCCATCGAACCCACGCTTCTTACAGTATGCGGCAAGATTTTTTTCAAACTGGAAAATAAAATCTATAGATTTTTTAACTCTTGTTTTGAGATACTTGCTTAAACTCCAATAACCCAGTCCTAGTCTGTGTCTCAGAGCGTTGAATTTACTGTTTAAGTCTAGCACAAAATCATACATCTTGTCGCCCAAAAAACTCAGCCATGGGGCCAGTCTGGTAATGCCGTCAAAAAGATCTCCATGAGTAACCAGATAATGTTTTCCGTCTAAACCAATGTGCTCAGTCTGATTGAAAACTTCAATCATACCAAAACCTATACCGTATGGAATCAATGGGCGAAGAAACTCATCATGATTGCCTGCTACATACGCAACACGAGTTCCACGCTTGGCATGCCCTAGGATACGTCTAACTACGTTGGTATGACTTTGTTTCCAACGCCACCGGTTTTGTTGAATTTTCCACGCATCGATAATGTCGCCAACAAGATAGAGTGTTTCACAGGTATTATGTTTGAGAAAGTTATTGAGTTGCTCGGCCTTGCAGTCGCGGGTACCTAAGTGTATGTCAGAAATAAAAATAGAGCGATAAGTCTTTTGCACAGCAATATTTAATCTCTTGTAGCATGCAGATTATTACAATATTGTAATAGATTTTTTTTGATCGATTTCTTCCTTAACAGATTCAAATTGTTTTATTGATTTAAGTTGCCCTGGATCCGACTTTTTATCATAAGGAACCGGCATCGTTTGCCATTCTTCTTCGGATACATCTGAAATGACTACCAATTCATATACATGACCATCCGAACTAAAAAGATTTATTGATTCTAAACCAACAAACCCACGGGCGGCCTTTTCTATAGTTTTAGATAGTTCTAAAAGTCCTTTTTTATCTCCGACAATGTAAGCACGACCCTGGGGCTCTTTGTGTGAGTGCAGGTGTACTCTACTCAATATTGATTTCATTTTATATGCTCCATTTCCTCTAATTTCATACGTTTATGTTTGTAAACTGTAACATATTCTGTGTTATTTTTATACCCCAATTTTCCTGTTCCCCATACGATTGGATGATCGTGTAGACTAACAGCATGAGGTAATACCACATCAAGATATCGTCCATTGCCGGTGCCTAATGTTATAAATGTAATATAATCTTTTGATCCGCTTTTGAATACACGATAATTGGCAACTAGCCCGCAGAATTCTACACTACCCGGTTTTCTTATTTCAGAACACACAGGTATAAACCTATTTGACTGCCATTTTCCTGTTTGTTTTAAATCCTGCACTTCATAGCCCTCTATGATAGAAGGTTGTACTGCTCCTGCTAATTTGGCTTCTTGCCAATAAACCCAACGAGCGTAACTGCCCTGACAATGTTTGAGAGCGGCCTGCCAAAACTTAACTGGGTTATGTGCCTTCTGATAGGCCAAAGCCCAAATCAAACGTCCTAGATTGATAGCATGAGCGCGACACAGACCAAAATGACTGAGTTCTTTGAGTGCGGCAAACACATCATCTTTTCTAGGATGGTCGCCCACTAACTGCATGAACTCAAACATTTTCTCTTCATTCTTTTTGGCAAAGGCACGACGCCACATGTCTGCTTCGTATTGATCGCAGCCTAGTATCTCTCCGATTAGATCGATAGCATCGTCTTCAAATACAATAGTATCTTCAAATTTATCTTGGCTCCAATCTTGAAAGAAACTGGCACGGCGGCGACCTTGTGTGGCCACAGGACGGATCAGTGCTGTGCATAGCACACAGTCATTTCTATTCTGCGGACGGATTGCACGGAATAATCTCTTCATAGCAGGCGATTCTGCCTGAGTGACGCCTAAGATATCACCACGACTCAGTAATTCTGCTGTGGCTTCGTCTTCTTCAGGATAATCCATGAGATCTCGTTGTTCTATTTCCCACAACTGACTTAGGCCGCGGTTGGCCAAGATATCTATCTTGAAGTGTTCGAGATCTTCAATTTCATACTTGTCTAGTAAGATCTGATTTTCACCGTTGATAAGACTCTTAGGTACACTACGATCAAATATCAGTATACCGCCGCAGTGTTTTGAAATACAGCGTTTTTTACCTAACAATTTATTTGCCAGTCGTTCAGCATCCGGTACGAAGCCTTTGTCTATAACTTCTTCAAGTTTGAAATTACGTTTAAGTTTTCCTTTAGCTCCTAATCTCTTGGCTGCTTCGCGACGAGCAGATTTTTCTTTATAAGTAACGTAGTTGCTTACTCTAGCACTTTGCCCAGGCCAGTGTTTGAATATACGATTCATCACTGTTTCCTGTTGCCAATGCGGAAAGTCTAAATCAATGTCTGGGAGATCATCACGTTTAGGATTCATAAAACGTGATAAGGGTATGCGTTCTTTGACTGGGTCTACTGTAGATATACCTAGCATCCAACAGATTAAACTACTGCCAGCTGACCCTCTAGTTATGTGTGGTATGTCTTTAGTTAAATTTAATATTTCAACTACTCGTAAGAAATGTTTTGTAAAGCCTAACTTAGCAACAAGTTCCAGTTCTTCTTCTAGTCTAGTTGCATATTCCTTGCCTTCTGGTAAATCTTTAATAAATTTGCCTACAAGAGTTTCTAATTCTTTATATCTTGATTCCATAAATGCCTCATTTGCCTTGGGCATTTATTTATAATTGGAAATATTGAATAAGATGATATTTTGAGCAAATGGAAACCCGCCAGGGGCGGGTTTGTTTCTGTTAGACTATTTTAAGTTGTTTAAATCTGAACCAAAGTCCATTTGTTCATAGTCTGCTCCTTGACTTCAACTACACTATTTAACTAGAGCAGACTAATCTAAAACGGCTGTTTAATCTAGATTAAAAGATGATTATTTGATAGGAAGATTTTTCAGAAATTCAATACACTCATTGAATACAATTTGTGCATCAAGTTCGCCTGCACTCAGCTGGATGTTTTCTAATCTTTGCAAGTCTGTCATGAGTTCTTGAAACTCACGCTCATCAATGTCACCACGGGCCAAGGCATCTCGATAACTCACTGCCAGGCGTACACGATGCCTAAGTTCGCCTTCACTGTTACAAAAGTTATTAACTATGTCTATCATACTCATGATCTAGGTCTCCTGCCACTGACATCCAACATTCTAGTTGTGGCTTCATTTATTATTTTTATTTTTGCCCGGCAGTAAAAATGACTAGGCTGTTTTTCTCGTTGATACGACATTCGAAAATCTTGTGTGACTCCGGCAAGATTTTTTGTCATGTCTGTCAGTGCATTATTACGTGGTATTGATGCACTGTAAATTTGTAACCACTGTGCAGAATGATCTATATCTTTTGCAACTGTGGCTATGTCGGCTCGCGCACAAACAGAATCATCCTGGCTCAGCAGGATGATGTCAGTGATACGAGCTTGTTCGTTGGCATCAAAATAGCTAGGAAATAATGCGCAAGACGATAGTGTGAGTGCAACACTAACTGCTGCGATTGTATTTTTCATAAACGCCTTTCCAATCTGGACCTGGGCCCTGTTCTTTGTACTTAGCTATTCTATTAGAAATTTCTTGGTAGAAACTGTTTACAGTTCCACCCCAGGCATTGTGCAAATGCTCCAAGGCTTGTTCACAAAAATTCCAGTTCTTCTTACGATAGTTTTCCATGAGTTTATTGTGTAAAAGCTGTAGATTTTCTATCTTCCAGATGTCCTCCAATGGAATCTGTTCTTTTTCCAATATACAGTAAGTATCCAATACCGGACCTTGGGGTTCAATCTGTATGCGATCCAACTCCAATACTGTGTACTTTTCTTTCATTTCATTAGCTACTGTGTTGCCAAATATTATGTGCATGTTATATCCTTTTAAATATGTATCATGAAACTTGCATTTGATTTAATTTCAGATCTTCACATCGAAACTTGGGAAGGATCTTTTGATTGGACCGGGCAATCTACCAGCATGATTTGTGTAGTAGCCGGAGACATCGCTAGAGACAGAGACATCGTGATCAAAACTCTTACCCATCTGGGTCAGTGTTATCGAGCTGTGTTTTACATAGATGGCAACGATGAGCATCGTTTTTCTCTGGATGACATGGGCGAAAGTTATCGTAGTCTGGCCAAACAGATAGAACAAATACCCAATGTGACCTATCTACAGGACAATGTGTGCATTGTTGATGGCGTGGCTTTTCTTGGTACCAATGCATGGTGGACCTTTGATCTAGACTCAGAAATAGACTATGACCAAAGCAGACAATGGTTCCGTGAAAGATACCAGATCAATGAACCTGAAGTAAACAATGTTGAAGCCATGGCATTCAATGACTATGCATACCTAGCCAAAAGTGTGGAACGACTGCAAACACACCGTGATGTAAAAAAAATAGTGCTGGTCACCCACACTGTACCATCTCTACAGTTGATCGATCATGATCTAGAGCTTGCTGGTACCTACAGACTCAACTGTACCGGCAACAGCCACATACTCAAAGTTTTCCAAAATGACACCGAACGCAAGATCAGCACATGGTGCTTTGGACACTATCACAACGATGTTGATCATGAGATAGCAGGTGTACGATTTGTGAATAACTGTCGAGGACGTAGAGGTACTGCCTGGAGCAAATCAGTGTATTATCCCAAGCGCATAGAAGTGACCCTTTAGGTCGCGTCAGGCTCGAGTTTGACCTGTAAAGGATATCCGGCGCCACGTGCATCAACTGTAACTTCGATGCCTTTTTGCTCGGCCATTTCATAAGGTAACACTGCTACAACAGCAGAACCTTCTTGGTGGATATCTATGGTGAGTTTTTCAGCAGTTGAGGGACTGTAATCAAAATGCTCCACCAAGCTGTCAATCACAAACTCCATGCTGGTCTGATTATCATTGAGATAAATGACTTTGAACATGGGCGGCTCTTTGATATCTTCTCTGGGTTTTATTTTAGTTTTAGTTTCGGTAGCAGTATATAACATCTCTTTCCCTTGCGTTGTGTGGGGGCGTCGCCCCCACACGTATTTACGATGCTATGCTAGTATTATATCACTTTGCATAACTAATAACAATACGCTTTGGCTTCATTTCTTCGGGCACAATGCGTTGCAGGTGTACACAAAGGATACCGTCTTTCATAACAGCGTCACGAACTTCTACATAGTCTGCCAGTTGAAAAGTACGCACAAACTTGCGGGCACTGATTCCACGGTGTAGATAGTTCAGTTCGCTTTCATCGTTGTTTTTCTCGCCGGTGACAACCAACTGTCCTTCGTGAAAATCCACAGACACTTCGCCTTCGGCAAATCCTGCTACAGCGATCTGGATTTCATAGGTGTCTTCACCGGTTTTCAAGATGTTGTAGGGCGGATAGTTTTGGCTCTGTGCGGCATGGTCAAACTGATCCATGATGCGGTTGAACAAGCGATCAACGCCGATTGTGTTGCGATAGAAAGGTGTGAGATCAAAAGATGTGATTTTAGTCATAGTTTTCTCCTTTTAATAAGCAAGTTGACTAGTGTAGACCCGACCATCGGCATCTACATGCTTATTTATAATAGATTTTTTAGAGGGTGTCAATAACCTTCGTTGCCGATATTGACTATTTTGTAGGGTTCACCTTGCCAGCTCATGCGAAAAAGAGTAAAGTCTCTTTCTCGATTGAGTCCTAAGCGATGTTGATTTTTGATAGTTTTTTGTGTGTATTGTATTTGATACTGTTGGGCCCAGTCAGCTATCTGTTGCTTGACTAGTTCTAAGTCAACAACAGATCTGACATCAAATACAATGTACATTAAAACAATTTAGGCGGCAGTTGTTGACTGCGTAGATATTTTTGCCAGCGTTTTTTGGCTGCTGATGCTTTGAGCTTGCGCTGTGTAGTAGCCTTGACATGGTGTTCGCGTTCTTTGAGCTCAAACAACAGACCCGAGTTTTCTATCTTTTTCTTTAACTTGCGCAGGGCTCGTTCTATGTTGCCGTCATTGACTATCACTGATTTTCCCAAACTATTCATCCTTGTATATTGGTCTAGGATTATTTATTTGGGTCTTGTCAATAACTACGCGATTTATTCCGCGATCGCGATAGCGTTTGATATGATACATGTGCGGCAACAACACCCGTTCCATTTCTGAATGCAAAGCACGGGCACCGGTACCAAAGTCTGCGGATCTCTGTGCAATGGTTTCTAGAGCGCCTTGGTCAAAATCCAAATCAACTTGATCCACTGCAAATAGCTGTTGATACTGGCGTACCAGGCTGTTCTTGGTATCTGTGAGCACATGTATGAGATCATCGGTTGTGAGCTCATCTAAGTTTACCCAACTAGGAAAGCGACCCACAAACTCAGGAATCATACCAAACTTCACAAGATCATCGGGTACCACTTGATCCAGGCCAACGTCTTTGGTCTGCCGCACTTCTGCGTTGAAGCCCATGGAACTGCCATACAGACGTTTTTGCACCAGAGCTTCCAGGCCGACAAAAGCACCACCTGCAATGAACAAGATGTTGCGTGTGTCTATTTCTATCATCTCGCCACCGGGATGTTTGCGGCCACCCTGCGGAGGTACTCTGCACAGGGTGCCTTCTACCATTTTTAACAAGGCTTGTTGCACACCTTCACCGGATACATCTCTGGTAATAGAAGTTGATTCAGATTTGCGGGCAATCTTGTCTATTTCATCCACAAACACTATGCCGCGTTTGCATCTCTCTACGTCACCGCCGGCTGCGGTGAGCAGTCTAGTAATAAGACTTTCTACATCATCGCCTACATAGCCAGCTTCGGTAATGCTGGTAGCATCTGCTATGGCAAAAGGTACGTCAAGATAACGTGCCACTGTCTTGGCCAACAGAGTTTTACCCGACCCTGTAGGACCGAGCATGAGAATATTGGCCTTGTCTATTTCTACGTCTTTGCTGGTGTGTTGTATGCGTTTGTAATGATTGGCGATGGCCACACTGAGCACGGTTTTGGCTCGATCTTGCCCGATAACATATTGATCCAAATAGGCTTTGAGTTCTTGCGGATCAATATCGTTTAGATCTTTTTTGTCAGGAGTGGCTTGTTCGTCGATCAGCAGGCTCTGACATAGATCCACACATTCGTTGCAAATAGCTACTTCGTTGCCAACGATGAGTTTCTTTACTTCGTCTTTGTGTTTGTTACAAAAACTGCATTTTTCATAGAGGTTTTCTGCCATGTTTATCCTAGTTTGCTGTCAGCACGTAGGCGTTGTTCTATTTGTTGTTTTTCGTTGTCGTTGAGGAGATCAGGATCGTATTCGCCGGATCCAATCTTGGCAATAAGGTGGTCAATGTATTCATCATTATATGCAAATGTGTCCGTGGAGTTTTTGTCTATCTCGATCCATTTCTGTCCATTCCATTTGAACAGCTTGGTTGGAAGATAGTCTACTCGTATATATGCATCGCCTTTGACCGGGTCGTTGGGAAACCGAGTGCCAAAGTCAACATCATTGAAATCATCAATGTCATCTGTTCGTGCTTGGATCACATCTTCCCAAGGCAGTTTTTGTATCCTGCCTTGCTCTAGCAGTTGTTCTTGACGATGTATGGTATCGTCAGGATTTTGTTCTTTCCACAATCTACGAGCTATCTTTTCAGGATTGTTTTCGTCAGTGGATTCTTTAGGGTAGGTACTCGCTGTTTCTATTTCTGGCTCTAATGGTCTTTGTTCTGGTTCTGCTTGTGGTGTATCCACCACTGCAACCAAGGGTTGCACATCAGGCTCAGTTCTTGTATCCAATCCCACCAAATTTTTGGCATTAGATTTATCATGATCATCCAGTTGGCCGGCATCGTCACTCTCCTTTGTTGTTTGAGTATGTTTTTCGCGTTCCCACTTCATTGATTCAGTGGCGGCAAGCAACATTATAACGGCCAAAGGATCAAATACCAAGACTAAAACGATTATAACCCAACTTACTGCTTTTTCCAACAGATTGGCGTCAGGATTGTCACCGTAGATCAAAGCTGCGATATATTTTACAGGACCGACCTCAGCTTCTACTTTGCGCAGTTCGCTGGCAACGGGTGCTCGTTCTTCGTTGAGTGCGGCTATTTTTTTCTGTGCTGTGGTAATATCATTTTGCAATATACCACGCTCACGTGCTTGACTGCGTCTTAGTTGTGCGGCTTTGTCTGCACCTTTTTCATCGTTGCTACGACTCATGGTTTGATCCACCGCCTCGTCCATTTGACGCAGAGCTTTGCGGGCGGCTTCTATGTTGTCACGCTCGGTCTTGATTTTTTCATCTATGAGCTGTACTCGGGCGGCTACATCTCCTGTGGGCACTACTTGATCTAAATGCGCCTTGCTCAAGAATCCAAATATACCCATCGAAGTGATCAGCATCAGTACCGCCACCGCAGTGACCAAATACAGTTTCATGCTACGTCTGACCTGTGCCCAGTATTCATGCAACCACACTGTTACAGTGAGCTTGGCGATTTCTAACACGGATCCCATTACAGCAATAGGTACAGCTGCCGCGGCAAAGATGACCATGAGACCCACTATAGAATAAAAAGCAGCGATAGCGCTAAGGCACAGTGCCACTCCCAGCATGATATATGTTAAGAGCATAAATTTATTTACCGGCTCGATGCTTGGCCTCCCCGGCCACCTGCAGACTGTATTTCACTGAAATCCATGTGGCTATGCGTAGGTCTGGCACTTCAAACCATACCTGAACGCTGGGGCGATCGCAATCATACCTTTGACTTTCGGTCAGCTTGCGCTTGACTCTGGGTTGTGTACGCCAGTTCTTACCAAACCAAATTCGGCACTCTTGCATGATACCGTACCACTGCTCTTCTGTAGAGACAGATACGTAGATTCGATGTAGTCTAGCTTCCATAATATATTATACTAGGAGTTAGTCCCAAGTGCGATCCTTTTCGGCAACCCACTCCAAGCCATTATATTCGTCTATTTCTCACTCAATGTTAGCGGGTATTACTTCTACCTTAAGAGAAGCGAATTGACTGTCTGCTTTTTCACCAAGCTCTCGAACTACTTGTACTAGCACTGGGTCGTCTTGGGCAATGTCTTTATCGTCAAATACTTGCTGTTCGTGCAGTTGGTTATGTTTTTGTGGTTCAGTCAAAGACATTGCATTCCATGTTGATGCGTCAAGTTCGCTGAGGCGTTGTTCTTCTGGCACCAGCCAATATATAGATCCAAGACTACTGTATTTTTTATGAGGAACTACCTAGTGCTCTATACCTTTTATTTCAAGATATCGTTCAACACCTTCTTGGCTTAAACCAAAACCGCCATGCTGTTTGTTGATCACAACATAGCGGACGCCTTGGATTTCATTGAGAAACTGTTTTTGATCTACTGTGAGATCAGAGTCTTCAAGAGCTTTTATAAGTTTGCCATGTGTTGGTTTCGTCGTTCCAATGTCGTGAATCCACTATACGCAGATCCACGGTATATCCAAATACATTGATCGTGGCCCAAGGTCCTGCATGATCGGTCTGTCGCCAGTTAAAATCTATTGCAAGCTCGAACCAGTTGAATCGATAATAACTAAACTGTAGTTCTACAAACTTATGTTCGGTCAACTGTTTTGCACCGGCCCAGATATTTCTAAATGGGCTAGCCGGAAATGGATTACGGAGTCGGATACCAAAGTCGATCATTTGTCAGTCCTTACACAAATAAACTTCATGGCCTTGTTAGTGGCTGTGGCCATTTTTACAGCCTAATCACCAGCGGCTTGACATGCTGGTTGATTCTGGAATCCACCAATGCTGGTCATGACCATAGAGTCAGCGTTGCTTAATGCACCAGCATGCACAATAATAATCTGTATCCAGTTCATATTTTTTCTCCTGCTGCCCAACCACGGAATCTCACAAAACGTGGAAACCTTAGGCTGTATGTTCCATCTTGATTTTGGGTTACCGCATCAGCTTCGATTTCAACCAAGCGACCAACAAGGTCATCGCGGGCGAGCCAATACTCATCACGATCGCTATCAGACAAACCGCTACCAACATTAACGCGAATGTCACGTCCATTGTCAACTCCTTCACAGATTAACGCACCCAAACGATCCGAGTTTCGACCGGTGCCTTGTTCGAAACCAACAATATTCAAATCCACAGTGATGGTGGGCTTCCACTTCATCCAGAAACTGCTACGTTTACACTCGTAAGGAGCATCAATATCTTTGATCATGATGCCTTCGTAGCCTTGTGTGACAGCATTTTCAGCAAAGCGCCGCATGATATCATGCCCTTCTGATGTGTCAAGATCAACATCCAGGCCAGGCATCACACGCACACAGTCGCTGGCGTCAATAACGGCCTGGCAATCTTCTAGGATCTGTGTACGCTTGTACTGTTGAGCGTTCCAGAATCCACGCTCAAAGTCTTGCATAGTTATTACGTCAAACACATAATAAGTCATGCCGTCTGTCTTGGCATCGCTCTTGCGGTGTGCTTGGCGCATGAGTTGTTGAAAACTTTCACCCACAATCTCACCATCTAGCACAAACGGGCCCTTGGTTGTGAGACTCATCTTGTTGCGAAATGACTCAATGGCCGCGGCCACTTGCGGAAAGTTGTCAAAGGGCTTGCCATTGCGGCTGTACAAGTTTACGGTGTTTTTACTGACCACTGCCAGTACACGAACACCGTCTAGTTTACATTCGATACGTTTGGTGCCTCGGAGCTTGTTTTGGTGATCGTTGGAATCTGTGGCCAACTGGCAAGTAAACACAGGAATCTTCCATTCCGAGTTGCCCAGAACTTTGTTCAAGGTTTTTTCTGAGATACCACAACGGAGATCTTTGATCAAAACTCGGCGGGCCAGGCTGTTCCACTCCGCAGAGTCAAAACGACTGGCCAGCTCTTCTATCTTGTCCTTTGCCTTGCCGCCAGTGATGCTACGAGTGCGGAGAGCTTCTGTCAGTGCCCAGAACTCTGTCCAAGGATTGTCCTTGCCTGTGAGCCCTGAGGTTTTAGGAACTTTCTTTACACCATAGACGAAATAAGGATTGTAGGCCAGGTAGCAGTTGTATAAAAAACACTGCGCCCCTGCCGAGCCCAATCGAGCCGCTACCAGAGCCTTTTCGATCACTGCTTCTTTGTGTAGCCTAGAGTCTGAGCCTTCGAGATCTTCGATCCAATCTGCCGCCACTTTTAATCCATTGAATTCTTTATTTTGCCAATTGCAAGCCTGTGTCATGCCTGTACCTTTTTATTTAAACCAGATCTACTTGGAAATCAATGTCCATTTTTTGCATCTTGCTGTCATATATGCTGGTACAACTGGCCATGCCCAAGATACCTTTGCGAGCAATACGCTCAAGAGCAGTCCACACAGCCATACGCTGTTCAGTGAAACACATCTTAGTCATGCCTTGCACAGTAGTGTAGAATCCCAAACCGTTAACAATGACTCGGATTTTTTGGCTGTTGTTCAGACCTTGGATGATTTGTTTTTGACGCATGTTTAGCTCCTGCTTTATTACTCTCTATGCTATATTATAGCCGAAATGGACGTTTCTGGTCAACTGTTTTAAGATAGTGTGTACAAACCACAAAAAACTCTGCTATTTGCAGGGTAAATACTTTAGTTTACTTTTTTGTAATTCTAGCACGGAAGTAGTAATCTGGGTTGCCGCCCTCTTCCGAATGCTTTGCATAGTGTTCTGCTTCTTCCAGGGTGGAAAATAAGCAAGTATCGTTGGGGGCAACCCGCTGTCCCCAGCCCCGCTCGTACTCGATTATACTAACTTTTAACAGTCCGGAAAGTTTGACTTCTACCATTTTGAGCTCCTTTTTGACTACTACATACTGTAACTATAGTATAAGCGAAATGGAGTTACTTGTCAACTACGGATTAACAAGGCCTCGGCTTGTTCTTTGGTGTATTGATTTGGCGCCAAGGTGCCTGGCTCTTCGATTGTGGTTGTGTCAAGGGCAGTGTCTTGTTCAAGGCCAGCCGCATTTAATCTTTGTACGTTTCTACCTTCTCTCATGGCCGCGATAATGGCCTGACCGCCTAGACTGTTTGCCACAGCCACACGCTCTAACCACATAGCCGGTCCGCCAAACTCTGTGCGCTTTCCGTATTCAGGCAGTTGCTCAGCAAAACTCATGGCCACGGTATTGTTTGGTAGAATATCTTCTGCTACCAAGTCTATGCGTTGACGGTTGAGGTATTCTCGACCCAACTGATCTTGCCAGGCATTTTCATTGTTATATACTGTTTGCGCCACAGGATAGTTTTGGATGATGTCTACATTGGCCAATGCTGTAAAAGGAATGATACCGTTGATCCAGGCGTCTTCGTAGGCCTCTTCTGCTGTGTCAAATGGACCATATGTGCCGGCAGCAGCCCACCCTGCTGGAATTTCAACTTCCCATTCAGGAGGGTCTGTTTCAGGATAAACTGCTACGTTAACTGGTCCAAAGATACCTTGGCTAAAGGCCTGGATGGTTTCGTAGATACCTTGTACCTGTGTGAACTCATCAAATGCACCAATAGCATCTAGTTCTGCTAACTTTGTTGAATTGTCTTGCAGGTATGATCCACTGTTATAACCGGCGGCAAAACCAATCACATCCGATATCACTAGTTGCCCTAGAGCACCAGTGCCCAGCGGAATATCATAATCTTCATTGTACTGTGCTTTCCAATAATCTAGAACACCTTGTGGCGCATTCTGTGTTTGATTTTGTATCAGTGGTAGACCTTCAAGGTTTTCCAATCCGCTGATTGCCGCGGCTATCAAGTCTGTGCTAGAATTTTGTATACCTTTGATCTGTAGCAAACTGCGAGCTACCGCATCGTTGGCCACAGCCAAATCATCAGGAACGATGCCTTTGAGATTTTGACCAAGATTATTGAGTTCGGGGTTTACTGCACCCGAAGAATCTTCATATATGGCCCTAAAGCCCACTGATGCTGTACGTATGGGAGTGGTCAGTGTGGTATAACTCTTTCCAAACAGTTTGGTTGGATTTAGCAAGTCCTGACCTTGTCTAACACTAGCCTGTGTGTTGTTCAATATAGCCTTGACTTGTGACACTTCTGTTGGATTCAATGTACCCAACTGCCTATATATTTCTTTTTGTATGGTGGGTGGAAGGTTGGTACCTCTTCTGGCTAGACCATTTAAGTCTACTCCCAGTTCTTTGAGAGTGATATTTTGTGTCAAGTCTCCTAATCCGGTGCTGGATTTTTTACCAGTGACCACATTAAAAGCCGACGTTACAAGATTGTAACCAAGTTCTTGGGCAGTTTTTTCATTGACTCGGATCGCTCCCAACTTATCATACATGGGTCCTAGAGTCCCATTATTTTCCATATTGGCCATGAGCTGTCCTGGACTGCCAAGATTTTTGAGATTTTTCCAACTCACTGTATCACCAAGGTTGCCAATATCTTCGCCTACGCCTTCTGTCCAGTTCGACACGCCTGTGACTCCAGCAGTGATGGTGTTTTCCATATTGGTAAATGTTTTTTTAGGGTACTTGTCGCTACGCTCAGCCGCATTGACAAAACTGTTGGTAGTGTCTACATAGCTCTGTGCCGAGTTGAAAATACTTCCCAATACTTTAGCATCACCTTGTAAAACTCCCGATACAAACTCTCCAGGGCCGCCTAAGCTAGTACCAGCCCATTTGATGCCAGTTTGTATGGCAGTGCTATAGGCTTTTTCGGTCACGGTCTCCAAAAACGCGGCTGTTTTGGGTCCGTAGGTTCCTACAGTGCTCAAGAATACTATGTTGTCAGCAGCCACTGGAGCTGTGGCAATCTGATTCCAGGCAGTACGCATAGGTTCGGTAAACTCTAGCACAGCAGTTTTCATCTCACCAAGAGTTTGTGTGAGACTGCTGTACCAGCTTTGGCTAGTTGTAGATAACAGACCTTGTGACGTGGCCTGGGCAGTGCTCATGACCTGGCTAACACCATCAGGAAAAAATGCAGTGACTTCGCCGAGACCGCCCAGGGCCTCAGCACCCCCAATGGGTGCGCCACCCAGGATATCTGCCAAACCGCCGTTGGCAATAAAGCTGGCGCCCGCAGTCATGATGATAGAGGTAAACCCACCTTGGCAGGCCATGTCAGTTTCCTACTATTACGTTCAAGCTACCCAAGACTCTGGGATCGAAACAGGTGTCTAGTGATCCTACATACACTATGGGTTTACCCTCGGCCGTGACAGAACGGCTACCCAATGTTGTCTTTGCTCGACAATGTATTTTCATTACGGGGCAAGGTAGGTGTGGCGAGACAGATGTACCTGTAATGCAGGCTGGACGTCCATTGATCAGTACGCTCCTGGCTCCGGGAGACATAGCAAGTCCTCCCGCTTCGTTTGGATCACCAATTCTAACTGCTGGTGGCATAAGTTTATCCTGTTATGATTTGCTTGGCAGGAGGAGTGACAATGCCTGTGGTGGCTTCGAGATATTTGGCACGTACGTCTTCGCGAGTTTCACCTGTCAATGCAATACTAGCAGTATTTATATGCACATTTTTATTGGGATTTAAGCTCAACAAACAGGGCATCATTTGTAGCCCTTGCGGGCCCAAGACCATGCAGATGGGCTGGGCTACTTCGATGCTGTCTGAAGTTTTTTTGTAGACTTTGGCTGTGATTTCTTCACCGCTGACCAGTTTAAAAGTGTAGATCTGGTTGAGTTGTATATGGTTCATAGGGTTCCTAGGTTTTCAGTAAGGCCATACGAGTACGGATCTCGTCTGTGCTCAGCTTACTTAAACCTTGGAATCCACCTTCTACTAATAATTCACCATTGTGATAGATCTGCGGAACTGTGCGATGTCCTTGGCCAACAATAAAATCTCGTGCGGCTGAGTCTTCGTCGATTTTGATTTCTTCAAACGCAATGTCTTTGCTTTGAAGCAGAGCTTTGGCTTGATCGCAAAATGGGCAGTGTTTTTTTGAATATACTGTTAGCATCCTATTTTCCTTGATGTATTTTTGAAGCTAGAACTATTTTACAAATATGCTCTAGTCGTTCAATGTGTTCAAATGCACGCCACGGAGTGGAATCTATGGCCACGACTCCGTGTTCTTTGATACCTACGATATCGTAAGCAACATTGCCTTCATTATCTAGCTCAAAATGATGATGACATTGATCGGCTAGTTCTTGACTGATGGGCGGAACATCTCCTACATTGTAAGCGACCTTAGTATAGCGACTTAGTTCAGGAAACTTTCGGGCAATAGCCCCTAGTTCAATACCGGCATGCATGGCCGCCACACAATAGGTAGGATGTAGATGAACTACTACCCGCACATCGGTTGAGTGCTGACCCATGGCTCGCTGTAATCCAAAGTGCAAAGGTAACTCGCCGCTAGGTTTTAGGTTAGCACTAATATCAGTGTAATAATCTTCTTGCCAGGTTTTGCTTAAGAACGGAGGCACCGTGCTGAGTTGATCAATAATGCGAATTTTCTTGAACTGGTCAGGTTGCAGTGTTTGTTTACGAACACCACTGGGAGTGATGTAAAAGTAATCACGGTCATGATGACGTATGCTGACATTACCATCGCGACTGGTAATCCAGTTACGACGATATGCCTCTACTAAAGTTTCGCAGATAGTCTCTAGCATTAAAGACTCATGCCCGTAAATGTGTTTAAGTCAACGTCTTGTTTGGTACCACCAATTACGTAAGAGGTGATTTCTGTTTCTTGTGGTGCCACTTGCACATCGCCGCCAGCAATCCACTTCTGAGTCCACGGCAGTGGATTTGATTCGCCCTTATAATGATTAGGCAAACCCAAGGCAGTCATTCGCTTGTGCGCAATCCACTCTATATAGTCGCGGAGCAACTGCTTGTTGAGACCAAGCATAGATCCGTCTTTGAACAAATAGTCAGCCCAGGCTTCTTCTTGCGCCACAGCAGAATCAAACATAGCTACAACTTCAGCTTGTGTTTCCTGGCGTATCTTTACAAAATCGGCATCGTCTTGTGGAAGAATCTTCAACAGACTTTGTGAGAAGCCCAAGTGGACGTTTTCGTCACGTGCAATAAGTTTGATAATCTTGGCATTGCCTTCCATCTTTTTCAGTTCGGCAAAGGCCCAGCTACAAGCAAAGCTCACATAGAAGCGAATGCCTTCTAGCACATTGACCGAGTTAAGGCACAGCCACAGTTTCTTCTTGAGCTCATACTTTGATACTTCAAACTCAACACCATTGCATGTGTGTTTGCCTGCGCCCAACAGTTGATACCATTGGCTGTAACCTATCAAATCGTCATAGTATTTGGAAATATCATTGCCGCAGGCAATGATGTCGTCAATCTCCAGCATCTCGTCAAACACTCTAGCAGGATCTGAATACACATTACGGATGATGTGAGTGTAACTACGACTGTGAATGGTTTCGGAAAAGGCCCAAGTTTCAATCCAAGTCTCTAGTTCTGGCAGAGTAACAATGGGAAGAAATGCCAAGTTTGGTGAACGACCTTGTACTGAGTCCAAAAGAATCTGACGCTTGAGGTTGGCGGTAAAGATGTGTTGTTCAAACGGAGTTAGGTCTTTGAAGTCCTTGGCATCACGCAACACATCAACTTCTTCAGGTCGCCAGAAAAAACCCAACTGCTTGTCAGTGAGCTTGTCAAACTGACGATACTTCAATGTATCATATCGTTGCATGCCCAGGCTACCTTGAGGATCAAGAAAGGCCAGGGCGGTGGTATGGTCACGCTTTTTTAGATTAAGTACGGTCATATTTATTCTCTTTTAAATTTTACAACTATCGCAGTCGGCATCATCTGCGATCATTATGTCAGGTGCTTGGATCAGGATTTCTTGTCGATTAATTCTGTCAACATCTATTTCTCCTGACCCGTCATAGGTATTGAAGTAATAGAGTTGCTTGCCGCCATACTTATAAAACATGATCATATGCTTGAGCATTTCGCTCATTGGAATCTTTTCATCATCAAAGAATTGCGGATTATAGCTGGTGTTTACACTGATACCTTGGTCAATGTATTTCTGTAACATTGCCATGATCTTCAAGTAACCTTCGGGCGACTTCTGATCCCACAGCAGTTCGTATTTGTTTTTCAATCTGCGGTATTCGGGAACCACTTGTTTGAGCACACCGTCCTTGCTTTGTTTCACTGTGACATAGCTACGAGGAGGTTCTACTCCATTGGTCGAGTTTGAAATCTGTGCTGATGTTTCTGCTGGCATCAACGCCATTAGCGTGGAGTTGCGAATACCCGTTGTCTTGAGTTGTTTGCGAAGTTCTGCCCAGTCTACTACATCAACGTGTGGCACCAGCTCGTCAACTTCACGCTTGTAAGTATCCACAGGAAGGATACCGTCACCGTACTTGGTTTCGTTGCTCTTGGGGCAAGCACCAAACTCACGTGCAAGATCTGCTGATGCTTTGATCAAATAGTATGACCAGTACTGTGCCCAACGATCTACCACAGGCAAGGCTGCTGGATCACTGTAGCTCAGATCATTCTTGGCCAGCCAGTAGGCAAAGTTAATGATTCCAACTCCCAACGGACGTCGTGCTTCTGTGGCCAACTGTGCGGCAATGATAGGATAGTTTTGATAACTCAACAGTGCATCAAGTCCGCGCACTGACAGTGTGCAGGCTTTTTCCATGTCTTCAGGATTACGGAACACACCCCAGTTGATTGCACTTAGTGTACACAAGGCAATCTCACCATTCTCATCATGTACATCGTCTAGAGGTTTGGTTGGCAACGTGATCTCACAGCAGAGGTTGCTCATTTTAACAGGCGCCAAGTCTGGTTTGAATGATCCGTGAGTGTTGGCGTGATCAACGTTTTGTAAGTACACACGACCCGTGTCCTTACGTTCTTGCATGAAAGCAGTAAACAGGTCAATGGCTTTGACTTTTTTCTTACGTAGTTTGGTATTGCGCTCAGCTGTTTCATACAGCTCGCGGAATCGATCTACGTCTGAGAAGAAAGCTTCATACATCTCTGGCACGTCATGCGGCGAGAACAAGGTAATGTCGCCGCCCATGAGCAATCGTTCGTACATGACTTTGTTGAACTGCACACCGTAGTCCATGTGACGCACACGATTGTCTTCAGTGCCTTTGTTGTTTTTAAGCACTAGAAGATCTTCAACTTCATAGTGCCAGATTGGGTAATAGAGAGTGGCGGCTCCATTGCGTACACCGCCTTGGCTACACGAGCGGGTAGCTGCCTGAAACATTTTGTAAAAGGGAATAACACCTGTATGGTATGCATCACCATTGCGAATAGGTGATCCTAGCGCACGAATGCGACCGCCGCCAATGCCAATGCCGGCTTTTTGGCTCACATACTTTACAATACTAGACGATGTAGCATTGATCGAATCCAGACTGTCTCCTGTTTCAATCAACACACAGCTTGAGAACTGGCGCATGGGAGTACGCACACCGGCCATCACAGGAGTGGGCAGACTCACTTGATGCTGACTAATGGCATCATAGTATTCGCGAACCCACATCATGCGGCTGTCTTGGGGATAGTGCTGGAACAAGGTGGCTGCGATCAACGCATAGGCCATCTGCGGTGTTTCAAAGATTTCTTTGGTCACTCTATTCTGTACAAGATACTTGCCACGGAACTGTTCCATGGCTGCATAGGTCAACTGCTCGTCGCGATCGTGACGAATGAAACTGTTGATGCGCCGCCATTCATTTGCGTTATATACTGTAAGCAACTCATTGTCATAGAATCCAGCAGCCACATTTTTCTTCACAAGATCAAGGATGTGCCAAGGCTGGAACTGACCATAGACTTGTTTGCGAAGATGATAGCAAATCAATCTGCCAGCCACGTACTGATAGTTAGGAGTTTCTTCCGTAATCAAGTCTGCCGCGCTCTTGATCAGTGTTTCTTGAATGTCTGCTGTTTTGATTCCGTTGTAAAACTGTATGTGTGATTTGATTTCAACTTGACTGGCCGAAACTCCTGTGATACCTTCTGTGGCCCAAAACACCACTTTATGCAGTTTCTCTAAATCCAGTGGCTCCCGTCGTCCGTCTCTTTTTGTTATTTGTATTTGTGTCATCGCTATCTCAGTTAATTTTCTTTACTACCACTTGTGAATCTACGCTCCTCTTTATGCTTACTTGTGTGGATGTCATATTTAACAACTCCCCCGATGCCCAATTCAGGATATATTTTCCCCCGTTCACTAGAACTAAATTGTCCCCGGAATCACCATTGTCGGCTATGTGCATGGCGGTTATGTCAGATCTTCCGGTCATTTGGATAGTATACACTATGCCCAGAGCTTTTGCAAGACTGCAAAAGTGATTGTCAACCAATAACTGCCAAGGATCTGGCCAATCATGCAAATCGTCCCAATGCAAATAATGATTGACCATGGGTGCCTGTTGCCACCAATCATTGATGGCCAACAGTGCTTGATCGATTGGATTATTTTGGTTGGCAGTGCGTAGTTCTCTCCACTGAACCAACCGTTCTTCATAACGGTCAGACCACACAGTTATCCTAGATAGCTGATGGAATATTTTAATGTGCCGCCAGTGGCAATGCCACCCAGTGTGTACTGTACGTTGATATTGCTACCGCTTTGGGTCACACTCAATACCAAGTCTGTGGGATTGTTTTCAGTATAATCATCTGTGTAGCTCAAGGTACCTGCCGAATCATCGCTGTCTTGTGCTACCACTGTTAGTGTGCCAAAACGTATGGTTAAGTTTAAATCGTCTCTAAATCTGTATTGCATAGTAAACGCCTGTGCTTCTGCTGTATTAATAGTCATCACAGTAGTTGGTGCACCAGTAAGATCTAGATAGACCTGGTCGCCTGCGTTTTGAATATAGGTACCAAACTTGTAACGTTCACCTTTGTCTAAGGCAAAAACTTTTTTATTATTAACCTTGATTCTAGGCTCAACAATGTTGAACGCTTCATCTCGCTCAAACATGTCTCCTAGCGACACGTTGTTGTCATTTTGTATGTCAACGATGGGTGCTGTGGGAGTCTGGTTACCGCCCTGGAAGTTTGTGGCCACATCCAAGAAGATGTTATAGCCAGTCATGTTGTTTTCAACAGCACCAATAATGATGCCTTCTTGCGCTATATTATCAAACAGATTATGCAACACACGGAAGCCTACAGGTCCGCCGTTGACGGGTGCACCTGTGCCTAACAATATGCCTTGGTACAGTACATTGAACTTAGAGTTTTGTACGGTCACGCCCTGTATCTGCTGGTCTGCGTTAAATGCATAGGTCATGCCTGTGTAGTGGCAAAAATCAAACGTGATGGTGTTGGTAATATAACTCACAGTGCTGGCAAATCTCACACAGACAATGTTGGCCGTGGTTACATCGCCGGCATTGTTTTCAATGTAACTCTGACTAAAAGGACCTCGAAAGCTAACGTTTTGAAAGGTGATCTGTTCAGCGTCTTCAACCAAGAAAAGATCAACTTCTTCGTTGCTTTGGAAACCCATGTTGTAGATTTCAATGTTCTGTGGAGGTGCGGCACCATTGTTACCAATGTTTACACCTGTTTGCTGTAGACTGTCAGCAGTGCGAGCCGCATAAGATGCCACTGTAGAGTCATCTCTAGCAACAAGGAATATGATAGAACTGTCACCACCTTCGCCATATAGTTTGGCGTAAGGCGGAATGTTAATGGTCTCATTGACAAGATACACACCAGCTGGAAAAAACAAACTACGGCGCACTTGTGGATTGGCTTCGCGACAGAACATCTGGAACAGCGCACGATTGATAGCATCTGTATCGTCGGTTTCTCCGTCTCCAGTGGCACCAAAGTCCTTGACTGATGCCATTTCGTCCAGTACCGACTGTAGGGTACGTTTTACAGGATTGCTGGATGTGGGACCTGTTTGTACAGTGTATCCACCAGCTTCGCCTTTGTAGGTATAGAGTCCGGCGATAGCAAATATGTCAGAATACTGTGTGAGTATTTCAGTGTTGCCAATGGCAGGTGCACCTTCTTGTATGGTGCCGTTACCAATGAAAAGCCGACGCTCGTCAATGACCCAGCCAAACTCTGCACCTGCTAGTTGCGGTAAGTTTTCACTGAGTCCTTTGCGCTGGGTGATACGTGATATCTGAACTATTGCCATTCTTGTCTCCGATCACGTATTTAGCTGGTCAAGTAGTAGAGATCCACACGCTTGTTCCACTCATTTTTCCAGTGCGCAAACTCTTCTTTTTCTATCACAAACTCCTGATATTCGGGGGTTGTATAGGTGTTGTCTTCCAACAGTTTGGGCTGGGCAGCCATCAAAATTACGCCCGTGTCTATGTCTGTGCCATGCATGTGATCATGAGCTTGTGCATAGGCCGCCAGTTGAATGAAGTAATCGCTGATCCATTCACGACGTTTGGGTTTGTTTGTTTGTTTAAAGTCCATGATTGCAGGACGCCCTTTCCAGATACCAACACAGTCTGTGGTCCCTGCGTACAGTCCTGAATAATACAGCGGAACTTCGCTGCCCCAGTATTCGTCAACATTGCACAGTCCCTGGAGTATGACTTCTGCAGCCATGAACCACGACGGGTGTGCAAAAGGATTGCCTGGCAAAGGTTTCATATCATCGCTGAGAATATAACGTTCAAGATAAGCATGCATTCTCGTGCCACGATTGGCGGCTTCTGTGGTAATAGTCTGTGCCTGTTGCTCGCCCACTCGCTTTTTCCAGTTGGCCAAAGCTTCACGTTGTTCTGCGGGCTTGGTTCGGTCTAAAATAGTTGTTACCGAAGGAACTTTTGAGCCATCGGGTAGACAATAGTGTCGTTTGCCTTCTAGTGTAGTGCGATCCAACGGTGCATAGTTGTAGCATTGTGTTATCATTAAACTCGGAAACTTTCTCCGCAACCACAGCGATCACGTTCATTGGGGTTAACAAAATCAAATCCTTCATTGAGTCCTTTACGGACCCAATCCATGATCATACCTTCAAGGTAAGGACGATGTTTGGGATCTACATAAATGCGCACACCATTGACATCATAGTGCGCTATACAGTGTTCTCGGCCCTGCTCTGTATCCACATATTCCAAAGTGTAGGCTAGCCCCGAACAACCTGTGGTTTTTACTCCAATCTTGATACCTAGACCGCGCCCACGACGTGCAATGTTTTCCTTGACTTTGCAGGCAGCTAGTTCAGTTATATTAATCATTGTTTGAAATATTTTCCAATCAAACTAGCGTAGATATCGCGATTGTAATCTGCAATAGCATTGATTTGAGTCAGCATCTTTTGTTTCTGCTCATAGTCCAAAGATGCTATACGACGTATTTCGTCTTTGATCATGTCAAAACGTTTTTCTGGGTTTGACTCTTTATCGTAGTCTTCGTTGATCCATGGATCAAAAGTCTTGAACCCTAGGCCTCTCAAATCAACTAACTGCCCCTGAGTGCCTAACAGAATAAAAGGTTTACCTGATACCAAACACTTGGCAGTTTTTTCTGTCCACCAACCACATTCATATACATTGGTTTCTATTACAACTTCTATATGATACAATGGAAAAACATTGTGATAATCTGGCAAGCAGTTGAATCCATCTACTCGCCCATTGTATCCACCTTCGATGGTAGCATTTTTCTCTTGTCTTGATCGCAACCAATCAAGTTCTTTAACAAACCATTTCTTTACGGATTCAAATTCGTATTCTGCCCATTCAATCTTGGGTTGGAACGCCACAACACTGTGTTGTGCTATCTCTGTTTCCAAAAAATACGCCATCAAAAATCTATGAGGAGTAAATCTTCCAAAAAAGCCCCCAAACATCCTGGCGTTGGGATCTCGAATGCATTTGTCAACCTTAATGTCTCTGAGCGCCTGTGTTAAACTTGTGCTAGGTCTCGTTATCACCGTAGCCCAGGGAGTTTCAAACAGTGGAACATGATCGTAGGTATCCAACACAAGTCTGTGTTTGGGCAGTGACATCGTAGTAGCTACATGTTCTAACACACGATCAAATGCTACCATCCTAAAAGGTTCTGTTTCGTGAGACAAGAATCTCACGGTGCGGGTACTGATAGTGTCGCTGAGCTGATAGAGAGTCCTATACAGTTCTGGTAAATGATGCACATATCCGTCATGTTTGATATAATCGGTTAGACGTACAATCACTTCATTGTCTGTGACGTTTACACAATCCATTTAGGCCTGATGTTTTTTACGATAATCGTCTACTGCGGCCTTGATAGCATCCTCGGCCAGGATTGAACAATGTATCTTTACTGGTGGAAGTGCTAGTTCTTCTGCAATGGCTGAGTTTTTGATTGAACTGGCTTGGTCGAGAGTTTTACCTTTGACCCACTCTGTGACCAGACTTGAGCTTGCGATAGCCGATCCGCAGCCATACGTTTTAAATTTCGCATCTGTAATAATACCTGTAGCATCATCTACCTTTATCTGTAGTTTCATTACATCCCCGCAAGCAGGTGCTCCAACCATACCAGTACCAACGGTAGGATCAGACTTATCAAGACTACCAACATTACGGGGGTTTTCATAGTGATCTACGACCATATTGCTGTACGCCATAAGAACCTCCTTTTGTTATTATACTAGATTATTTACTTTAGGTCAATGGCACGTTTGGCCATTTGGTTCACGGTTTTACGGGCTTGATCCACACTCATTTTTTGATTGCTGGCATCTGGAGTTTTAGAACCTTTCCAAATAATCTCGCCGTTTTGAATAGAGTCAATGACATTGTTGAGCGGTGGTTGTACTGCCAAGGTTTCCAGGCGTTCGGCTGTCATGTTGATACCATTCTCGTGAGCAAGACTGATAAATGCATCCACATTCATGGGTTTGATTGCGTCTGTATCTTGAGCCCGCTTGAGTAAAAAATGGCCTATGGCGGCCAGTTTTGTTGAGTCTGGATCCCGGAACTCTCGGATCAACATATTATCTACGCTCTCGGCCCAGGGCCTTGGCAGGGATTTCTTCGCTGTCTTCTGGTGGAAGATTAGCATCAAGATCTAAATCTGCACTCATGTCTACTTCGCCAGTGTCAGCACCGGATACATTGCCTCCTGGAAGGGTAGGTGCGTCGGCATCAGCATCTTGTCCTGGCACCACTGGGGCTTGGCCTGTAAGTACACCTTGTGCGGTTTCCAGCTGGGTTTTGGAACCCTGAAGTCCCTGGATGAGACCTTGTAGTGCGGTTGTGACGTCATTGTTAAACTGTTGTGCTTGATCCATGCCAACATCGTTGCGGATAGAATCTACAAGAGCAGGAAGATCTTTGAACTGCATGGCCGAAACTTGTTCGATCATTTTCTGGATCTGATCAACCATGTCTTGAGCGGCCAGAACAACTTGTGCTTGTTGTAACTCGCTGGCTTCGCGCAGTCTGCGTCCACGATGTTTTTTGCTTTCTGCGGCAGTGGCTTTTTTCAACATCTGCTGCAGACGTGACGCTGTAGCTGGATCGCTCATGGCTTTTTGTAACCCACCTAGTTGTGTGCCGAGTGCGGTACGTTGTCTAGGATCTAGTATTTTGCCTGCCACTGCTGTATCAATGGCTTTGCCAAGTAAATTGGCCTGAGCACCTTGTCCTGTGGCAGCGGCAACTTTTCTAACTCCAGCGGCTGCGGCTGCGGCTTGCTTGGGGTCTTGTTGCGCCATGGCCATGCCTGGTGCGGCGCCTGGTTGTGATTCTTTTACGCGGCTTTCAAGAGCACGTTCCATTACCACTAGTTTGAGATAAGCTGGATTGCGCTCACTGCGATGAAACTCAGAAGTTTCGCGATATTCGCGTATCAATCCCCGTACACGTTTGAGCATGGTCTGTGCCTGACCAGGTGTCATAGTATCAATGGCCAAATTCTGACCAAAGTGGCTTTCAAAGACTTCCAGGCTTTGTTGTGTTTTGGTTTTTGATTCCAATTCTTGCAGTTTCATCGTTGAATCCTCTTTGTTGCCAGTATTTAGCACGATTTAAACATTCTTCGAGATGTTTTTGAGCGTATTTTAGGCGTGCCTGGCTTTCCCATAACCTATCGCTGACCACGGATTTTCTTATAGCATCTTCGCTGTGCTCTAGCGTGTATCTATAATGAGCTATTTCGTTTTGGCGTCGCTCTATTTCCTGGTCCAGCATTAGCAGTTGGTGTGCCAATGTGTCTTTACCATACTTGTCCGCCACACACCAACTGAGAGCTACCTTGCCGGAGCTGGGTTCAGCAGCCAAAGTAGCACTGCGATATACCTGATATCCAGTGGTATTCTTCGTTATTGTATATTTGCCAAACGCTCGTATTGCATCATACAAGCGTATGATAGCGTTGGGATTGTTTAATAGATGATCTCGGGTAAGGCGTTCCAGCATGAGCTGGGTCTGGCGTTCGCTTACTTTAAGACGTAGTGTGTGAGAAACCAGCCTATTATCCCTGCTAGGAACACTATGATCCCGATCCCCCAGTTGATCAGTCGATCCGTGTGCTTGTCGCTCATTTTTTGCATCATGCCATGGATCTCTTGAATCACTGTGTTGAGATTTATCATGTTTTGTTCTACGTTTTCCAGCTTCTCTTCCAGATACTTGTACCTCTGGGCGCATAGTTCCACGTGAGTTTCTAGACTTTTCTTTTCGATGTCCGTTGTTTCCATTGGGGTCTTTCCTGGTTGACTGTTTATTTATTTGTTTTGGCATAATAAATGATATTAATGTTAGGGCCTTGTGTTTTAATCCAAGGTTCCATTTTTGCTGTTTCTGTTAATCCTAATAGTATAGGAGTAAGTTCGCTGTCGGCTTTTAAAATACAAAAATTGTCTCCGTCCACAGTCCATTGTGATTGAGGTTCTATTTCAAATGTAAATCTCCATACCCGACTCTCAGTGCCTGCCCATGCAAACTCTGGTGGTATGTCGGAAGTGATTTCAGATTTAGAGATTTCAAATACTTGTGTTCGCATACCCAATAACTGCAATACAGTATCTAAGTTGCGTTGTTGATTTCTAGCTTGCGCCAAGTCTCGAGGGTTGTTGATCTCAACCCCACTACGACTGACATAAGGATATTCTACGTTGCGTTGATGTCCATTTACGGCTGTAGATGTGATATCAAACAAGCACCAACATTCAACCTTTTGCAGGGTACTTGAGTTCATAATATACTCGGACCTGATCTAACATTTCTTTGAGCGCAGGATCATTTAAACTAGCACGACGAATATCACCCCAGAGTTTATCTTCTTTTAACCTGTTGAGTTGGTCTTGAGTTTCTCTATCCACTGAGACTAGTTCTCTATCTTGTTTGCCCACGTACCGACGATATACAGTGTGTCCACCATCGGGGCTTTCAAAAACATATTCTCCGCTCATGCAGGTATTTAAGCCGTAAAAAAAACCCTAGTTAAAGAACTAGGGCTTTTTAGGTCTGATCTAACTGCTATTAAGCGGCTAGTTTGAAACCGTTTGCTGTTGCGCTGTCCAACTGGAAACCAGTGTAAGTGATGTTAGCGGCTGCCAAGAAAGCGGCTGCGTCTTCAAATGCTTTGGTTGGGTACACAGCAACAGAAAGTGCTGTGTTGTCAACTTGGTACATAGCTACTGTAGCTGTTTGCGAGATCGCTTGGATCACGTTTGCAACATACTCTGCAACACCGCCTTCACCGTTGATGCTAGTGTTAGCAACTGCACGGAAGAAGTCAAGTTTAGGACCTTGTGGTTGTACAGGAACGCCTGCCAACGAAGTTGAAGGTGCAACTGGACCGTTTTGTGTGTCTAGCGCGAATACTGGTTGTGAATCACCATTGACTCTTGTAAATTGTGCCATTTCAAATCTCCTTGATATGTGACCTCATTGGGTCTACTTTTATTTATACCAAAATGGAGAAATCGGCAGTATCAGTCCAGATCAGGATTATTGCGGACAAAGTTTGCCTGGCTAAAACGCATGCGATCAACGTATTTCATGCCCTGCCCTACATAACCTTCGTGTCCAGGTTCTCCGTTGATTGATGCTTGTACATCGTGTGCTTGTGCATCTAGTTGACGCACTAACTCATTTTTAAGACTGCTTAGATCTAAGAATGCTTGAAACACAGCGGCCAGGGCTGCTTTGTTTTCGTTGGCCCATTCAAAAATACGCAGTGCTTTAGTGGATTCCTTGGCTTGTACCCAAGGCCCAAACCCGGCCAACAAATCATTGAAGTTTCCTTCTCGAACACGGCTATTGATATATGCCTTCATTAACTGTGGAAGGTTGCTGATTTTCCTAGCTCTGAGCTCTTGAGGGTTAAAGAGCTGGTCAATGGCCGCACCTTGTGCTGTGGCTATCTTTTTTAGATTTGCCACAGTGCTGGCGTTGAGTTTGATATTTCTAGGTTCTTTAAGGCTGGGGTCAAGAATCAACAAGCCCGGCACTGGTTTGAGCGCGGCTGCTCGTATGGGCTGAGGTTGTGCGCCAGGCGCTTCTAACGAAGTGTGTATTACTACAGCGGCTTCGCTCTTGCCAACCTGCTGGCCCAAGGACGAGTCTGCAGGAATAGAATATGTCACAGTGTTGGGTTGGAAAACATAGGAACCGTTGACTAGCTGTGGTGTTTGACTGTACAACAAATCGCCCTGAATATATCCGCGGAAGTCTGGCGGTACAGCGGCCCTTAGTAGTGGAAATAGCTTTTGGTACAGTGCTACAAGTTCACCACGCTCGCCACCACGTTGAGCCATGATCTGTGCGATCTGTTGCGGGCTAGTGGCCAGGCCATCATAGCCTTTGGCTAAAAATCCACTTTTGTCTGTGAGCACAAAATCACCGTTGGGTTTGCGACCAAATATAATAGCTGGCTTGCCATCCCATTTCACTGTGGCAGTGTTGGGTTCACGTGCTGTGTTGACAATACCTGTGATGGCTTGTTGTATGCCGCGACTGCCCATGTCAAATACCATGTCTTCAGGATGCTCAATACGCACACCCTCCATGATCATAATCATGCCTTGGTTCACAATACGATCACGCAGGCGTGCCAAGAAGTGTACGTCATTTTCTGCCACAGGTGCATCAGGATCAGTCAGGCCTTCACGTGCTAGATATTCTCTGAAGTCAGCCAGTTTGGCATCACGCTGTGGGTCTCGGGCCAGGGCCGCATAAATGCTTTCTACGTTTTTTAAGTTTTCCCGAGTGGACTTTTTGCCCAACAATGCCTGTGCCACATAATCAGGATCTAAACCGCCGTCGACTAGTTCATTGGTAGTTCTGCTGAACATGCCATTGGCGCCAACTTTGAGTCCTAGATACTTGGCTATGGAGCTCATCAATACATTGCGTACCATGACTTTGTATGCACTGTTTTCGCCACCAGCATAAAAGAATGTGCCCCAATCTAAGTTAGGGAAAAACATAAAGTCTGTTTGAACAAACCCACGTTTTGGGTCGCCAGCAATGGGTGTGCGCAAATGAACTTCGCCACTCTTTTTGACCCATAACTTTGGATCTTCACCGTGGCTTTGCGCCCACTGAATAAGTTTGGCTGCCAGTTGATCCTTGCTAACTTCATTGACATCAACTGCCATATCTAAATCGCCTGATGTTGTGTCTCGCCCTGTGGAACCTAGCCAGCGTTCTCGAGGAAAATCTATACCTGTGAGTTGCTCCAGCCACATCACAGTGGCAGGAACATCGCTTTGATTGATACGTTGTGTGAGTGGGTTGCCGTCTTTGTCTTTGAAGACGTTGCCACCTTCAAATAGTTGCCGCACCGCTACCACCAATGGTTATAGTGCTACCTGACGCGGCCGCGGCTTGATCCATGGCCTGTTGTACTAGATCAGAATGTAATGCAGTGTAGGTAGGTACCTCTGCGCCACGAGCATCCACGAAACGTCCTTTGGAGCTATCCCAGGTATAAGTTACCTTGCTGGTTTTTCTGCCCACAGTGGTTGTGGTATCTATTTTAGTACCATTGGGTATGACAAACACAGGGTTGGTTTGTGCTTTGAGATATCCTGGGATAAAATGTTGGGTGAAATAGTTTTTTACTGCTTCAATACTCTGCACAGGTATCAATGTTTTTAATGGTGCGTTGTTAACGTTGACCTTGGCTGCTTTTTCTAGCCAGGATCTAAAAAGTCCGCGGTATTCATCATCAGTAAAAGGCTTACCTGCGGCAGCTTCTATTCGTTTTAATTCTTTGTCCCAGGCCGCTGTCCATGCATTGGCCAGCATACCTGCCTGTTGTTTGGCTTTTTCAGCTCCGACCTTGTCAGACAGATCTTTGTACCATTGAGGAGTTATCTCACCACGAAATACTGAGAGAGCTTGTTTGATTTTTTGTGCGTTCTGTGCTTGACTGGCCTTGCCTATAGCTCTTAGATCATCAAACACACCTTCATTGACTATGTCATTGACTTTCATCAGTGCGCCTTACTGTACGGGTAAACTTAGATGCATCGCGCATCTTTATGGCGTTGATCAGTTTGCGCTGTAGATTTTCTGCTGATTCAGTGTTGTAGGTCTGCTCGATCTGTTCCAAGAGACGGATAGCACTGGCAATGATATTGCTGGCGCGATTTTCTATCACATGACGTCGATCTCTCTCGATGTACATAGCATCAAGTTCTTCTAATATACTACGGGTCTTTTTTTGCATGATCACAAAGCCTTTGTTTTATATTTATTGGCTTTGTCCACAAACGTCATTGCAAATAACCAAGCGGCCCTGCTCAAAGGTAGATATTTTCCAGGATTTTTCCACGGTTACGAACCAGTCTATGCAGGATTCCAAATCATTTTCTAGAGCATTGTTGTTTTTTAATATAGATTTAACTTGTTTATTGGCTGCTTGATGGTAGTTGCCGTGCCCATAAGTGCTGGGATTGAATCCTAAAAAACAACAAGGGTAAACATCGCCAGTACTGCTGACATAAACTGATTTGTTTTTTTGTATTTGACAAGCGATGGGCTTAGGGGCCCGACTGGGAGTTATATCTTCCAATAGCACTTCGTCAGTTTTTCTGCTGTCAAACAATATTTTAAACTCTGTTTGTTTAGGAGTACCAATCACATGAGTTAGTTCACCGCGAGAGTTGTAAACAGGTGTCTGATCTCTACCGTGATTTACCAACCGAAACTCTTGAAATCCTAGCTCTTGTGCCAACTCACGGGCCTGGCCCCATTGGTGCTGATTATGTTCAAACTCAATCATTTTCCACACAGCATGACCTCCTGCCAAAATAAAAGTTTCAGCATTTTTCATCACAGTGGAATACAAGGTGTTTTGTCTATAGAGACTGTGCGTGTCCTCAAGCCCATCAATACAGAAAATCACTATAACATTTAACTTGGCCAATGCTTGCCAAAATTTACGATCGCGAGCGCCACCATTGGTGCTGACTGATATTTTTATGTTGGAATTTTGTGTTCGGAAATAAGTTAAAATATCAACTGTGTCAAGATTCATCACAGCATCGCCAAAGTTACCATTGACGTAGAGTTGGTCAAGTTGTGCTATGAAATCAGGGTGAAATATCTTTTGTGCTTCCTCCAAGGTCATGTCATGTTCAACATAACCATCATTATAGGGATATCCGTAAAAGTTCCTGGGGCACAGTGGGCAGGCGGCATTGCACCTACTGGATATTTCTAAATGAACGTGACGTATCTGATTGAAGCTGTATATCATCCGTTGGCTTTGATATTGCTTAACATCTTTTTCAACGCAGAGCTTTGTACATCTGCGGATACCTTTAATACTTCGCCGGTTTCTTCATCTAGAGATTCACTGCCACTGACTTGACTCTTAGCTTTGATAGATTCATAAATGCTGGGTTTCTTTACAAAGCCTGAACTTTGTTGCTGATCTTCCCCTAGGTCTCTGATGCGCAGACTTTCAATGTCAAACTCTAAGTCTACCTTTTGTCCAACACCGCTGGAACTACGAGTTTTCATCAGCTGAATCTGATAACGTCCACGCTCACGCATAGCGCGGCTAGTAAAAATACCAAATACGTTATCCGCAGTATTAATCTTTGAAATACCACCTGAAATATGTGAGTGATCAAATTCAATCTCCTCTACAGCCGCACGGTTCAACTGCGATGCTGTGACAAATAGCACATTGAGTTCTTTGGCCAAGTTACGCAGTTCTTCACTCACGTACTTGTCTTTGACAAACAAGTCATTGGGAGATACTTTTGCGCTGACAGGCATGATCAAGTCCAAGTAGTCAACACACAAAAAGTCCACACGCTTGCCAGTTTTAACTTGTAGTTCTTTAAGATAAGCACGAATGTCGTTGACTGTGCTTTGTGCTGGCATGTATTTGATTTGCAGTGCGCCCGACTTCTTCTGCATCATTTTGACTTTCATTTCAACTGTGTCAATATCTCGGAAAATCTCTTTGGCAGACGTATTGGTCATCATAGAATCAATACGCATTGAACACAAACCTTCTGAAAGTTCTAGTGTGATATAACAACCATTGAGTCCGGCCTGTGCCCAGTTTACAGCCAAGTTCTGCATGAACAAACTCTTGCCTGACCCTGAACCACCAGCAAAGATCTGTAGTTCGCCACGATTGAATCCGCCATATAGTAGTTGGTCCAACGCAGGCCAACCTGTGGAGTTTTGTCCGTTGTTGTTTTTAAGTGCCATGAGTCGAGCACGTGGATCGTCGAAGTAATCTGTGCCTAAGTCTTTGGTCAATGATATCTGCACAGCATCTTTGATCAACTTCTCTACAGGATCAAAGTTTCCTTTTTCCAACAAGTCTGCTGATTTAAGAATAGCACGTTCTAGTTCTTGGCGTCTAGTAAAGCCTTCAAACTCTTCCATGAACCAGTCAAGATGGCCATCATTGAGTTCAGGTATTTCTTCCAAGCTCACACTGGTCACTGCTCGCACTTGTTTGCGGTCAGGCAATGTTTTGTGTTTGTCTGCATGTTCTTTGATAAACTTTGCGGCACTGCGTAAGCTACGATCAAAGTTTTCGTCGTTGTAGATATTTTGCACTCGCACAAAACTCTGCGCATCTTGCATCATGATCTCAAGAAACAATCGCTGTACTTCTACTGGGTAATCTTTCATGGTGTCTTTCGTATTACGTATCTATGCGTTCTAATATGAGTTTGACAAGTTTTGCATGAGTATCTGGGCCTGGATGTGCATCCATTGGTGCTTTATCCGTTTGCATGTTGGCAACACTTTGCCAAGGATTGGCCCATGATTTCCAATCAACTAGTTCAAAGTTATTGACCAGTTGTTGCGCAAAGTTTGCTCGTTGTTCTTTTTTTAGATCGCACAAAAGATTTTCAAACTCAGTACTCATTGGTAGACTACTGTCAGCCATGTCCGGAGTCATATCAATCCTTCCATTGATAAAAACTACCTTTTTGTTTTTACACTTGGCTATGTCTTGTATTATACGACAAAAATCTATAAGTTGCATTATATTTCCGTAGTCATGATTTCTTTTCTGAAACTCTGCTACAAATCTCGTGTCATCCCCACTTTCTAGTGGTGTGCCAATAAATAATCCCGAATCAGGTGTAGGATAAAGCCAATGGCGATGTATTGCCGTCCACTGTACTACAAAAATTTCACATTGATTATCAATAAGGGCTTTGCAAGTCCGTAAAAATATTTTAAGATTGCTAGAGCCGCCTTCGGCATCGTTAATCACATCCATCTTTAATGCTTGGGCCAAAAGATTTGGATAGATCCTAGCATCGACTTGCTCTTGTTCAAATCCTGCACCTGTAGATATGCTACAGCCTCCTATATAAATCATACCATACGCTCCTTGATATATTGATAAATTTTACTGTTGCCCTGTGTATCAAGATGATTGATGTTGCCTGGATTAGTTTGTCTTAGTGTGAAAAATGAATGTATGTGAGTATTACTAAGATCAAATCCTGTGCAATGTATTGCACTCTGGCACTGCTGGAATAATCTATCTAACAAAAGATCAAAAAGATCATCTTGAAACTGCTGATCATAAAAGTTTTTGTAATATCCTTTGACGATATCTGCCCACCCTACTTTGTCTAAACTGTCATTGGCCAGCATATCGCAGTAGGGATGTGTTTGTAAGGTGCGACTAGGGTGAGTTACATGATCCGGCACAAATACTCGGTCAGGGTTGGTATGAAATACTATGATATGATTGTAGTTTGTTAGATCCCGTTGCTGTATGCTTTTATAAATGCGGTATTCGCTAACTCCGCGCTGTGCAAAGTTATCAACTTTGAACTCTCTAGCTAACTGCGACGCCCAGGAATCTGCTCTGTCAATGGTAGCAAAACTATCTCCAAATATTGCTACTCTCATACCCATCCCAACTGTTGTAGCTTGGGTTCTAACACTTGTTCCCACCAACGCTGATTACCATCGGATCCATAATGACCGTGCCAGCCAAACTTGTCAAAGTCTACAGGACAATAGACATCTTTGTTGACACTGTAATAGGTGTCATCAAATATGATGCTGTGTGGATCAGCTGAAAATCTTCGTTGGATACTGCCTAATACTGGCCAATCAGTCTTGGGTTGAAACGGTTCTGCTAGATTTACAAACAAGTACTGATCAGTCCATCCTTTGATGTATCTACTTAACAAAAAAAGTTCTCGCAAAGTTTGTGCTTCTTGCCAACTTCGATTCCAAGCCGTCACATATCCACGACCCAGTTGATGTGTAGTTACCTGACGTAGACCATCATGCTCCGGCAGTTCTGGCTGATCAATGGGTTGAAGATTTCCAAACATTTTGTGATATCGGGGCGGCCGTGATTCAGTATCGTACACTGTAAAACGTTCAATGGGTGGCACACCAACTACAACATAGTCATCTTGAGCAAATCCTGCACCAGCAACAATGAGATGAGATATGCTGTCTATATTGTTGCCTGGCCAGCTGTAGTTTTCTACTGTGTCAACTTGTAGTGCCCAAGCCATCAAACCCCACCAAGAGTCCTGTGGTTCTACACAAAATCTTGGTGTGCTGTAGCTATCTCCGTAGATAATCAGTCTAGACATTGAGTTTCCTTGCTAGATTTTTTTTGGACATTTCTATACGTATGCGATTACTATTTCTAGCTTCAAAAATACTCAGCAGTGTGGCTGCACGTCCATATTTTCTCACAGCATCATTGACGTCTTTGATATCTAAGCCCCAGTTGGGTATACTTACTGCCCAGCCCAGTTCCAGGGCACGATCTATCAACCGAATGCCTGCTTCATCTTGATCAGGCACAACTGTTATTTTTTTGCCCAGGCTACAGATCAGACGTACTTGGGCATCGTTGATTTCTGCGTGTAACACTGCTAGACCGCTGACGCTGAGTGCATCAAACACTCCTTCCATGATCAGAACATGTTGCCATGAATCTTTCTGCAAGTCTGTGCCAAATACATAGCCATGCTGGATATCTTGTATGTACTTGGGTGTGCGATCATCTAAAAATCTTGTGGTGTGTCCTACCACTTGGCCATCGTGTGTGAATGGAATCACTATGCCCGGGCGTGGCATGGTCTTATACAAGAAAGGATAGTCCAACGGTACTGAACGGTTGTTGAGATATGATTGCGCGACATCTGTAAGTGGTTGAGTATCCGTGGGCAACAGTCGATCTTCAAACTCAATGTTTTGTAGTTTTTGAACTATCTGTTGACGCTCGGCTACCAGGCCTTCTATGTTACGATGTCGAAGGCTTTCTAAGTTGATGCGTTCAATCTCATTACGATCTATATTGAGCCACCCCAACAGCTTGCGAGCTTTGAAACTGAGATTCCTACCTAGCACAAAGCTGGCAGTGAATCCGCAGTTGAAGCAATGATAACTCCATCCTTGAGCAGTGACCTTAATACCACCTCGCTGACGTCGGTCAGCTGACTCTCCATTGTGTACACAGCAAGGTGCATTGAAGCTTGTCCAGCCTGAACTGGTGTTTTTGCGCTTTATGGGTAGGTAGGAAAGGACATCGATCACTCTAATATTTTAGCATGTTTTATGTGTTCAATCAAGTGATCTGCTATGATCTGATGGCCTTTTTCATTGGGATGACCGCCAGATGCAAAAGGCTCTATGCCCAGTTCTTGTTTTTTTTGGTACAGGATTTCTCGCCAGCTTAGACCTGGATAGATAAGGCTGGGTGCCGTAACTCCATAACGGTTAGGCAACACTGAAAACTGTATGACCGGAATCTTGTAACGACTAGTGGCCTGATCAAACAAGTTGATTGATGTCTGAAAGTTGTACTCGGCCCAATCTGCGTGAAAACTCATACCTAACCAAAGTTTCTGTAGACGGAACCAGTTTTCGTCAATGTCAGGATTGGGCTGAGTGAGCCATGTGCCATGCATGTGTCGATTCCATTGTGGATCCTTGCGACTTATTTCGTGCAAAGGATTGAACCAACTCTGGCGAGTGGCGTCTGTGTGTCCTACCAAAAACAATACATCATCAATGCTTTGTCCGTTGCGCAAATACCACATAAAGTTCCAGCGCATGCTTTCCAAGCTAGAACCAGGAAAGGCCATGTTGTCCAGTTCGAGACCAAACTTATCGGCTACTAGACCTGCGTAACCGTGTTTCAATCTGTAACTACGATTTTCATCGTAGTGATCTCTAAACTCAGACGCCGATAACCCTCTAAACTCAGGCGTCACAAGTTCATCGCCATAGGTCCAGCTATCGCCAAATACTACCAGTTTGCGTATCTTCATCTAAATGCTATTGACGTGATAAATCCGTTGTTGATGGCGGCGTTGGGATTGTTGACATAGCCTTCACCACCAGTGATCACAAAGGCGCCAGTAACATTGCCGCCTGATGCTTCTGCATAGGCAGTGGCTCCTGTGCCCTCGCCGTGGATTTCAATATTGGGCAAAGGTGTAGATATCCACTGACTGCCTTGATTGTTCATGGTAATGTTGGTGACTTGACCACCACTGACTATGACATTGCCCACTTTGGCTTTGTAGCCATACTGATTTATTTCAAACCGTATATAGTTGTGATAGCCTTCAATGTTCCAATGATCGCGAACTTCTTGGTTGATATATTGGCGTTGGCTACCAATGTCATACCAAGGGCCCAACTGTGTGTTGGAACCCTGTGGCTTCACATTGCCCGAAAAGTTATCAAAAGTCATTTGAAACGTAACCAGGGGGCGGCCCTGTACATACACAGCAGATGTGTGATTTCGATTGGGATTGCTTTGGCTGATCTCTGGATTGGCAGGTATGGTCATGATTTCGCTGGGCACGAAATCAGGGTACACTGAATCTACCACATCAGCTTTGCCACGACCACCGGAATAGGCATCTGTAAACACAGGTTCGTACAGTGTGCTGGTCACTGTGTTGCGTTCAAGACTCCAGCCCACGGGCTGTGCATCTATAGAATCCAGTTCAGTTGACAGCAAGGTCACTTTGGCTCTTCCAAAGGTGGCATTTAGGATTTCCAAGTCTTTGCTCAACAGTAATATGTCTCCATTGGTGCTGATCAGTCTAAATGTGATAGTTGATTCTGTGATATTCACAGGCTTTTCGTCTTGATTGACGAACTGAAACAATATGACGTTGTCTACGCCACGATGTATTTTTAGATTTTTTGTGTACACAGGTTGCCACCTCCGGTCAAAGTAAGCACCACTGGTATCAATCAATAATACCTGTTGTTTTTGCTGATATAAATAGGCAGTGGTAGAATACACTTTAATAATTCCTTAAGATATTTATGGGCACAGAGATCTTCGCCAAAATAGCAGAACGCTATCCTTTCATTACATTCTGCACCTATGCAGGCAATGAGTACATCGGAGTAGTACAAAACCGCGACGATGCAGTGACCACTATCTATGATTTTGGAAATATTCCACACCCAGAGCTAAAAAAAGTGTTCTTAGAACTGGCCAATGTATGGTGGTGGGAAAGCAATCGTAGCATACCTATCAACATATTTCTCAAGCAAGATTGGGAAGTGTTCCGTCCGTTCCTGCGAACGTTTACCAACAAAGATCTTGAAATATTGCACGGGCCTTGTACCAGCCTAACAGACATTGCCCGTAAAAAATCCAAACGTAAATCAATCACCCTGGTCCGCAGAATGGACTAGATTCATGTGCAAGGCTACTAGCTGTGCGTAGCCTACAGCATGGCTTTTCTTGAAAAAATAACTGTCGTCCTGCGGGCGAGTCCAGATATCTTTGGCTATTGCAGACCACCCGCCCTGTGCTAGATGGCGTTTGGCCGGGCGGATCACTGCCAACAACATGGCCATTCTGGGTATGTTATCAGGCTGTAGTTGATGTACTAGATCATAGTGGTTACCAATGTGCGCAATCTTTTCACAGAAATCACGCTCCTGCAAACGACACCACGGCGGTTCTTGTGCCAACATTGAATCATAGTGTGCTTGATCACGCACAAGCTGATATACTGTCATGTTCAACAGGTCTATCTTAAAATAGCCACGCTGTTTGGCTTCTTGGTAGTCTATGGCCGCACACTGATTAACAGGATCTCTAGGTATGTCTGTGATATAAACACCAGAGTTATGCCGGCGCACACAACCGTCTACAATCTGTCGAGCAGACACATGCTGTATCAACTTCAGCACTTGCTCTCTATCTGCTAGATCAATGTCTACATCTGCACTCATTACCAACCTGCCCGGGCCAATATGTCTTTGACGTATTCTTGATCTGCTAGATAGTCTCGAAACTTTTTCTGCCAGAACTCAGGATCAATCCAGGGCCAGATTATGGCCAGTTGTTCCCGGTCTAGATCGTCAAGGAACTGCTGACCAGACGCACAGTTATACAACACCCAAGCACTGACACGCCCTGTGCTCACAGCATAGACCACTGCATTGGCATTGCCGTACCGTAAGAAATCGCTGGCTGGATGCTGGTGTGTTTCACTCCAGACAATCGAATGTTCAATGGCCCGTGCAAGTGCATCTGTAACACTTTCCTTGCGCATGTACTCATTGAGGTATTCTGTGTATACACTGTCTCTGCACCAATGATCAATCTTTTTGTTTTTTTCAACTACCCAATCAATAAACCGGGATGTGTTCACTGCATTGATAGCTACACAATACCTTCCAAACTTTACAAAGGCACGATAGTAAGGACTGGTCACAAAATCATCAAAAGTTTTGAGCTTGGCTGATCCTTGAGTCATTTCGTAAAATCGGAGATATGCCTGTAGACCCAACCTCACTCCTGGATCATCTTTGCTTTGGTAACGTTGTTTTTGCTCGCAGACATGTACAGAAAGACTGGTCTCTCTTTGAAAGTCTTTTTTGCAATATTGGCATGTATACTTTACTGCTTGCACGATTTATTGTAGCTTACTTGAACCAGTTTTGTACAGAGCCTTGCCGAGAAATATCATTGGTCACGCAATGAATACCACAGTCCCAAAAATACTTGTGACGGAATGGCACTACATGAACTTCGATTCCATGTCGAGCACAGGCTTTCTCCACTTGATCGTTGTGGGTTGACACAACAATATTTTTTGGATCCATTATCAGTATGTTGACATCAAACACTGTTTCCGACACCTGGCCTACCCACTCATCAAAATAATGATCTACCATGTGTATGAGATTGTTGTCTTGTTCAAATCCAGGTATAAACCAACGACCTTTGTTGCGTTTCATTGAAAACTCAAACTCTCGCATGTGAGCATAGTTTGACGGTGGCAAATATACCACCTCCCAATCTGGGAATGTGTCAGTATAAGTGGGTATATCATTAAGGCTAATGATAAGTCCTGGAGCAACAGGGCAGTACACAGCATCACCATGGCCGCCAGAGTTCACTACTTTGTTCACTGTGCGAGGGAACAGTTGATTAACTTGTTTCAGTATAGCCTGTTTATCATCGTGATATGTTTGTGTGGCAAAAAACAAGTTCTCACCAATGCGACTAACAAAGCAACCGTTGACAAAGTCTAGGTCGGTATATACAATCTCGTTACCTTGAGCACGTATTTCATCAAACACGTGATTGTAAAAACTCAACTTGCTGTCCAAATGACGTTGATCTGTTTCGCAAAACTTTGCAAACTTTTCACGAATCTCTTGAGCATGGTTAGGCCAGGCTTGGTAAAAATCATCTGGGCGTTCATAGTCTGGACAATGTACAGGTTTGTTTTGTCTGTAAAAAACTGACCAAGCATGACTGGCATTGGGTACACGTGGTACCCAAAAACGATCTTCAATCATCAAGAAGTAGTCGCGTGGTGCAGTAGGAGGCTGGACCCACTTGCCATCAATATATAACTCATTTAGATCGCTAGGAAACTCAGGACGATGTATGCGTACACTAAAGTGTTGGGTCAATAGCTTGATCAGTTCTTGATAATCTTCCTCTGTTTCTTCTGCCAGCCGTTCAAATCGACTGCGTGTCTCTGCGTCATTGATCCAGCTGTAGAACTCAGGAGGATAGGTAAGTCCCACTAAGCAAACCTTTAACGGATCCCAATGTTGGTATACTGAGTACATTATTCTTTGTGTCCTTGATTTTTCAATATTTCTTTAAGTTCAGTCTTGGTCATCATGGCTGCCATGGTGTCAATGTCACTCATCTTCATGGCTGGATATAAGTCTACAAGAGATTTCTTTATTTCATTGTTTGCTGTTTCTTTTTTCTTGGGAGCAATCCATTGATGCCTATGTGTGCCTATGCCAGGACTCACACTTGTGGCCATGAGCCACTGTAGCTTTGGATGTCGGTTTACTGCAAAGAAATGTTTGTTGAGTCGTTCGTTTGTGGCAATAACATAGAACTCTTGTAGTTCTTTCGATCCTTGCACACTGGATCCCCAACGTATCATAAGATAGTTAGAGAACTTCTTGCGTTCTTCCTCGGTGAGACTATCGTAGAACTCTCGATCTTTACGATCAAAGCACGTCATCTCGTTTTGTATTGAGAGTTTTTCCATTACCAAGCCTTGTTGTAATCTACTATCTCACAGTTACGACTGATGTCTTTGACAAAATAAACACAATCGGGTTCTGGATCATTGTTCAGCGGTATGCACAGCATCTGTCCATTTTTTAGCTTAGGTGCAAACCACGCAACATCATGATACACGTCTACAATCTCAATGTCAAGAAAGCTGGGTCTAAAGCTGGTCAGAGGATTGAACTGAAATGCTTTGAACCCACGGTCATTGATTGATGTCAGTGGTAGCATTTCTAAATCGCCAAGGTCGGGCTCTCCAATCAGGATTTGCCAGTCAATGGGCATCTTTAAACGATGCTCGCCAATCTGTAAAACCAACGCAGGTGAGTTAAAACTCTCTAAAAAGATTAATGGTATGTAGTGGTAGTCTGGGTCAGATGGGTCTGAGTTATCTAAAATAGCAAACCGCATGTCATCTACTTCTTCGGGTAGCGTATCTAGATCATAGGCTTTGTTGTCTAGTGTCAATATTTTCATGTTATCCATTATACAATATTATTACGTATTCCGCGACCAAGGATCACTCCGTAATCGCCGGATTTTATAATTTGATAACCATTGATTATCAAATACGGTACCACAGCACCGCCCTTGCCTGTATAAACTGCATTGTGCTCATAGGTGTCGTCCACACAGATAATACTCTTTGTTGCCATGCTAGGTAACAGGCCCATTATCTGACTGAGATGATTAACTTGGCAGTTGATATTGGTCATATCTATACCCATTTTGCAATACCAGGCCTGCTGTTGTCTCATATTATCGCTGGGCTTGTGTGATTCCCAATCCCAATCAAAGTTATCCAGATACAACACTTTGATAAGTTGGTGGCGTTGGTCAAACCGCTGACACCATTCAGTGGCATTGGCGCAGGTAAACTCTACTCTTTGCAAGTGGTCTGTATTTACAGTCTTGATCACACGATGGTAAGCTTCTGGATCTATGTCCACGGTGATCAATCTAGAGTTGTGTGTATTGGCCAGGTCAGCAAAATATGCTGTGCTACCTTCCCAACGGTCACTGCCTAGTTCTACAATGACTTCATTACAATCAAACTCACCTAGTAAATATTGCCCAACTTCTCGAAACAGTGTGCCCATTATGTGGTCATCCACTCAAGTTTTTCGTGCGTGAAAGGATAACGAGCTTCTTTGTAATAGGCTTTACGTTTGGTTAAATGTCTTTTCGCAAACTTGCAGGTGGATGTAATGTCCCAGATTTGTACATGGTCTTTATCCTTTGCTTTTCTAATACCGCGCCCAATGCTCTGTATAACTCGTACAAAGCTCTTTCCGGGTTCCACAAGCACCAGATTGAAAATCCTAGGAATGTTAATACCAACAGCGGCCACACCGTAAGTAGCAACAATAATTTTATCAATAGCTTGAGCCACTTCATCGTATTCATCTTGTCTATCCTTTGCCTTGGTTGCACCTGATACAAATACAGCACGTTCGCCCAGCCGTTTGACCAACTCTTGTCCAGCCGTAATACGGTCAACTAGCACAAGAGTGTTTCCTGTTTCATTAACTTGACGTATAAGGTCTGCCATGGTATCAAGTCTACCAGATTCTTCTAACAGATACTTTAGTTCACTTTGATAGTTGGTATATTCAACATGATCAACCAGCTGTACAATGTTTACATGGCACTGAGCCAACACACCCTTATCTTGTAGTTCTGCGGCTGCCAATCTGCTGACAACAGGCCCAAGACTCACATGAATAGCCTGAAACTCAAAGTCCTCTTTGGGTACTGTTCCTGTGAGGCCCCAGCGAATTGGCACTCGCGACATTACGCCAGTGAGTAGAGTTTTCAGTGCGTCGGCTTTGGCCATGTGTACTTCGTCTACCATAACGCATACAACATCTTCCAAGAACTCACCAATGGTACAATCTGTAGTTCCTGACTTGGTATTCTTTAACAGTACGTTAAGACTTTGCCAAGTACAGATGGTATGTGTTTTACTCCATTCTTTTCTGTCGCCAAAGTACACCCCAACGTCTAGCCTTAGATTGCGATAGTCTTTTTCTGTTTGTGTAACAAGACTTTTATTGGGCACAATCACCAGGCTACGGCCATAGGGTTCCACAGCATGACTTAGTGTAGCTGTCATTAGAGTCTTGCCAGCGCCCGTGGCAATCTCTTGAATACACTGTGGGTTACTTAGAAAGTTGTTGACTATTTCAACTTGATAGTCTCGCAACATAATGGGTTCACCGGTCTGTGGATGCCCTGTGGGCCAGGTCTTGTTGGCAAAAGTATTTTCTGTGATTGTTGGAAACTCAAAGGTAATAGAATACTCTCTCTGATCATCTAGTTCAATGTCATAGTTGTATTCTTCTAATATGGGTATAATTTCAGGTAATAGGTTTACATAACTACTGCCGCCCAGTTGGAAAAAGGATACCTTACCGTCCCATCGTCCCAATCTCACTGCTGGTAGATACCTTGCATAAGGAACATCATATTTGAACCGCTTGACCAGAGTTCGTCGAACGTCTAGCTCTAGTCCTTCTATTTTGACGTTTACTTCGTCTTGTATGATTAGTCGTGCAGTTCTCATTAAATGATTGCCAAAGAAAAATAGTTATCTTGTATTGTAACATTTTTTGTAACTATATTCCTAGCCGAAGGAAGTTGTTTTTGCCACCCTACTAGATTTGCGATTGGTTGAGTATATCCGTGTGGTACTAAGTTTTGTTTCTTGCACCAGTCAAGAAACTCTGTTGGAGGGTCGACTCGGTATGGTTTTACCAGATTCATACCTAAAAATGCATCTATGTTGTCCCAGTTATTTGAGTCTCTAGAAGCATCTGCACTGTCGTCCATCCACTGAAACTGTTCATAGGCATTACGACCGTGCCCAGGATATTCAAGATATAGATGACAAACTTGCCACTGTTGTATTTGATTTTGAAAAGGATTCGGCACTCGCCAGTGAGTGTTGTCTCTAAATCGATATTGAAAAGATTGTTCTATTAGATGTATATGGCAGTTCATCTCTTGATAGGCCTCATAATATTTCTTATCAAGTTTATACAATAGCTCAGTAAAACGTGGTTGGTTGTATCTAGTTTCTGCCCAATCCTTGTGAAGTTTGTTTAGCTGTGCTTGATCAAACCAGTCTGTAGGCAAATCAAATCTTGGAAGTTTAAGTTTACCCAGTACCTCATTTACTGTGCTAATGTATGCAATCTCTTGCTCAATCAGTATCAACGTGTCGCTAGGCTTTGTTATTTCGTCGATTACTTGATCGCCCAGGATGTATCTATTCTGCCCAATCGAGTTACTTTGCTCAACAAACCAAGCAGTTAGATCTTTGCTGACAACATCAAAAAACAGTTCGTCTTGAGTTGCATTCCAAGTTAGTTTTAATCTCATAATGATCTTTTACTATAAAGGAATGTATTTAAGAAGTCAAAAAAACAGGCACCGTTTTATGGGTGCCTGTGTAAAAGTTGGAATGTCTAGGAGCTAGACTATTGATGACACTCCAACAATACTGTTAGTGTTTCATAACAGTATTTTCTGCCAGTGCTCGCCAGTTGGCGCTCACTTTAGTTAGATCCGCAATCTTCAGCGCCATACGCAGGCTCATTTCGCGGAGTTGATCTTTGTTCTCGTCCATGAACTGCAGGATCTCATCACCTTGCTCGGGTGTGAAGTCATAGTCGTTAAACAGTTGACCCTGACGGAAGATTTGCTTGATACGCAGGAACTTGTCACGCATGGTGTCCAAGGTCAGATCCAAGAAGTGACAACGACTTTGCAGAGCTTCAAGGTGATCTTGCAGTTTCTTGCTCTTGAGGTGATCAAACTTCAAATTGGTAATAAAGATTGCAGAACCTTTGAAGTCAAAAGTGTCAGGCACGCCTTCACGACGCAACATGGCACTGTCTGAGTTCCAGCAGATACGACGCTTCTTGCCAGAGTCCAGGGCGGCTTTGAGGATGTTCAGTGCCACATCGTCCTGGAAAACAGAGTCACAGTCGTCAAACACTAGAACGTTGTTAGGATCACTGTGACGATACAGAGTGCAGTACAGTCCAATGGGAGTCATTGCACCTTTAATCACTGCGTACTTGATCTTGCGACCGCTGAGCTGATCAAACAGGCCGGACTTTTGCAGCTGATACTCAACCCCGTAGGATTTACCCACACCAGGAGGGCCAACTACAATCATAGCACGGATGTCGCCAGCAATAGCGGCCTTGGTCATGTCGTCAAGAATATTGAAACGCTGTTCAATACGAGCCATGACTTCTTCGTCTGTTTCAACCTGGACGGGTTGTTTGAACTCAACTACTTTGTCTGCTTTGCCCATGGGCTCTCCGTCTACAAACTCGATGTTATTGATGCTATCAACACGAACACGGATTTCGTCGGGGAAACCCGGAAAATAGTCACCATTGGCCACGGTTACATAGTTACCCTTGGCACTGGTTGTGAAGTCTTTCACCAACGCAAAGGTAGCGTTGACGATGGGTTTGTTGCGGTAAACACCGTCAATGATACGAACTGTGCTCATTTAGTCTGCTCCTAAAATGATTGTGAACTTGTATTGTATGCTAGTGCTCTTTTTGTGTCAACGGCGCTGGGCACACAACCTTTTACTTACTATACCATTATTGTAGCAAAATGGGCATTTCTGGTCAACCTTTTGTTTTTGCTGGATTTTGTGGCTTTTTTTTGCAATATTTTTACTGTGCGCTTATATTGTAGCATTAAGCGCATTTTTGGTCAACCATAAAAAAAGGGCTGTAAACAGCCCTATTTTGTTGCTGGTCTGTGGATTACAATATTGTGCCCACCGGATGATTTACCATAGTAAATGTAATAGTTTCGCCAGCGCTGACTTCAAAATACCATCCTGCCCAATCTTTTGCTGGCACAAATCCAACATGCGAATCAGGTTGTTCAGGGAGTTGTCCGTTGATTAATATATTTTTACGCATGTCACACTGAGCATCTCCCAAAGCGGCACCCACGGTAACAATGCCTGAAGTCACTGCAATACTGACGGATGCAGTATCATTGTCTGCGGCCGCCCAATCAAAAGTCAACAGGTCAATTTCAGAATCCAATGGCAAACCTTGGCCTACAGGTCCGCTGTGTACTAATGTGCCGTTGCTTAATGCCGTGATAGCTGCCGGTGTAGAGAATATTCTTCCTAATATAGTTACTTGCATAGTGAATCCTTTCAATAAAATTCATAGTAATATTTATACCAAACTTATTTCCAATGCTGTAAAATAGTGGTATCATTGACTTGATGCGGCTTTGGATGCCCGTGAAATATCATTACACTAGTATCCGGCAACAATGTTGTGCCTGTGCCAGGAGTTCGATGCTTGCGGTGTTGAAAATCATATCCACCATCTAGCAGTTCCCAGCGCCAGCTTTTTACACGAGTTTGATCAAAATAGCTTACCTGATCAATGGCTATTTTTTCCTGTATATAATCCTGATCGCCGTGCCAGGAAGATCTACGGTGTGCAATATCCCCGGGCTCAAATTCTCTATAGATATGATTGAAACGTGCTGGGTCAAACCACATCATAGACGAGTTAATAGTAGCTCGTGTTGGGCGAAAAAGATATTTGAAATCTTGCACTGCCCAGAGTTTGTCTGTTGAAAGCTGCCATATCCAGTCTATGTTGCCTGTAATCACTGTGTCAAGATCAAAATACAACAACGGTCCAGAATGGTATCTGTTATCAAATAGCTGTAATTTATACCACCAACTGCGCTTGGGCCCACGTATACCCGACCATTCTTGCAAAGGATGATGTATCATATGCCCAGGAACCACTCTATTTTTTTCTGTGTACACATGCATGCGTACAACGGGAGTGAGATTGCGGCATAGGCTGTTGTATAGCCGTTCTACGTAGACCCATTGATACAGCACATCATGAATAAGACATGCGCAATCAATGATTGTAGGCATAGTTGGTTGCAGTCCCAACTTCCTGGCTCTTTTTTCTTCTTTGGTTTCCATCAGGTGTATAATCTTGATTCTAGTCTTTGATACCAGGCGCCTTGAGATATTTCATCAACGGTATATTCTGTGTGGCATATTTCTACCAGCCACTGAGATCGATCTATTTGACAAGGACGTTCGATATCTTGTAATGCTGTACTTACCGGCCATGCCAAACTGGTTTGATCTACTATTGTTTTAGTTCCTGCCAGCGCCGCCTGTATTCCTGGTCCAGCATTATAGTTTACCATGGCATAGCAATCAAATGCAAGATCGTAACTGTCGTAAGTGTTGATGATTTTTTTTGGAAGTTCTATATATACTTTGTTTGTCAATCTTAGCTTTGAAAAATTCAACGGAGACCTAGGATGCGGACGAACAGCAATGGGTCTATCTGTGACCGATTTCAGTTGGGAAATATTTTGATTTATCCATTGTTCGATGCTGTCTAAGGAGGCTGTTTGTAAACTTTTGGCATGCTGTGCGGCTATAACGATCTTGGGATTCCTAGAAGTATTGTTGAGTAAGTCAATGCCCAGTTTACCTGGGCGAGTCCAATCGAGATTTTGTTGATGCCCATAAAAACCCAATGCTGTGATAGAATCAACTGCTATCTTCCAAGTGATGTTTCGTCGGAGAGTACCTACATCTAGAATGATGACTGGCTTGTTGTGTTTTTTATAATGGTTCCAAATATGTTGATTTGGTTGCATACGACCATTCCAAAGCACAGACCAAATCACTGCCACATCAGCGTCTAAGGAGTTTTTGATCAGAGAAAAATATCGCCCGGCGCTGTTGAGAAATGCGGCAAGCACGGGCCCAGAGTTAAGAGCAGTATAATCTGGAAAGTAGGCCAGTTTCATTGGGTAAATATTTACCCATGCAACTACCCAACATACTTGGAACTTGTGACCAAGACGAAACATTTGTTTACACTGCCTGCGATCTAGGTTATTTTGATGAGTTTGGATCTGTGTTGATCAACAGCATCCGACAAAATACTGATCTAGGAATACATGTACATCTTTTCAATCCAGTCAAAAATCAGCTAAAATGGTGCAGTGCGCAACAAAGAGTTTCATGCACTTACGAATATGTCGAACCTGCACAGTTTGCCGCATCAAGCCAAAGATGGTGCAATGTTCCCATAACCGAACCTGAAAAAAGTTTTCACCAACGCACACTCACTGCCATGACCAAAGGTCGAGATCAAAGTATACAAGAACGCATGATGAAAACATATTTTGCCTGTGCTAGATTTATACGGCTAGCAGAGATATTTTCCAATTGCCCAGTTATTGCCATTGATGTGGATGCTGTAGTGCGGTCTACTTTTCCTCTTTTATCTGTAGACAAAGATTTTTACATACATCATATATCAGGAAAGAAAGCACGATTTCTTGCTGGAGGATTGATGTTATATCCCACAGTTGGCTCTAAAAGATTTCTTGCCCAGTACTCGGCCAAACTAAAAGAATATTTTGAAAGAGATTATGTGTACTGGGGACTAGATCAAGATCTACTGGATCAACTAGTTCCCCAGTACAACCACGGGCAACTACCTATGTCAATGATTGACTGGAACATGTCCAATGACAGCGCTGTATGGACGGCCAAAGGCACTCGCAAAGAAGACCAACGATTTATCGATGAGAAGAAGAAATATATCGTCTGATTGCTGACCAAAGCTGGCCGGTGCGTACTTCGTCATTGCTCCAGTGTATGTTAGCAATCTCATGTATCCATTGAGATCTGTCAGGCATGGGTGGATCTACTATCAATGATATATCATAAAATGCTACATCTGCCGCCCAACTGTGCCTAGGATCTTCTACATAGCATGGCACACCTTCGATCACTGCTACCACATTGGGAGTAGAGTTATACCCAACAGCACACCAACAGTTGACTAAGTCATCTCGGATGTTGTCGTTGACGCTGACGATTACTTTGTCCTTGGCTGTGTATCTTTTTTGTATTCTGTCCACTTGTTTGTGTCTTGACCCATCCCCTGGGTGCATGCGAATCACGATAGGTCGCTTGAGATCTATTTTTCTAATCTTGCTGATAGTTTTTTCCAACCAGTGATCCTGATTGTTACCAAACATATTCCAACCCTTGGGGCGTTGGCACAAGATCAATATGTGCTGTCCGTTGGCTCCTTGCCTCCACGGTTTCATCATTGTGTTATGCCAAGACGCATAGCGATCCCACTTGGTTTCATCTAACTGATCAAAAAGGTAAATGCCATTATTGGGATACACAGAGTTAAGGCTGTAACGGTGCCATTCGTGTTCTTTGCAAGCATAATGAAGAATATTACTGTCAACAAAAATCTGCGGTGTTTTTTGTGCCCGCAGGCAGTTGATTATTTTTTTACGGAAGTTATCTTCCAGTGTATAACCCAGAACAAATCCTGCGTCCAAGAACTGATTGGGCAGGGCATTGTCTCGGTACTCAATGACTTCGTCACCATGGACTTTGACTCCGGCTTTGAAGTTGTCCATCAGCATCACTTTGTTGGAAAACTTAGCAGGATTGCTGATCGAGTTATAAAATATTCCTACTTTCATTGCCAATCTTTAGTCTTGGTCATACTAATGTTGCCTTCCTCAGGCAAGGTATTGCGTCCCATGATATAAGTGTTGATATGCATGAGTACCACAAACTGATTGATCGCATTGTCGGCTGGGTACCAGTAAGGTCTATAGAACTTGGTCAATGCTTGCGCCGCATCAGGTGTAATGGCATATCCGCTGGCGCCTGGCATGCTGAAGTTTTGCCAGTGACGAGCTTGCGGTATTCCTGAGGGATTTTCTAGATAACTTTTTTGAGGTTCGCTCATAAAAGAACTTTTACCAAGACTCAATATAAGAACTCCGTCAAAGGCCACAGGATGGTATCCTCTGTAGAATTTGACATCATCCTCGAATATCATTATGGGTTCATCTAACTTGGTACACAGTTTCCATAAGTTGTAATGACTGTAAAAGCAACCAATCACACCTGGCCGGCTCATTTTGGCCCGCTCGGACTCGCTGATCAACTGGCGTTCCACTATCTCGTATCGGTGTTTCTTTTTGAACTCTTCGTAAAGTTCTGGACGGATCAACTGTTCAATGTCGCGGTCGTCCAGCAAACGATTTTTTATGCTATAGGGGTAGAGAGTTTTTTTTGCTCGTTCGGCCAAGTCAATAGCTTTGTTACCAGGAGTACCTTCAAACAACTTAGCATCGATACCATATTCCTTGAGTTGTTGTATCATCTCCGCAGATGAATTCACGCTGTGGGGACGTTCTGGAAGATAGATTACAAATGCTTTCATACAGAAAAAACTGCTTCGTGGCGATAACGATCTATGATTTTGTACCCAAACTGTGCAAGATACTTTTCAACTTCAGGAAAAGGTTTATCGTATCGCAAACCGTGACCGGCTTCTTCCACTGCAATGATTGGCAAATATCGTTTGATAGTTTGTTCTGCTCCGTTAAGTGCAAACCATTCAAAGCCTTCTATGTCCAAATGTATGTAAGAACACACATCAAGATTCAAATCATCGATCATTAGTGTAGGTATCTTGTCGTGGCGTACATTCTTTTTGGCCCTCTTTACTAAATCTTGTCCGCCAGCTATATGGTTTTTGCCGCGGTTGTCCTCGCGCCAGGTTACACTAACTAGGTTTCTTTCATTACCGATACAGGCTTGATACTTCATGACATGCCTCTCAGGATTGTTTAGTGTCAGACAAAGAAAGTTGACATTATCAGGCTCAAACACATAAACTCTTTCAAACTGTCGGGCATAGATCTGTGTAAACCAACCCATGTTTCCGCCGGCCTGAATCATGACTTTTTTGTCAGGCACATGGGTCATTAAGTGCTCGGGCAGATCTGATTCTTTCTTGGTCCAGTCGAAGCATCGGACTTCGTTCTTTGGCCACCAAAGGCCTTCTCTCATTTCCAGTTGGTCTATCATTTTATATGTTCCTTTGTTGGCAATATTCAGTTAATATGCGTTCTCTGTGCCACTCTTCGCTTTGTGGTGTATCTGCAAACTCATGAAAGCAGGGAGTACCCAAGGTATAGTGTAACAGCTTGGCGTTGGTGTTTGGCCCGTATTCATCAGGCAACCAGTTCCACTCTGGAGGTAGTTCGCCTATATGTTCGTCGTCTAACCAAGAGAAACGGTGAAGAAAACTACCGGTTGAACCTTGGATGAACTCAGGGGTAAGACGCCTGTTAGGAAAGCTACTACAGTTCCAGAGAATAACACTACTCCAATTTTTCCTAGGATAATCTTCATTCTTTGCTCCAAGATATTTCACAGGCATGCAAGTTTTGTAATCATGTTTAACAACCATGACATCTTTGTTGGGTTGTTTAAGATTCCAAAGATTCGTGATGTCATCGCGCACAATCATGTCGCCATCGATAAAGATAGCCCATCCCGACCAATGCATGAGATAAGGTACAAGAAATCTAGTATAGATAAAATGATTGGATCCATCAGTATGCGTTTCATCGTAATCTTTAAACAGATTCAACGCAACAGGATGTATGGCCACAGGTTGTGTGGCATGTCTGATAATCGAGTTTGCACAGGTATGGAAGGCTATGGCCTCTCTTGGATCATACCCTACAAATACAGGAATGATATCACTCATTTTCTTTGTATATCCGTTTCCTCACAACGATCACCATATTGTATTTCAATGATCTTGAGTGGTTCTGTGCCTTCATTGGCCAGCTGATGCCATTCACGTCGATTAATTACCAACATCTGATGTTCTGTGTATCGACCATGCAGTTCCGCATCTGATGACCTGTTCAGAGTGTACAGCGTGGCTTCGCCTTGGCTGACAAACCAAACTTCGCCACGATCTTCGTGACGTTGCATACTCAATGTTTGACCTGGGTCCACTGTTAGTTCTTTGAGTTTGACTCTTTCATTGGGCTCGTGTAACACACGGTAGTATCCCCAGGTGCGTTCAGTCTTGGGTGCTTTCCATTGTTCCAATATCCAAGAGCTCGAATTATCTTTGTTGAAACCGCCCACTCCAAACACAAACTTGATATTGTTATCGTTGACATCCATCTCTGGAATATTTTCGTTGGTACGATCACCACCGTTGGCGAATATTATTTCATCTTGTGGGTACATGGCCCTGACATTGTGTATGGCTTGCTTACTTGACCCGTCACTGTCATCATACACAACACAATGATCTACCATTCGTAAACTTTGCACGATGTTGACTCGTTCCTGCATTGGCAGGAAAGGTCGACCTTTTTTGCGTGTGAGCCAGGCGTCAGAGTTGACTCCTACTACTAAAATGTCACCCAGTTGTCGAGCAGCCTGGAAGTAGGCGAGATGTCCAGAATGAACAGGGTCAAATCCGCCAGTTACAAGTACGATTTTTTTCATATGGGTATTCATAATAGGCCCATATTATGATACTTTATTGATGTCCCATCCAACTGAGACTCTTGTCAATCCAGGGCAACACAAGATTATGCTGCCGTAGATATCCATATCGGTTCACGCATTCCACCGCCGAAGCAGGCAACAGACCTTTTTCTGCCAGGTGATACCAAGAAGTGGTTCTAGGCTCAATGGGTTCCTGATTGCTGTTATATACTATGGCATGTAGCCAAGGATCGTTAGGCTGCTTCAGGAAGAATCCTGAACTGCAATCCCACCCTGTGACAGCCAACATGTGGATCAAACTTACCATAGTATGATTGTAGTAACAACCCGATGGTTGGTCAAAGGCCTGGCGCGAAAATTCAATGTTAGTGGTTTGTGGTACTACCAACACCAGCATACCATCTTTGGCACACAGTCGACGCCAGTTGGCAAGACATTGCATGGGATTGATCATGTATTGAAACACATCGTGGCACCATAAGATGTCTTGACCGTGCTTGATCTGTTGTAGGCTTTCGAGATCATTTTGTAGGTAAGTGATATTGGCTATTATGGCCTCTGAACTCAAACTGTCAACTAAATCGACTCCAGTGCATCGAATGTTCAACGGTGTAGGGTCATCGTCTCTGGTGGTACGAGTAGCCCACCATTGCAAATCCAATGCTTCATGGCCACACCCCAAATCTATCACACTGTCCACACTTTCCATAAAATCGTCGTGTTCGTATAGATCGTTTAACACTCGCAAACTATGGGCATGGCTTTCTTGTGCGTTTTTAAAAGTTGTCATGTATTAACCTATGTATTGCGTCGTTATGTTTTTCTAAAGCAGTTGTATGTATGTGTTTGATCAACTCAGCATTTTTAATCAATCGACTCCAATGTTGCTGTCGTAGTTCGTTGAGGTTGAGCTGACAAACGCAAGATACCAGTTGTACTACTTGAGTCATACGCACCCACGGATCTTGAATTTGATCGTACTGGTGGTTATCAAACAAATCATCAAATACATCAACCCCCATTTGTCTTACACTATCTACCAGTCCAGGTACAGCATACCATATAGGAAACTGATGCCATGCCAAGGCTTTGAATGTTTTTTCTGTTATAAACACACTGGTCCATGTATTGGGATCCAGTTGACTAGAACTTTCTACAACAAGGTTGACCGGTGCCTGATAAAACTTTTGATGATCAATCCTATGTTGAAATACTTCATCAGCTATGGGTCGATCCACAATCATTGGAAACGGCTGCGGATATATCAACTTTTTAACTTCAGCACTGGCATCGACTCCGTTGGTACCAAATGTCATAATCATGTCGTTGACGTTGATTTTGGCCAACAATCGTTTGGCAAGATTTCCACGATCAACACTGGCGCGGCGCATTAGGCACGTCAGTTTGTGGGTCATGGGTATTGCAGTCCAGTCTATGTGATATTGCTCGAGATGCATGTACCAGTTGCCATTGTAGATCAGTCTATCAGGCAACGACACAGCAGGATATGGCAGTTGAGATACGTCTTCCACTGCGCTAAAAACAACTCTAATATTATGCGACGGTACTTCTAGTTTGTGTGTCAGATACTTGTAAAAGTTTGCAAAATCCGCCGAGGAGATACCTTCGGGCTTGAGATCAAACACCCATATAAAGTTTTTTTCTTTTTGAGGAAAAATGTTTTTCTTTGCACAGTCCTGCTCAAACATTCTTTGTAACTCTACTTTACATTCTCGTAACACATCTGCAGATATTTCTTTCCAGAGAGCATAGTAAACTATGCTTTCTTTTTTGACCAATCTCTCCGGAGGCGCTTTTACTCCCGGCAACAATTCTTCACTCATACCTGTATATCTTCCATTCCTGCTGTTCGCAATCGCACAATGTGACCCATTTGCCATTGCTTGGTGTCTAGGCCTTTCATGATGCCCAGCCAGCAATTGCGTAACAGAGCCACTTCGTTGATGATAGTCTCAAAATCTATTACTTCGTCTTCACCGTCTACATATTTTTCAGCGTCGCGGCTGGTCAATGCACGAGCATAACCCTCAAGATATTTTTGAAAGTGCCTACGGCGTATCTTTCGTAGTTGTATGTTGAGATAGTTAAGCACTGCTTCAATCTCTTGCAGTTGGTTGAAACGATGTTCAGTAATACCTGGCAAAGCTGAAATATTTTTTTCTACGACTCCGCCAATGCGGCATTCTTTTTTAGCTTCGTCAAGCTCGCGTTCATAGTGCTGAATAAAATCAGGTATATTGGCAAGACTGGCAGTGACTTTACTGTACCACATTTTTAATCTCCTCGACTAGCCAGGGAAATGTTTGCTTCCAGTTGAGTTGCCTACGTCGATCTATCTCATCAAGAAATATTGATAGTTGATAGATTTTGTGTTCATCTTGGTCGCAAGATTCCACTTGTAGTTTGATACCAGTCATATATTCTTTGGCCTGTTTTTGTTGCCAAGTGTTTGTAGGCATAACATCTAGTATAGCATCAAAATCTTTAGAAAAAAACTTTGTACCAAAAATACCTGGATGTAAAAAGTCATGAGTCATGACTGTGGTAGAGAAATAGTGCCCAACTTCTCTTTGCTTTCTGATGCAGTTAATAAACTCAATCAACTCTGGCACTGTTTTTATTGTCAACACCGACAGTGTCTGATTTACATTGAGAGTGATCCAGGGTTGATCTGCTACCAATTTGAAGTTTTGCTTCCACTGTTCTATGTCAATGCCATATCGTACATATTCTTGTTCTTTGCCAAAACAGTCAATGCTGGCAGTAAGATCAAATCGTTTGATCATTTGATTGTTGATAAGATGTTTTATGCGTTCTAACAAAGTGGCCAAACGATCTGGAGAAATCTTGAGATTACTAATGACGTTGAACTCTAGACCTGGGCTTGGGTGTTGATCAAAAAAATCCAAACAACAATCAAACTGCTCTTGATAAAATGGTTCCCCGCCTAGTACGTGAAATCTTTTGATTGCGCCATGATGTTGTTGCATCCATTTCCAAAAACTTTGAGTCAACTCTTTTTTGTTTGAAACCTGCTGACTTTGATTGTCAATGATCACTCCATATTTTTCAAAACGACCAAACTTTTTGTTTTCAGCTTGTATCTTGCTGGAAAACCCGTCCCAACAATACAAACAAGACATATTGCAGACATTGTCAAAATAAACTTCCACTATACGAGGTGTAACTTTAATGCTAGTTTGATCAATATCTAACTCAGGTGGATGCATGTCAGGAATAGACAGGTGAAACATTCGATCACTGGATCCACCAGCATCTTCAATATTTTTACAATATTCACACCCGCCCGTGGGCCACTGCCCGTTGAGCATGAGAGATCTATCAGCTAGTTTTTTTGGTGTATTGTGAAAAGTATCAAACGTAGATGGTGTAAGCACATCTGCATTGACTCTATGGCAAGAACTGGTAGTACCATCATAGAGACGAATGGTACTCCAGTTCCACTTGAGTTGACACGCAGTTGTGCTTTTGATTGGAAAATATTTTTTTGATTCCATCAATAGTCATCGTCGTTATAGGAATTCTCGTCCTCTTCTTCTTCGAGCTCTTCCTCTTCTTTGAGATAATCTGCTAAGGCACGTTTGATATCCTCGTCGCCCTTGAATGTGGCTTTGATATCTTCAGCATCTATGTCATTGTCAATCAGAATACTAACCATGGTTTCGGCAGCTTCTCTACGGTCTACCGAGTTGATATATCTTTTTACTTCTGACCAAATTTCGTTTGTTAGTTCCACTGACATCAGTTTATTCCTCCCTATCTGATTCAGCTGTACTTACCTCAGTCTTTTGATTTTTAAAATCAGACATGACTTTGTCCAAACACCCGTCCTCGTTGCTTTCCCAGCCCTTGCGGAAATATTTAATAATCTCACGGTCGCTGGTCACAAACATCAAGCGATTGCCATCCTTCTTTAAAAGACCTTTCTTTTCAGCCAGATCAGTCAATCCTGAGTAAGGATTCATACCTGTCTCGTAAGGAATCTTAACTTGCACGCCTTCAAACGGCTTGGCATAGCGAGTTTTCATAACTTTACAAGCGGCACGAATACCCATAACATCTGACACTTTGTTGCCGTCCTCGTCCTCTTTGAGTTTGAGTTTCTTCATAGCCACAACAATACTTGACGCATAGATAAAGCCTTGACCGCCTGAAATCTTGTCATCCGGATCAAACATGTCCTGACTTGCGTATGTGTGGTTTGTAACAACCATGCCTACGTTATAGCTACCAAACATGTTTACACAGTTACGAACTAGTGCTGTCAGCGCCTTGGGTTTGCGACCAAGATCGCCTTTCATTTCGCCTGCGTCAAACTGATTAACGTCTGTGGGTGTCAACAACATACCCAACGAGTCAATCACAAACATAACTTTGGGACGCTCGCCATCTGGCAGAGCCTTGTAGTCGCTCATGAATGTGGAAATAGTTTTTGCTACATCGTCAATCATGGCCATAGAAAGTTTTAACAGTTTGCTTTCTGAGGTATCAACCCCCAAGGCCCTGAGCCAATCCTCGTCAAGTGCATTTTCTGAATCAATCAGCACTACAAAGATACCTTGAGCTTGTGCGTTCTTGATGATATTACCTGAGCAGATATAACTCTTACCAGCGCCAGATTCGCCGGCAAACACAGTAACCTTGCCCAAAGGAATGCCACGGTGAAAGTCACCGGATATGAGATAATTTAACGCATAGTTACCTGTTGAAATCCAGTCAGTGGGGTCGTTAAACCCAATTGACAATCCGTCAATTGATTTAGTAATTTCTTTTCGAAACTTTGATACATCAAAGGGCTTGGACATTATTGTTTCCTTAAGTTATGTGTATAGAAAAGTTGTTGTTGCTTTTGAGATTTTTAAAAATCAACAGTCGATAGTAAGTCAATCGATCACAAAGATTAGGTATATTACCTAGATTTAAGTTCTTTCCGATAGGAACTCTGCCATGTGATTGACACCATGCTTGATATTCTTTACTTAGCGGAATAGTTTGTGATGGACTCAAACTCAATGAAACAAATCCAAGAAACTCATTAAATGAGTTTTCATCATTGTGTTCAAGATTTCGATCAAAGTATAAAAATTTATTATACAAAGTTCTGCCACAATGATTAAAAGTTAAACTGAAATTTGCTATGTCATTGGTTAAGATAGATTTGTCAAACATATTTGGGAATGGGTGCAATAACCCACCTGCCACTGTTTCAAAGCTGATAGTATCGAACATCTCCTCTACCATATGTGCATTAAGATTGATGTCATCGTACAACTGAGTTCGATTTAATTTTGATAATAAGTTTCCAATTTTGACAAATCTCTCTGAATCAGGAAACATGTCATGTATGAGTTCAGCGGTGCCTGAAAAATTGCTTTGCTTTCTCTTAGCCTCTATGTCATACAACTGATTGAGACTGTTTACCCAATCCGAATGCAGTTTATTTAAATTATATTGATCTAGATAATCCTCGGTGTTAAAAACATCATACTGCCAATCTGTTAATTCATGTATCCAAGAATTAACTTCAGATAAAGTTGAATGTAGTTGATTGATTCGCTGGGCAACAACGTTGGGCCACGGTTGAGATTTTTTTAAAACCGAAAATAAATTTATATTTCGTTGATTTAGCTGATCCACATAATACTCAAGCACTTGGGGGTAAACAGATTCAAATTCAATGGAATCACCCGAGTTTTCGAACACAATTTGAAATTTCATATAAATTGTGCAAGGTCTAGAACCTTGCACTTTCTTAAAAAACTACTTTTGTTGCCTAGCGCGAATCATAGCCAGGATGTCCTCGGCTTTTTGTGCAGACTTAGTTGCGACAACAGGTGCTGCCGCAATTGCCAAATTCTCTCCCTTGTCATCAAACGCACTAGAAGAAGCAGGTGCAGGCTTGGCCTGTGCTACTGGTACTGCCGCTTCTTCAGTGTGTTCAGAGCCACTTGACGAAGAACCTTGCGGAGCGGCAAGACCAGCAGGACGGAAGTATGCACCCCAACGGTCGGGATCGTAAGGTTTGCCATCTACCGAAGCCTCAAACATTTCTTTTATGACTTTGAGTTCAGCCTCTGATGGTTTCTTAGGAAGGAAGTCGGAGAGCGTAAACAAACCGTAAGCTTCGATTGCGGCCTGTTCTGCCTCAGTCAATGCGCTTTCCTTACGAGCCCATTTACTGGTTGAGTAGTCTGCGTAACCACCTTTGGATATCTTGGTGATACGGAAATCCAGACCACGCATCAAGTCTGTTGGCAACTCTTCCAGTTCAGAATCCATGAGTGCTGACTTGATTGTTTGGAAAATCTGAGGACCGATGATAAATCGACGAATTGGATTTTCAGGATTCTTGTCATCAGACAGTGGGTTTTCGCGAACAAAACCTTGCATGATGTAACTGCGCTTTTTCCAATACTTACGGCCCATGTCTTCAAGAGCTTTGTCTTTGAACCACGTGCGTACTTCTGCCAAGATTGGACAAGCTTCGCCCCACATCTCAACACAAGGTACTTGTACCTGAACCTGTTTGGATTCCATTTCCCCTTTGATGCCGTTAAACAGTAGTTTGATCATTGCACGTTCAGCCCAAAAGAAAGTGTTCTTTGAGTTACCGTCAGGAAGGAAACGCACTACTGCGCTTGCGCCTTCGTCGATGTTCCAGTGGGGATAGATTGCGTTGTCGCCGCCTTGTGATTGACCGCCTTTGTTTGACTCTGCGGCTTGGAGTCGTGCGCGGATTTCTGCTAAAGATGCCATAATAGAAATTGTCCTTTCAAGAAGTTTATGTGCCTATATATGCCTTGCATACACCCAACTGAGTGGGGCATAGATATTTATACTGTCATTGTCAACAGGTTGAATTTTTTCAGACCTTTGAACGTTGTGTTTAAATATCAGCATATGCCACAGTATAACACACAATTGCAACAAGTCAAGATTTATGACAAAATCAGTTTGGTAGATCCAGTGGCGTCAAACCTCTGGGAAGTTGATCAATGTTTTGATCTGCCTACCTATCAGCAGTTGAGAAATATGGTCAGCACCCACGGCAATGAGTTTGGCTGTAGTTATCTAAACAAAAGATTAGAACTAACTGCTTCTAGTCCTGGATTTGAATTTTTAACCCAACTAGGCCAGAACATGACTGCCAGTCTGAGTCACATAGTTGGACATGCTCTAACGTTCATGACTCCAAAGTACTGGCTAGACTTGCCAGCTTTTGGTTGTCAAACACATTCTGATTCACAAGAGATTTTTGTTTCTTACCAAGTATATTTAGGATCATCATTTGTCGATGAAATACGATCTTTACAGCACAGAGATAGCAATGCCAATGTTATTGAATATCTAGATCTTCCTAACAATCTAATGGCGCGAGGAGCAACATTCCTGCATGTTGAACCACCTGTACAGATCACGTTCAAGCCAAACCATGGCTATATTAGCCTAAACAGTGATCTCAAGCCACATCGAGTTGACGGTACCTGGGATACTAGGATCAGTGTGATGTTTCAGTATTCACGAGTATAACTCAACACCAAGACTTCGCGTATCGAGTTGTTAGGGACTCGGCCTATCATTCCATTGAAGCCTCTTGGATTGTTGACATAGATGCTGGCCATGTTTGGTTGATACTGAACAATATCTACATCGTGTCGTGTGAGTTTGCGTTTTGTCTGATAGTCTAGTTCGGATGTTTTGTTGACTTCTCTATCGTGACAGAAAGCAAAATCCATTCTATAATCTGAATCTTCAGACATTGCTATTTGCACTTGTACGTAGATGTCTGGGTGCAAGCGGTGCATCATGATTGAACTGCCTGGCAAGTCAATGCTTACATAAGCAACCTGCGGTGCAATATTTTGTTGTATGATATCGCCAATACGTTGTTTTTCTTGGCGTACGATATCTTGTAGTTCTGGAGAATCGCTCCAAGGAGTCAACAACCTATCATCGTACTGCATTGTAAATGGCATACGACTCTTACGATAGAGCTGTTTTATTTCTTGGAATCGCTGTGCATCAAAATAAGACTGCACTTGCCAAAGCTGTTGATTGACTCGATACAGGCTCATTGGTGTGCAGGTGCGGCTTGAGTGTCTAACTCAGTATCAACTTTGGCCTGTGCTTGATCAGCTGGTATGCCTAGTGCTATCAAACGTTCTATCACGCGAGAATCTTCCCAACAGTTGGCGTCAGGATTTTTATCTGCAATATCATATAATATGTCAAACAAATGGTCGTCACCAACAAGGTCATAGAGCTGTTCGGTGGCATTGGTGGCGTCTGGACCAACTATCAGTGGTTTTCCTAGAAGGTCTTGCATTTTTTTGGCGGCTTTAGGAGTGTCAGGCAATGCCCATGTGCCTTCCATCACACGGTTAGCCCAGGTTTCAAAAACGTCGGCCTCTTTGAGTGGAGTTTCTTGTAGCTTGGCCAACACAGGCAGAGCTTGTTCTATTCGAGGATCAAGACTCTGTTGTACAAAAAGTTCGCGAATGGTTTCCACAGCTTCATCTACAGAAGTGATCTGCGCAGGATCAAAAGCAGATTTTTCTTCGTGATAACCTCTACGACTGATCAATCGCTTGGCCTTGGCCTTGAGATCAGTGTAATGACGTACTGCCGCTTCAACCATGTGTGCCGCATTGCCGTCATAGTTTTTGTGCTTGGATGCTCTTACAAAGTTTGCCAGGGTGCGCATTTCATCAACGATTTCGTTGATATGCTGTCCAAATGAGTCGTACGGGTTGCCGCCTTCGGCCACATGCCGTGCCAACATACGACCATGCATGAGACTGCGACTGGGTACTTTGAAACGTTCACCTTGGACTGTTTCAACATAGATGCTTTCTATGTTGCGGTATCTTGCTTCGCCTTCTTCAAGATCTCTGCTGTGCTTGATACGTAGGCGAGTTTTCTGTGGTTGATCAGTGTAGCTGATTTTACGGCTGCCATAGTAGCTTTCAAAGATACTCTCTTTGATTGCAGCCATGGTTTTCATGTTGTATTTGAGTCTTGATAGATTTTTTAGGCTAAAAGTCAACAAGTTACGCTTGGCAAACATCCGAACAAGATACAAGAAATCATACCAATCCTTGCGATCGTCGCCTTCCATGGCACGACCCATATTGTCCCCAAAATAAATGTCTAGGTTATTTTTACCATCTAGTGCTATGACCACAGCACCATAGTCCTGTTGATCTGTGCGATAATCAAAGCTGATGATTTCGGCTTTGGCAGGATCATCAGCAGGCTTGCCCATGCTATCCAGAGCTTCGGGCTCAAAATCTCTGGAAACCAGCAGATCGTATAGTTGTTGGGCAGCAGTGTTGGATTGACTCATAGTAGTGTATTTATTAGAAGGCAGCTATGAAGGGCATGGGTTCTATGATCGTGTCTGTGTGATCGCGCAGTTGTGTATCTAACTCAGTGTGATAGCTCTGTAATACCTGCATCATGCGCACAGCCAACACCGTGGCCATGATGAGATCGTCTGTTTCTCCCACTTTGGCCGCGTAACTGGCACCAGCCGCTATGAAAGTTTTGAGTTCAGAAACCAGCCCCGACGAGTGTATTTGCATGCGTCCAGTTTCGATAAGATTTTTCAGTTTGGCACAGGCTGCAAGTTTGGGCTTGTGGCTGGTGTTAAACCCTTTGCGATATCGGCGGCCGGACCCACCGCTGTTTTCGCTAAGAAAGTAACCCTGTATGTTTTCTTCACCGTACTCTGCAATAGAGATCAACGCCGCTTCGCCAATGGTATTGTTTTCAATGCTGAAGTAAATGTTTTTAGAATCTTTCACTGTTTCGTTGATGTGCCGGCATATATTTGATAGAATGCGCACTTGTTCAGGGATGGTGGTTCTGTTGTGTCGCCACTCGGCCACTTGCTCTGTGGTGTTGGCGTCAAAAACCTGTATGGCCGCAGGATCGCCGCCAGTGCCCAAGCTGGGATCTAGGGCCACTACGTAAAATCGATCTTTCAAAAGTTTACGGAACCAACGCACTTGTCCGGTCTTGTACAATACATCACTGCTTTTGAGATCCAACAGCTTGACGGGTGATATCAAAGTTTCGTCATCAATGATAAACTCACAGTCCATCTCCCTACGAAAACGTTCATCGCCCAGAATGGCTCGCTGTTGATTGGCCCAGGCATCATCTCGATCCGGGTGTTCGCGCCAGAAAGCCCGGAATGCCTTGAACCCATTTTGTCCTATGCTTGTTTGGTTACCGTAGTCATCTTCTAGCTTGTTAGCCATCTTCCAGATCATGGCAAACTGATCTTCGTCTGAGTTAGGAGTTGATGTAATAATGGCTTTACCACCAGTTGACAGTGTGGGGGTGATAGAAGTCCAAAACTCTTTGGCTATGGTAGGTCGGACGAATGCAAACTCATCACAGTACAGCAAGGTTATACTCATACCACGACCTGTGTTTTCTGTAGTGGTTTGTGCTACAATACGACTACCGTTGTCAAACTCCAAACTGCCTTTGTTATAACTGGTCACGCCCGCTCGGATATGGTCTGGGCAAGCTTCGTAAGCATAACGTACACGTTGCATGATTTCCTGCGCACCCAAATACTTGTGTGCCGCGACCAAGATGGTACTATCTGGAACAAACATAGCGTACCATAAAAGATAGCCAGCAGCCGAGGTTGATTTGCCCGTTTGCCTAGGCATCATGCTGATAGAGAATCTATAACTGTGGTATATCTCTATCAGCCGACCTTGGAACTCATAGGGCTGATACAACATTTTTCCATGTAAGGGATGTTGGATGTAAAAGAAATGACTCATGAAGTAGGCTGGCCCTGTGACAGGATCTGCACAGTTCATGAACTCTTCAATCTGCTGTTCGTTGTAATGATGACGCCGATGTGGAGCCTTGATCAGTACGCCTTCTAAACTCTTACTCATGCTATTACTTACCTAAATATGCACATATAAATATTCTTATGAGCGATACACTAATACTAGCACCGGACTATCAGCCGGTCAACTACTTGCCACTATCAACCATAGACTGGCAAACTGCTATTAAGCTGTTCTTCTTGGACAAAATCCAAGTGCTAGAATGTTATGATGATTGGATCGTACGAAGCGCCAAGCTGGAGATGCAAGTACCTGCTGTGGCCGTGACCAAAAAGGGCTTTGGCAAAAATGGCGGCATGCGTTTCAGTAGACAAAATCTATATCTGCGTGACCTGTTTACATGCCAGTACTGTGGCGATACATTCAACAGTAAACAACTGACCATCGATCACGTGTTACCACGTGCTCAAGGCGGTACCACTTCATGGCAAAACTGTGTAGCTGCCTGCAAAGAATGTAACAGTAAAAAGAGCAACAAGATCTGGCGCCCAAACAAAACCCCAGTAAAGCCCAACTACTGGGCCTTGGTTAACTCAGTGAAAAGTACCTACACTGGTATACGACACCCAAGCTGGAATCTTTATCTTGGTCTCAAAGACAACGATTCTAGTATTGCCAAAAATCGCTGATCTTTATTAATCTGGAATCTGCCTTTGAGTTCAATAAGGCGATTCCAGTTATGTTCTGTGATGTCTGTTACAGCGTTGGCAAAATCAGCAGATCCAGATTTTACAATATCTTTGACAGTGGCTACTACGCTTAGAACACGATCTTGTTCGTTGCTGATGTTGTCGTAACTCTCGTCAATATAATCACCAAATGTACGGAAACCTAGATTTTGTAGTTCTTTAAGGGCCCCAGGAACGCTCATCAATATCAATGGCATCTTGGCTGCAATAGGGCGCAGGGTTTTTTCTGTGAACCAAGATCCTTCAGAAGTCAAAGATTCAGCCCCAACTTCAAATGCACATTGATTATACAAATCAAGGCTTGGAACCAGGCTCTTCTGCCACATCGTAGGTGCTGAATCTTCTCCTACATAATGTATTGGGCTCGTTGTCTGACTCCAGTCCCAGTTGCCATCTCTGTGATAAATCATAACAGAGTTAGAACCAATGTTTTCCAGTTCGTTCCAAATAACGTCTCTCACATGAGCTTGTCGTCCCATAGTAATCAAGAAGTCTTTGGTTATTTGTTTTTTTGCTTTCAGTGTGACACGGCATTCAACTAGTTCAACAAATCTAGATTCTGGATCGTAAGATACTTGAATATTTTTTAACCCGTGATCAAACCAGGCCGATTCAATGATGCAAGTTATATTTTTTGATTCTGGCTCTTGGTCAAGTTCTCTCAACCATGACAGTTCGAGTTTGAGTATCACTGGAGAATCAACATTTTCTACCAACAACACATGATTGTTTTCTAAAAGATTATAAAGTGCTGACCGTTGAGTACGCCAAGCATTTCCTAACCATACACAGTCAGTGATAAAAATAGTATCAGTGACTTCTAAACTTTCTATTTCTGTGTAGGGGATAGCAAAGTGATTGCAGAAAAATTTCCAATGCTGTGTTTCTATAATAGGGATGATATTTATTGACTTCATCCTGTATATAGCAACAGGATTGTTCTTGAGTTAGATTAACTTACTGACACCAACTTTGTTTTGCATCACCGTAGTATTCTCTAGCAAAACCGTTGCGGATCAGTTCACTACGTAGGCTAACACCATCCAGAACAATGTCACCCAGCACACGTCCGCCAAACTTGTCCCATGAGTAAAGAACTACTTGATGTTTCTTTGTAGACTGCACTGCCTTCTTGGTAAACTCTGTGGCAGCTAGGCCAAGCTGATTTTCACTGTCACACTGTGCTCTGTGTCCTTTTTCGGGAGTGTCTACACCGTAGATTCTCACAGCCAGTTCGGGTTTGAGTGGTGGCGGCAAGAATGTGGCCGCAATCACAACGGTGTCACCATCCGTGACACGAACAATTTGTGCGTCGTAGGTGGCTGAATTTTTGGGAGTTTTTTGTGCCCAGACCAGAGCTGGCAAAAGCAACAAGGTGATTAGGATTTTTTTCATTTGTATTCCGTTAAGTTTGTGATTCTTCCCAGCCTAGCTTATACAACAAGTCACTGTTGGCACCAGTGTAGCTCACAGCCAGGGTCAGGGTATATTACGCAGATACCACGGTACAACTTTGAAGGATCTGGACCGCCATGTCTTATCTCAAGGTTGGTAGTACACTATTTCGCCTGTGGCAGGGTCAAAATACAAGGACTGTAAACCAGTGGTGTCATTGACCACACGCACATTGCCAAGAAAAACATTTGCTCCTGTTGCCTGTATGACTTTGGTCAACTTCCCTGTGGCATTGCCAATGTATATTTCGTTGGTATTGATATTTACCGTCATCTCTGCAGGACGAGCGTTGCCAGTGTAGTTGGCTATGCTTTCCTGAGCATTGTCCTTCATTACTGTACGACTGATACCAGTCAAGTTATCATATGGTGGTGGAGGATTGGCCATTATTGTGGATATCCTTTAAAACCTTTGATTGGACTGACTTTGTTACCGCCAGGCGGTTCTTCACTGCGCATATCGCCATCATTGAGATCGTCCCAGACGGCGCCAGCGGCTTTGTAGGCCATCTTAAGCATGTCTTGTTCTTCTCGTGTGTATGGTTGTGCTGTTTTTTCTTTACCAAACCAACTTTTCTTATCCATGTCAGGAACAAATGTTCCATCTGTACAGGCCGCGGCCATCATTACACGATTAAGAGTATAGTCAGTGTTCCACTTTTCATTATCGGCAAAGGTATTCAATCCACGTGTTGGGAAACGCTTTCTTTTAGAAAGTTTTGCGTTGCCATCAGACTCTGACAAAAACTCCCATGCTCTCACCACTACTCCTTAGGTCACGCTTTCTTGAGCAGAACTTGCTGTTCCTAACTCAAGTGCAGTAAACGGCGTCCCTGTCACAGTAACTTTGTTACCTGCTCCAGCATAAACTTCAAACACTGTGTTGGCTGGAATATTGATTGGCGCAGAATAGACATTGCCTAAGGCTGCCGCTCCACCTAAACTAGTAGCATAGGCTTGATATGTCACAGCATTGGCCCCGGTAGAGATTTGCAGTTTGTCTGTGTAAACTGTAGCATTAGCTAAACTTGTATATACATTTGCAGCCATTTTTATTCTCTTTCTTTACCACGCACGGCAAGACCAATATCTTGCCTTTGTTCTTGGTCCTGGATTATCGCAGTTGTGTCTAGCACGGAAACTACGACGACGTGCAGGATTTGATTTTTTAATCTTCATTGTTTTCTGGCCAGCACGCTTGGCTGACGTACCACCATGACCAAAGTTTACTTTTTTGATGTTGCCTGAGCTGGGATCGCGCACGTACACTTTGAACTTTTTGACATCACCTCTGGTAGGCTTGCCCAGTGCAACCTTGCGCCCGTGATATTCTGCTTCTCCCATGGGATCTTGCGGACCGCTGCCTTGAGATGCAAGGTTGCCTACGTCACTGCTAGGTTCCTCCTCTGTAGGATCCTCACTGACCAACACATCGTCCACACTCATTTCCTCATCCACACAGCTACAGGCTGCTTGCATACACACTGAACATAGGTCTTCTACATGATAGCCATAACTTTCCAGTATGGCAATCAACTTGTCATCTGCTTCGATGCACAGTCTGTCTTCTTCCACAGCAATGATATGACTTTCCAACAAGCAATCTTCCTTGATATTGATAGCAAAGTCATCTCCCACTGCTGGATTTTCCATCCACTGCTCTGATTCAACGATGTAATCTTTTAGAGATTTCATGACGATTTGTACTGTTTGTAAAGACTCATCAAGTTAGATTCCATTTCTGATTCTGAAACCTGTTGAGTTGGTACCACTGGTATGGTTGTCATGCCAGTGACTTTGTTCTTGTTCAACCCGCCTGCTATGGTCTTGGTCATGTAGTCAGTGCTTTGCATTTCTGGCTTAGGTGCATTGGCTGCATCTTCTTCCATTTGTTCACAGCAACAATCTTGTTGTCCACACGCAGGGCATGCTTCTTTGTGTCCAGCGCCCGACCCCATGCCTGCCAGTTTCAGTATTTGTGCAAGTTTGATAGCATCTTCTTCCATTTGTTCACAGCCACAATCTTGTTGTCCACACGCAGGGCATGCTTCTTTGTATCCAGCACCCGACCCCATGCCTGCCAGTTTCAGTATTTGTGCAAGTTTGATAGCATCTTCATCTGTGGCGTTAACTGACAGACTCTTCTTACCGTTTTCACCCATGCTCATGTTGATGCTCATGCCTTCTGACAACACTGTCTTGAGCTTGTTGTCAAAACTTTCTAAGATTTGGCCTTCGTACACGCCTTTCCCAAACACCATACCTTTTTTGCCTTTGCTGCCTGTGGGGGCAGATGCTACTGATCCGGCTACTGTGCTTTCTTCAGTTTCTTCTTTGCCTTTTTTCTTAGCCATCTTGGTAGCTGTGGCATACATGACTTCTTCGCCGCGCTCGCCATAGCGTTTTTCAAAATCGCCTTTGGATTTCTTCATTGACTTTACAAACTTTTCGCGCTTGGCCATTTCAGGCTTAGAGAGTTTGCGCTCGGGCATCATGCCTTCTTCGTCTTTTTCAACTTTCTGGCTGGCCATATAGTCACGTGCTGTGTCAATGTAGTCCATGGCCTTGGTGATCTTGCTCTGTACCCACTCAGGTAGATTTTGGTCATCACTTAGGATGCGATGTAGTTCTTTGGCGGCTGCTTCGATTGTATGTAGTTGCTCTTTGGCCATGTCGCCTTCGCGATCATATTCGCCACGATCTACTAACTGTGTTTCATCTTCCTTCATGCGAAGTAGTTTGCTACGACCAGTTGGGCCTTTGGCGCCAAGTTTACGGCCTGAACCTTTGGGACGGCCTTTTTTCTTGTCTTTGAGATTACCGTGTTCGTCGTAGTCGTCATCAGTGGTTTCATCACGATTGGTACGATAGCCATACTTTTTGTGTATGTTGCGTTCGCTTTCAGGATCCTTTTGATTTTTAGTCATTGCGCCTTGTAGGCCTTTGAGCAATCGCATGTCTAGTTCGTCAAGACTTTCTTCACGCACTGTTTCCATATCGCCATCACCGTCAAGATCGGCTTTCTTTAATCCAGCGGCACGGGCCTTGGCCAGATTGCCTGTGAACTTGTTGCCTTCTTCCATGTCAGCTTCGTCCATCTTGTCATGTTTGGCACGAATCCGGGCCATAGTTTCTTTGCTGGCGCCTTCACGTCCGGCCTTTTGTAGGGCCCTCATGCCTGTCTCACCATATTTTTTCTTGCCTAGATAAGCCTGTAATGCACTCTCATCCATGTCTGATTCTTCTATGCTTTCCTTGGCGCGAAGTTTTTTCAATACAGCACCAGCAACTTTTTCGCCGCGCTCGGCTGACCCATAGGCCTTACCAGCTTTGGCTGCGATAGTGGCAAAGGCTTTGCCTGGCTTGCCAATGTCTTTGCCGGCACGTGCCTTTTTAGCAGAATAGTCTCTGGTTGATTCGTCAACTTCTCCGGCAGCTTTTTTCATAGATTCTTTTTTGTTGCCGTCTTTGTCCAGATCAAGGAAGTCAGGTTTACTACCTCGACCTTCCAACAGGTTCATCTTACCTAGTATTTCGTACATGTTGTTCATTTTTGTTTTCCTTATCTGGCTGCGCTGTGTACAGCTGGTATTTTGTTGGTACCACCAATGGGACTCTTCTGTCCCATTGGGAAGTCGTCTGTGGTCACTGCTGGTGGTGTCTTGCCACCAGCCACTGTGAACGAACTCTTGTATGCGTTCTTGACCACTGCATGTTCTTTGGGTGCCGCAGAATAATCTTTCTTGAGATCACGTTGCTGTTTATCTGGGGCAGGATAATCAGTATCTGTGAGAAGATTTTTGTTTTCATCATCTTGTTTAATAACTTCTGCGTCAACGCTGTCAGCATATTTTTTATCAGTCATTGCAATACGATTTGGATCTAATCCCAACAGTTGAGCTATTTGGGTGATCTGTGGAGGTGTTGCTGGATAGTTAAAAATAACATCAACAAAAGTCATGCTCTCGTTTGGAAACTTAGGAAAATCAGGCAGGCTTTTTTGCACTGGTGTTTTCTTGGTATCGCTCATCGACACTACATCAAACTGCTTGAGTTTTTCTTTGAATCCACTCATAAAACCTGCGGGCAAATCTCCGGCGATTTTGATGCGATAATCGTATGTGTGTTTAGATTCTGTTAGGTATTCTGCAAAAGTTTTCATATTTAACCCCTATATCATATTTACCTATGCTGGCTTCTTTGGTTGTTCGCGACGCAACAAGCGTTCCAATAGTTCGTTACGATCCAAGATATGCCCTGTGCCTGTTGTAACTTGAGGATTGTCTGAATCTTGATCCATCTTGGCTTTTTGTAGTTGAAGTTGTATCATTTTTAACTTCTTATTCATCTTGGCTGTTTTGGCAGTGATAGCATGTCCCAGCATGGCACCGGCCACAGCAAAGATTTCACTGGCATAGCGACTGTCTACCTGCATGCCCAAGTCCATGAGACTGTCATAGCTTTCCGTGGCTTTTTTGGCCAGCTCGTCCATTTCGGTATCTGATGCTTCAAGGCCGCGCACTGCCGGTAGTGCAGATTCGATCTTGTCTAAGGTAGCCAAGGATTCGGGCAGTATGGGTAGATTTCCCTCTACGTCGTTACCAGGGTGCGCAGGATCAGTATCATCTTGCCCTGGCAAATCAAAAAGTTCTTCAAGTTTGCGTGTCATGTGGGTATTTACCGCATTATTTCTTGCCGTTGCGGAAGATATCGTCTTCGGTTATCACACGAAACTGAAGCCCTTGCCTGCGGCACCATTTGGTTGCCGCATCCCACTTGGCATAGTTTACAGCAACGATAGCACGATCTCGAACAGATGCTTTGCTTTCTAATACACTTTGTTTTTTGGGCTTGATTTCGATTAGCTCAGTTTTTACAGTATTATCTTTGGTGCGATACTGGATGAGAAAGTCAGGAATATAGTTGGTCATCTTGCCTGTCAGCGGATTGCGGTAGGGTATCGATATTGACTCACTGGCCCAACCCACAATGCTGTCATTGTTGTCACAGAAACGCATAAAGGCCTGTTCCCAACCTGAACGATATTTGGGCTTGCCTTTGCCTAAATACTTTTGTGAGTTGCGTACTTCAAAGAAACCCTGTGTGTAGTTCCTGCTCATGGTAGAACATTACGGGCCGCATAGAAGTTTGGAGTGACCAAAGCATTTATACCCAACAAGGTGGCATTGCTACGCTGATTGTTGAGATAGTAACACAGAGTGGCTGTTAGTTGTAGTTGATCCTTTCCTTGTATTTCTGCCAGAAGCTCCATTATTGGACGTTTGGAATACTCAGCCACTTGGAACAGGCTAACCGTAAAGTTCTGCGCGGCTAGCTTATTTTTGAAAACACGATTGAAATAGCTGAGCACAGCATCGTATTGGTCCACTGGTACGTCTGATTCAAACACATAGAATCGATCAAATACCTTGACCGTGGTATCAATTTTTGGATCACTGTAGTTTACTGATGTCATCTAGGCACAACCTGTGTGGAAGGGCTTGTCAATGTAGGTGTGGCCGAACGAGGTGTGGCCGGCGATGCGGTAGTAGTGTTTACCTGCGCAGGTACTTTAGGAAAGAAAAATCCATCGGCCTTGTTGGCAGCCTGACGCACTGCACCTGGCAGCTCGGCTCTGATCACGTCTTTGACCACAGCATTGGCTTCGTTACGAACGATGCTGGCAAGATTTTTTCCTTTGAATGTTTGATAAGCAGTTCCAGCTTTTTGTACAGCACCAATGATACCCAAAACTGATCCACTCTGTAGGTCGTTGACAATGCCGCCCACTGTGTCAATCAAGCCGCCCTGTCCCAATATGGTTGCACTGTTGCCCAATCTATTCAAAGGACTGCGTTTGGTATCATAGTTGGCAGGGTCAGCAAAACCTTTGATATTTGCGCTGGGTCTTGATGTATCAATCTTACCTTGATAGTATTTCACAGTTTCATAGCGCACAACCATTTGATGTTCCATAAGACCATTGCCTTGGCTGTAATCATAGGTATCATGTCGCCAGTCAGCGATCATTGGGTTAATCAACACATAAGCACAGAAGTCATGTTGACTCATGCCATAAATCGTAATATCTTTGAAGAATGGTGCTTTGCCACCAACACCGGCTGCTCCGTCACTGTAACTTTCGCCAATGTATCCCCAATCGTTGACTGTACGATCATCTTTATAGATGTCTCGACCGTTGTAACTGAGTTTGGGATCTCCACCGTTGCCGCTCTGTCCCAAGCTGCCTTGTGTAACAGGCACGCCCCAATACTGTTGAGTAGGATCTTTGTAGTAATAAGCAAAGTAGTTGTACCACATGTTACGGATCAAGTCGTTACCGTCATCGTGGAAAGTAAACTGACAGGGATTGTAGTTGATTTTTTTCTGCACCAACCGCTTGCGGTTGTACTGGTTCATCGTCTCTACGTCAATGTCGTAGTTGGGCAACTGCACGGTCTTGACCAAGAGACCAAGATTTTGTTGATCAGCCCTGTTGAAAACTTCTTTGAGTTTGGGTATTTCTACTGTGTTGAGATTGAAGTAGACGTGGAATAAAAACTTGTAGCGAGGCGCTAGCTGATATCCGTTGGCACGAAAAGTCTTGCTGGCGTGTGTGTAGTCCTTTAGATAGTCACTTCCAAAGAACCCCTTTAGGAAGTCCTGTCCAAAGGCCATGTCGTTAACCTGTTACTACGTCGCCCAGTGTTCGGCCCACTAACGCGCCAACACCAGAACCAATAGGAGTTTGGGTAGCGTTGTCAAAGCGGATGTTCATGGTAATAGTAACTGGTAAGCTCTCTGCGTAGTTGAGATCGTTGTAGTTCACTGAGGCCAAGTAGCAACCATAGATCTCCCAAGTTTCAAGAACCACAGGAGTTGACGCACCGTTGCCACCATCGAGGATTTCACAACGTGTGGTAAACTTATAGTCAATGCCTGAACTGGCGGATGCCTGCTCCATAAAGTCCAACTGCTTTTGCAGTTGTTCGCCGACTAACTTGGCCACGTTACCACCTGCATCATCTCGCAAGTTAACTGTGAGAGCTTCCCAGCTGTATTTGCCAGCCAAATAAATGGTGGAGTTATAAACCGGTACTTGCATTTCTTCAAAGGTCACTGATGGACGTGTGAAGTCAATGACTTGTTTGGTCAACTCGGTTCTTGGTGTGCTGACTCCAAGATTCTCAAATACCACACGGAAGCGATACTTGAGCTTTGGCATGAGCAAGCCTTGTGTTGGACTTGACTGATCACTGGCCAAAGGCACGGTCATTCTAGTTAATGATGCGATGGACATGTTTGTCTCCTATTATGTAATTATTTATGGCAGATGAGATCAAAAAAAATGGGGCCAAAGCCCCATTTTTCTGCATTTGCGATACCGTTAGACGGTACTTGATGTTGCAATCTGGCCTGCAGATATCTCACCTGTGTTCTTGATTCGCACAGGAATGTAGATAAACTCAACAGACTTGACAGGTTCAATAGCGATGTCAACATACAGTTCATTTCTGTCGATACGAGCTGGTGTGTTGTTTGATTCATCGCAAACTACCAAGTAGTCGTAGATACCACGTTTAGCGACCAAATCATTGAGTAGATTTTGAATGGAGCTAGAAATCTCATCGCGAGTGATTTGATCGTTGGGTTCAAACACAAAGTTCTTGCCAATGCTGTCTAAACGTGCTCTCAAGAATGCAACCAAACGTGCTACGTTGATACGATCCAGTGCGCTTGGTGCTGTAGCCTCTGTCTTGTTACCATAGTTCAAGATACCTGATCCAGGCAAGAACGTGATTGGGTTGATAGAGTTTTCATACAACACATCACGGATACCTTGACGGGTAGCTGTTGATACAAACTCTCCTGTCTGTGCGTTTACATATCCTAATGCAAATGCATTGTCAACAATACCACGGCGTGTACCAGCTGGTGCCAACCATGGATAACTGACTTCGTCGCTACGCAAGATAGTACGGATCATCATATGGCTAGGTGGTTGTACCACTGTGGCACCTAAAAGATCTGTGGTCTGACATGAAGGATAAAAAGTGCCTAGAAATGCATCTGCTGTGACCAGGCCGTCTTCGCTGTCTAACCCCATACCTGCGGCATTGGTAGCCCAGGCAGTGATAGCATCAGCGCTGTCATCTAGTCGCATTGGTGTGTCACCAATCACAAACGCTGTTTGACCGCGTTCGTTGTTGAGTGCTACCATGTTAGGAATCAGCTCAGGGTAGTTTGGTGTAGCTATCAAGTTAAACTGGCGTTGTTCTTCGCGCAGTTCCTGATTGCTGTCAATGCTGGACTTCATGGCCATTACCACCATGGCACGCACTGCTTTACGGCCCATGTAAGGAGCACCGTTGTCTTGCAATCCGCTGGCAGTGACCCATGCATCTGTTACAGTGCCTGTGAATGTAGGATAGTCAGTGGTGTTGAAATAATCAACTTTGAAGCTTTTGACATTAAATCCTGAACGACGCAAGTTGAATCCCAACATGCCTTCTGGATAGAGACTGTAATCTGGTGCATCTGGATCCAGATATGAGCTAGACAACAAGCTAGTTATAGTTGGCTTAGGTGCGGTGATAGGGTCTGTGTCTCCATTGGTAGCCCAACGGAAATCTGCAAACTCCACGCCATTGGGTGTGGTTTGATCTGTATTGTCAAGCAGTACCCATTGATCTGTGCCGTCCAAAGGTTCCCAACGCTTGATTATAGGATACTGTTCTAAATCACTGATGTCAATCCACAGATCACCGTACACTAGATCAGTGCCGTCAGTCTGTAGAGTAGGAGCAGTCACAGACACAATAGGACCTGTCGGATTGGTCAGTGTCAAGTTGAACCCACGTGAATCGTTGTCCACTGTTTTGTAACCTTTCCAGTTGGTTCCATCATTGATCATGATGTCAACTTGGTCAGTGGCAGAATAGTACCACAAACGACCATCAGCAGGATCTTGATCAGGTGCTGAATCTGATGCTGTATAGGTGAGTGACACCCAGTTGCTCAAGGTCAGTCCATTGGCAACATCATCAGGAGTGGTATATTTGACTCCTTCTACTTGGATGTTGAATCCAGCATCAGCAGTTGGTGTACCAACTGTGTCAACTAACACAATACTACCGCCCTGTGTATGCTGTATTTGTACAGCACCATCACTGGTAACTCCGGCTGTGGTATTTGCCACATTAGCAGCCAAGAATGCAGTGACAAAGTCTGCGGCTGTGGTACCGCCCAGAGTGGCAGTCACGGTTGAAGTTAGATTGTTACTGTTCTTGACACTGGCTTGAATAGTGAAAGTATCACCAGGTGTGAATGTGGGCAATGTGTCATCGCCTGTGACAATAGTTGAACCACTTTGCAGGCGTTCAAAAATCTTCAGCGTAAAAGTATCATCGTCGTTGACGTCATATTGAGCATAGGTACTGCCAGCAGCGATATTGCGGCCGCCACCAGCTGGATCAAGAGCTTTGTTTGCATACTGATCGTTTTCATAGATAGGACATGTTTGTTGGATGAACAAGCTCAGCGTAGAGCTGAACTTCTTGACCACCAGGTTTGCACCCTGATTTACATTGTTAGTCTTGTTCCAAACTGATCCAGATGGGTGAGGCTCAGAACTGCTGGATCTCCACTGTGGAACAGTATAGTTTGGACTGGCCTGTAACACAGGTGCCCAGTAGATTTTTGGCGTGATGCCCACGGCAGCCAAAACATCGCCTGAACCGTCGCGCACATCAAGAATACCGTTACCGTTGTCAGTAGAACTATCGTCTGTGCCTCGGCCATCGATATACAACACCAGTTTGCCACTGACGTTTTGAGCACTGATACCCGAATCGCTAGGCATATCACTGTTTATAGTTGTAGCTAGCTGTGTAACGTTGGTTCCTGAGAAGTTAATCAGTGTGTCATTGAGGAAGAATGTACCGGCAGTCAGGGTTGGATTGGTAGCTGTACCAATCACTGATGGCCATGAATTTTTCCAATCATTGCTGCCAACCAGCACCCAAGTGTTGGCTGCCACAGTGGGATTGCTTTCTGTGTTACCGCCAGTTTTATAATAAACTGGGTTGCTAGAGTTGGTTGCAACCACAGCGTAGTCGCCAATGTTGCCAATGCTGTCTTTGGGAATACCGCTGTCAAGATCATCAGTGCTGACAAGCACAATAGGTGTTTTCAGTGTGAATGCAGAGTTAGTGAAGCTCCACTCAAAAATGCCCCATGCTGATTCCAGAGTATCTAGCCAGTAAGTGCCATTGTCTGGACTACCAGTAGGACGTGTTAGACTGGCTGTAAGTTCGCTGAGATCAATGTCGGAACGCTGTACATAGCAACGATTTGATATGCCCAGTGCTGAATAAGCCGCAAGCAATCCATATTCGTTGAGTTCGTAGCCGTTGATGGGCGTGCCTGCTGTGGTTTGATAAAAGAATGGATTACCAAACGTATTGACCAAATCTCTCTGTGAAGAGATTAAATAAACCTTGCCAGCATTGGCCGCTGTGGTGCCGGCAGCAATGCCTACACCGCTACCGCTGATCTTGTTCTGCGCTGTGGCGATCAAGACGAACGGTATTGAATTAGTTGGGGCTGGTAAGTAGTTACTTTCGTCAATGATTGTAACTTCTACGCCTGGGGAAACTAGTGCCATGTGTCTGTTCCTTCTATAAAAAGTGCTATTCATATTTAGCGGCAGGCACCAAAACCGCTGTCTAACCTTGCCCTTACCTAAGGTTTTGTAGGCGTAAATACAACATGACTCGCCCAATGTGCAAGGCCTGTGCCAAGAATCCCACTGCTATCAACTGCTACAGAGATGATAAAATCTATTATCGCAGTCGATGTGATGCTTGTATACGCAAAGGACGCAAACAAAAACCAGCTATACCTCGTTGGCAATCAGCTGGTTATAAGAAAAAAATGATTTGTGATCGTTGTGGATTTAGAGCCAAGAGCACTGCACAAATCCTAGTTTATCACATGGATGGAAATCTCAATAACTCTGATCTACGCAATCTTAAAAGTATTTGTTTGAACTGCACTGTGGAAGTTACTCGAAGCGATTTGCCTTGGCGTCACGGAGACCTTGAAGAAGATCGTTGACCTGGGTATATAGTTGATCTAATGTGCTGTTGTTATCTAGCACAGCATCAAACTTAGTGTCTACCCAAGCAGTTTTGCTGGCATGGACTTTTTGCTTGATCAACTCCCACTTGGCTGTTTCTTAACCCTTGAGATTATCTTCTAGCGCAAAATCGTACCATTCGGGCTCGGGTCCTGGCACCACTCTCGGCACAATACCATCTTGATTCCTGATAACTTTGATTTTGTTAGGAAACCTGCAGTCCAAAATAACCACGTCATCTTGACTATTACGCAGTTTGTTTTCCAGGCTGGCAATCGAGATATTGTCATGAATCCTTTGCGGCATACTTCTGTGCCCCAGTATTGCAGAATCCAGCGAGGAGTTATAGCTTGATTTAAACGCTGTCTCCACCACGTATCTACTTGTTCGCGCCATTCACGGGCTTGTTTTGTGCGCCCTTCCAGCATGGTTTAATCCCAATCAAACACAGATCTCACAGCATTTTTCAGTGTGTTGACACAGCTTTCACGCCTAAACTGATATATATTAACCAGGTAGTCTGCAATGGTGTCTTTGCCAGATCCAATGAATCCACAGATTCCAATGATCATACCAGTTCCTTTATTTTTAACATTTCTAGAGAGTCGTGTAACAGATCAATCTGCCTACGGCAGTCTTCCAAGGCATGATGACTGGCATGATATTTGTTTAGACCTGGGCAAAGTCCGTATACTGTGCGAGCATCACGCACCACATAGTATTTCCAGGGAAGTGCCAACCCAAAGCTCTTGTAAGCATGTTCAAGGATATTCATGTCAAAGGTAGGTCCGTTGGCCCAGATACGTTTGGAGTGCCAGACAATGCGCCCCAGTTCTTCTAGTGCTTGCGACAGCGGAATACGTCCTTCTGGGTTGAATGCTTCGTCCTTGGCTGCTAGCGGCTGGGTGGCCCACCAATCAATGGTACCTTTCTCGATGTTGCGACCTGGCTGACTTTCTATATCAACACGAGCATAGTATTGTTGATCAAAATATCCGCGAGAAAATGGGTCAAACGCCTGTGCGGCAATGGTAAGAATACAGGCTTCAGGGCCTGTACCCACAGTTTCAATGTCAATCATTAGGTCCATGCTGTATTATAGCATGAGCCGACTATGAAGTCAAACAGGAGATTTAACCAATAACAAAGGTCAAAGGCTCGGATCCGTCTACGTATTGTTTGAGCTCTTCCACCTTGAGGTCCATTTGCGCCTGTGCTTCGCCTTTGAGTGCGGCACCATTCAGGGTGCTCCCGCCTTGTGGTCCGGCAATCTGGGCAAACTTTTCACGGGCCTCGCCAATGATCATCTTGCAAGCGGCTACCATGTAATCTCTGATCCATTGATTGATTTGATAGGTGCTGAGCAGAGAAATCTCTGGTTTGAGTTGATAAACCCAGAGCAAAATAACTTCGCCTGTGCCTTTGGGATCGCGCATGAACTGTATCTGCTTGGTCACTGGATTGAAGGTATAGTTCAAAAATCCACCAAACATACGGGCAGCCAGTTCCACATACTGTGTGTAAAAATCATATGTGGCTAGGCCACCGGCTGTACTGTAGTTCAACAGATAGGTGTTGAGAGTGTTCGAACTAAACGGATCAAAACTGGATGAATACGGACCTTGAGAGTTACCTATGGTGCGGCGAAAGGCCTGTCTCACACTATTGACTTCCTGTGGCAAGGTATAGATATTGACGTCTTCAATCAGCGTTAAAAAAATATAGCACTCTTCATAGGCATTCTGCGCACGTTGGCGATAAGTGCCTATGGTACGTTGATATGCGGCTTCATAGTGTGCAGGGTCCAGCTCGAGATCAATGATATTATCGCCCAGAGTCAAGCGCACATATTCAATGAGATTTTGTTTGAGCGTATCTAGTGTTGATTCATTTTGATCCGGCATTGGGGACTCCTGTTCCCTGTATTTACCAGGCTTTGAGTATGATCAAGCTCTCATTACCACGCCCATTGTACTTGACTTCTGTGGCTTTGATATCTTTGAAATACTTGCGCTGGGCAGGCTTTCCTCCGGCCAGTAGAGCTTTGAGCTGTTCTGCTGGCTTGCGCAGAGTCTTTTGATTGGTTGTGCCTGTGTCAAAGCCCACGATGCTGGACCCTTTAACTGAAAAACTGCCAGCGTGTTGATCTGCAACCACATGGATCAGTTTACGTTTTTTGGTGTTGTACAGCCAGGCTTCTGATGCACCTACCAGTTTGGCCGGAGATTCTGATACGAGCTTAAGCTCGGCGAAATTCTTTAGGAACTTGAATTTGCTGGCTTGCTTTTCCGGGCTCACTGCTTTCTTGGCACGAGGTTTGCGTTCTACTTTCTTGATTTGTACATAGTTGCCGCAATCCGCGATCACTTGCTCGCTGAACTTTAGAAAGTTCTTGAGCTGTGTTCTGGTCCATGAGCTGTAACCTTCTACCAACTGAGCATCTTTGCCAGCAATGACTTGTTTAATCTCGGTCGCTCGTTTTTTCCAATGATCAACGATGGTGCTCACCATTTGCGGCGCAACATTCATACCACGCATCAAAGTGATGGGTTTGTAATCTGCACTCATTCTAGCGCCGGCCAAAATAAAGTCGTCAAACATACCTTCAAGTTCGCCGGCACATTCTAATACTTTTTCACGCAAGCGATCCTGGATTGTGATGCGGGCAGTTTCTGCTTGTTTTTCGGCCTTGTCATCAGTTGATGCTTGTTCTTGAGCCGATAGTTTTATAGCTGGTTTGTGTTTTTCAAGCAGGGCACTGACAGAGTTTTTGACAAACAACAGTTCATGTTCTGTGAGCTCTAATCCCATGATGTTCATGCGGCAGAGCCAACCCAGAGTGCTGGGAACACCCTGTTCTGGCACACTGCGAAATGCTTTGGTGTTTTTATCTTCGTGACGATTCAACCAATCTGCCACAAACTCCTTGGCTTCTTTCTTGTCCAAATAATAGTTGTACCAGTTAAATGCTCGACCCAGAGTACTGGCTCGGCACTCGCCATCGGGTTGAAACTTCCATGCAGGTTCTTCGCCCATGTATTTGGTATCTGCGGCGCGGATATGCAAAGGTTTGGCAGGTTTGAGTGCAGTGGTAGATTTCAAAGCGGCTCCATGTTGATAATGTAGTATTTTAGCACATTTGGATTTTCAGGTCAACCTACCCATAAATACTAACTATGCCCAGACTCAGTCTTTATCGCCCAAATCGCCAGAATGATTATAAGTTTTTGGACCGCACCATATCAGAAATGTACACTGTGGGCGGGTTAGACATCTATGTCCACAAGTATCTGGGATCAAAACCCCACGGTGATGACTCAAGTTCGCAGACTGGTGGTACACAGGATGCCACCCAACCAGCATATAGTTATGAAAATCCACTGTTTGTCGAAGATCTATTACTGATTGAAAACAGAGATAGGGTCTACAGCACAGATGTGTACGTCATGCGAGGTATTTACAATCAACAGGACATTGACTTTGACCTTACCCAGTTTGGCTTGTTCTTAAACAACGATACCTTGTTTATCACCTTCCACTACAACGACATGATAGACACGCTGGGTCGCAAACTGATGTCAGGTGATGTACTGGAGTTTCCCAATCTCAAAGATTACAATCCTTTGAACGAAGCCTTGCCCAAGGCCTTGCCCAAATACTATGTGATACAAGACACTGCATTTGCCAGCGAGGGTTTTAGTGCCACGTGGCTGCCGCACCTTTGGCGTGTAAAAGCCACACCATTGGTTGGCGCACAAGAATACAACGACATCCTCAGCAAGCCTTTTGCACAGGATAACATTTGGGATCCAGGTAACTACTACCCTCGAGCTAGCATAGTGCTAGATGGCAATACCTATTACAAAGCCAAAGATCCTGTGCCAGTGGGCACGCCTATCACTGATCCACTTTGGGAAGTATACACTCCTGCTACCATACAAGAAAGCATTGGAACACGCAAAAAAGATTATGAACTCAATGATGCTATTTTGGCACAGGCCGAGTTTGAAGTTCCAAAATCAGGCTACGATGCTGTAAAGTTTTATATAGTACCCACAAACATTGATGGCACACCAGCAGATCCAGCCTCCAATCCCACAGTGGACTATACTTTGGTATCTGTAGATAGTACCAATGTCAACTCAGACGCCACTGCTGTGACTCCGCGTGGCGATGGATACACTGCTGGCTATTTGTCAGGAGACGGTGTTGCACCCAATGGTTTCACAGTTACACCGGGCATTAACTTTCCTCTCAACGCACAAGAAGGTGACTATTTACTGCGGTTGGATTATTTTCCCAATAGACTGTTTCGTTTTTCTGGACGTCGTTGGGTCAAGATTGAAGATGCCGTACGTACCAACCTTACACCCGGGCCAGAAAACACAACTCTGCGTAGCAGTTTTGTCAACAACACTGCCACAACACCAACAGCAGATCGTGGACCAATACCACAGCGACAAGGTCTTAGCAATATTCTCAAACCTGAGGCGGATAACTAATGCAACAGTTTTTTTATGATGAGCAGATAAGACGTTTCCTGCTTCAGTTTACTAGAATATTTTCAAACTTTCAGGTAGAGTATGGACGTAATGATCAAGGAGTAAAAGGTTTGTTGCGTGTGCCTATTCGCTATGGTGATGCCAGTCGTCAGGCACAGACTGTGTTGCAGAACAACTCAGCCAACACATTGCCATCAACACCGTTGATGACTTTTTATATCACTGAACTACAATATGCTAGAGATCGAGTGCAAGAGCCTTACTTTGTTGACAAAACCAATGTGCGCCAACGCTATTGGGACACAGACACACAAACCTACGAAACCACTCAGGGCAACGCTTTTACTATAGAACGCTTGATGCCTGTGCCTTTCAATCTTGGTATCAAACTAGATATATGGACTTCAAACACCAATCAGAAGTTCCAGATCTTGGAACAGATTGTTACCTTGTTTAATCCTGCGCTGGAAATACAAAGCACAGACAACTATCTAGATTGGACTAGCTTGAGTGTGTGCGAGTTAGAAGCAGTGACCTGGTCATCGCGCACCATTCCACAGGGCACTGAAGACCCCATTGACATAGCGTCATTGCAGTTTACTCTGCCAATATGGATATCACCACCTGCTAAAGTCAAAAAACTGGGCGTGGTGCAAAAGATCATTGCCAGTATGTATGACTCAGCTGGTGATCTCACTGAAGCAGTGTATGGAGACCTGTTGTTGGGTACCAGACAAAAGTTTACTCCTTACAACTATCAAGTGTTGCTTATAGGCAATCAACTGCAGGTGCTGGAGCCATCAGCTGTGGTACCAGGCAAGGGCACTATCAACCCTGATACTTCTCCACCCAGCAACGTGATGTGGCATACAGTGGTCAACATGTTTGGTGATTTGCAGAACGGCATCAGCCAGATCAGACTTGACAATCCCTATGATGATACTGTAATAGTAGGTACAGTGGCCTATCATCCCGCAGACGACAGATTCTTGCTGTTCACTGTGGACGAAGATACCATACCTCAAAACACACTGATGCCTGTGAATGCTATCGTAGATCCCCAACGCAACGGTCCTGATTCAGGACTACCTGCTGCCGCGGCAGGACAACGATATCTATTAGTTGGCGACATAGGTACACCTGACTACACAGCCGTTGCTCCTGCCTGGACTGGTATCAACGGAGAAGTGCTGTATGCTACTACCAATGACATCATCGAATACGACGGCGAAAAATGGAACATTGTATTTTTGCATACCAATCTCAGCGATGTGCAGTATGTGACCAATCTGACCACTGGTATACAGTATCGTTGGGCTGATGGCGTGTGGCTCAAGAGCTATGAAGGTTTGTATCCCGAAGGCGAGTGGAGTTTGGTTCTATGAATGCAGTGGGTGTATGGTTTTATTCAGTGTCCACTGATCGTTATCTTTATCTATTGCGCAACGATGACAGACATCCTGGCACATGGGGCTTGCCAGGAGGAAAAAGTCAAAAGTCCGAAACTTTAATGGATACCATACGCAGAGAGTGTATAGAAGAACTGGGCTTTTGGCCCAAAGAAATCAAACTTGTACCTATTGAAAAGTTTACCAGCCCTGACGGTAACTTCTATTATCACACGTTTTTGTGCAGTGTGGCTGGAGAGTTTACACCTATCTTAAATGACGAGCACCATGGCTGGGCGTGGATTGATTCGAACGCTTGGCCCAAACCTTTGCATCCTGGTCTGTGGTCAACTGTGAACTTTGATGAAATCAAACAAAAAATGTCTACTGTGCAACAACAGTATCAGACATCGCAGTGAAGAATAAACTGTGCGTAATCTATCACTTCTGTATTTTTAAATACACGCCATTCATCATGTGGATAGGCTCCATCTGTGACAAAGTAGAATTTTGTGTTGGGGTAGGCTTCTAATACCTGTTTGATATCAATGATGTGCTTGTGATCAATGTGATACTCGTTGGTAGTGCCATCAATTCCCAACAAGAAAATTTCTTTGTGTCCGTCAAAGGCTGCCAAATATGCGGCAGCGGCTGGTGCAGCCAATCTCACGCAATACGGAATCAAATAGAACTCACCAGGCATTTTTAAGCAGTTTGTGGTCAGTGTATATACCACTGAACGCTCGGCATAACCGGACGATACCAACTCATTCAGCACTGGAATGTCATATTCAATACAGAAATCCAAGCGCATCTGCTTCCACAAACCTTCACAGCCATAGGTCTGTAGTTTTTTCTTTCCCAACAGGCCGCCACCGTGATTGGCCACAGCAGTGACTACATCCTGACGTAGGCTATGACCATTGGCCACAACCACAGCACGCCCAGATATGTGTTGATTGATAATGGGATTAGCAATATATTCTCGTTCGGTGATTTTTTGACCGTTTCTGTATGTTACCTTGGTTATAACATACTCTCCATTGTAGTCTGCTCGATACCGTTGTTTGTTTATCATAGTCTTCCTGCTACCACTTCTATTATACCCGCTGTTTCGCTGTCATAGCTTTCTAATGCTTTGCCTATGCGCGAGGTCTAGTTAATCCCATTTGTTACTTAAGTCTAACTAATATTTATTGAAAAAAATAGGGCCAAGAATAGCCCTATTTTTCTGCGTGAGCACGAGGGTTAAACTCGTCCTACAACGACCTCAATCACTCCGTCTTGACCATCAAAGTCTGCTAAAGCTTTGCCAATGATAGTACCTGCGCGAGCATTATTGTTGGCTCGGGCACGTCCGTCACCGGCAGCAACCATCAAATCACCTTTGCGAATTTGTCCAGTGACCTTGGTTGGTACACGGCCTTGTAACGCCACAGCAGCAACATAAGCTCCAGTTTGCCCAGAGTTCATTAAGTAGCTAGGGTTGGTAGAAATCACGCCTGCCACGCTGGTACAATCTGCTTCATTACAGAAAGTAATTTCTTTGGCTCCACCAAAACATACCACAGTGCCGGATTCATAGGCAGCATCTGATTCATAGTTTTCTGCCAAGTCAGCGTACTGTGCAGATGTAGCTTTGGCAAATATGGTATTGAAGGTATTGATTGATGTACCAATATTGCCCACGCCGTTGGCCTGTCCGTTTAGTATATCTGCTTTGACTGTCACAGATCCGTTGGCCACTGACACTACATTAGCATTGCCTCCAGCACTGATATTCACTGTTCCAGAGCTCAGTGTCTGTACATTAGAAGTCCCGTTGGCAATGGCCGTGACGTTGTTGGAGATCAATGTGCCTGGTGTGGTGCCATCTGGACCAAAAAATGCCAATGTATTTCCAGTGGTATTCTTCAGTACGATGTTACCTAACGTGATTGAGTTACCACCAAAATATCCATCTTTCCAACGCAGACTTGAACTTCCCAGATCGTAGGTCACATTGGCAGTGGGCAACAGATTACCGGTAGCTTGGATATAATTGTCGCTGTCAGTTACTTCAATCATAGCCGAACCGTTGGCATTGGTAAGAACTCTTACTGTAGTTGTAGTTGTAATTTCACGAACTTCAATCAAGTCACCTATAGCAGGAGCTTCTGTAAATGTTAATGTTGTACCTTCTATCGCATAGGCTGTAGCAGGAACCTGCACAATACCGTTGATAGAAACCAAACAGCTGAGGGTAGTATAGCCCGAGTTGATCGTAAACTCTGTTGTGCTTCCATCACCATTGAATGTCTCACTTTGAATTAATGTAAAGACAGTATCTGTGGACCTCCACTGGTCACCATTATAGAACTCTAGAGATGATGTTGAGGTATTGAAACGCACCATACCACTAACAGGTGTGTTCGGACGTTGTGCAGTATTACCAGCTGGTGCTAATATAGAAGTGTTAGAGTTAAATGATACAAGAGCACCTGTGGTTTGAGTTGAACTGCCAAAACTGATTGTTCCAGTTCCAGCATCAACGTACATTAAGTTAGCAGTGGTATCGCCGTTAACTGCAAAATCAGTATCTGAATTATCGCTGTTAACTGTAACACGACCAGTGACGCTGATAATATTTGACGTTGTTAAATTACCAACATCGACTTGTAATCCTTGTTCAGTTACCTGTGCTATCACATCCGCAGCATCAGTGCCACCAACCATAAGCTGTATGGTCTTGCCTGCAGTTTCTGGGTTAAGAATCAAATTTCCGCCATGATTATGAACGTATGAATCATTTGGTCCATAGCCTGCATAGCTTGGGTCATTGAATGTACTGGAGTTGATACCTAAGTTTACATAAAAGTTTGAATCGTCTCCGTTGTCTGCTGTGGCAATATAGTCTGTTGATGCGGCTGTTCCGTTGTTAATATTTTGAAAGTTAAGTTGGCTGTATGAATTAACGTTACCAGCAAACTGCATGACAACGTTTGATCCCAACTGTGTAAATCCTTGAATACCTGCAAACGCCGCATTATTACCTGTGATTGTATTACCCAAGAATATAGCAGAGTTCGCATTCACTACACCAGTTGTGGCATTCAAGTTACCTAGTACATCTACGTTGCCTGTAAAGTTACCAGTTGCGGCTGCTACTTGACTGACGGTGTTTAAGTTTCCACCAGTGATATTGCCAGTGGCAAAAATTTGGCCCGAAGCGGAAATGTTTGCTAATGTGACGTTGCCTACAAGAGTTGTTGTGCCATTGACTGTTAAGTTACCACCAGTGATATTGCCAATGGCATCGATAGTGGTTGCAGCCGAAATAGCTGCATTGGATATTAAGTTTCCACCAGTAATATTGCCAGTGGCATTGATAGTGGTTGCAGCCGAAATAGCCGCATTGGATACTAAGTTTCCACCAGTGATGTCACCAGTGGCAAAGATAGCAGTAGCTGCAGAAATATTAGCGTTGGATACTAAGTTTCCACCAGTGATGTCACCAGTGGCATTGATAGTGGTTGCAGCCGAAATAGCCGCATCGGATACTAAGTTTCCACCAGTGATGTCACCAACTACTGTCAGTGCATCTGTTGTGGCATTGTAGGTCATACCAGCATCGCCAGCAATGAGACCGTTGTCGTTGTACATGACCTGGGTGTTAGATCCAGGTGCTACAAAGTTGCCAGCTATATTTGCAGTAGCTGTTATGTTGCCTGTTGCAAAAACATTACCTGCTTGCAGTGTTCCAAAGCCGTTGACTGTGATCACATCATTGGCTATGCCAACACTATCTGCAATGATCATGTTACCGGTTGAGTTGTCAAAACCCACGAATGCGTTGCCTGGACCAGTGGTGAAGTACGTCAATAACGTACCACGGTCTTTACCGTCGTTGCTGACTAGTGCATTACCGTTGGCGCCGCCACCTAGTTGGATGATGGGATCTTCAACACGCAAGTCGTCAACGTTGATGTAGGTCAAATTGCCTTGAACTGCTAAGTTGCCGGCAATCAAAGCATCACCGTTGATACTTAGGTTCCCGCCTTGAATCAGGCTGTTTGATATGATATTACCGCCAGTGATGTTTCCTGTAGCGGAAACTGTGGTTCCAAAACTACCAAGTCCTGTGGCAACAACGTTGGTTACGTTAATGTCGCCGCTTACTTGAAGATTGTCAAACACACCATCATTGGCTATGATATTGCCGCCACTAATATTGCCAACAGCGTCAATTCTTCCGTTGGTTGAAATGTTGCCACCAGCTATGTTACCTGTTACATTTAATGCACTGGTTATATTACCACTGAGACTAGATGTTCCTGTTACCTCTAGTGTACCAATGTCTGCTTTACCAGCAGTGGTTACGTTACCACCAGTGATATTGCCAGTGGCATTGATAGTGGTTGCAGCCGAAATAGCCGCATTGGATACTAAGTTTCCACCAGTGATGTCACCAGTGGCAAAGATAGCAGTGGCTGCAGAAATATTAGCGTTGGATACTAAGTTTCCACCAGTGATGTCACCAGTGGCAAAAATTTGGCCCGAAGCGGAAATGTTTGCTAATGTGACGTTGCCTACAAGATTTGTTGTGCCATTGACTGTTAAGTTACCACCAGTGATATTGCCAATGGCATCGATAGTGGTTGCAGCCGAAATAGCTGCATTGGATATTAAGTTTCCACCAGTAATATTGCCAGTGGCATTGATAGTGGTTGCAGCCGAAATAGCCGCATTGGATACTAAGTTTCCACCAGTGATGTCACCAGTGGCATTGATAGTGGTTGCAGCCGAAATAGCCGCATTGGATACTAAGTTTCCACCAGTGATGTCACCAGTGGCAAAAATAGCAGTGGCTGCAGAAATGTTAGCGTTGGATACTAAGTTTCCACCAGTGATGTTACCAGTAGCAAAAATTTGGCCCGAAGCGGAAATGTTTGCTAATGTGACGTTGCCTACAAGATTTGTTGTGCCATTGACTGTTAAGTTACCACCAATATTGGCATTGTTGGTATGGAAGTCAGCATAGCTGGCAATGGTAACTGTGCTGGCATTTGTTGTATCGTTGGTGAAAACTGTGACAAATTCACCTACTGATTCGTCCCACACAAAAGCAATATTTTGGCTGGCGCCACGTTCGCCAATGAAGCCAATGTCTACACTTGGAGCGCCTGTTTGGTCAGCTGCCAAATAAAGAATAGGATCTTCAATAACAACACTGACAGTGTCTATGGTTGTGGTTTGACCATTGACTGTAAGGTTGCCTGTAACAGTAAGGTCTGATCCGTAGACCAGGCTGTTAGCAATCTTTC